TCATTAAACTTGCAAGGAGAAATCGAATGGAATTATTCATCATTATGGGAATTTATGTTATTATCGTCGCTGTCTGGTATTTCAAATTCAAAAAATCAGATCAAGTAACTGAAACGGCTCAAGTAACCGAACAACAACCAGATGCTAGCGTAGCTGCTGAAACACCATCGGCTACACCAGTTACCGTTGCTGAAGCAGTTCAAGAAGCACCAGCTAAAAAACGTGCGCCGGCTAAAAAACGTGCGCCGGCTAAAAAGAAACCAAAAACCAATACACAGTAATGTCTTTGGATACCAATTTGGGTGGAGTCTTCTATTCATCAGAGGACTCCAATTTTTTTGATTTCTTACTAAGAGATTTCGCCGTTAAACGATACGATGATGTGCAAAGTCTTCTGGTCAGTAATCACGAGATCAAAACAGTGTTTATACATCTTCCTTATCCTTGGACAGACAGTGCGGATAATTTGATAAAACAACATAGTCAAACATCTCTAGAATTTTGCATTGTTGTCACAGAGCTGCACGGACCAAATTATCATTTTTTTAAAAAATACGATCAAGCAAATATATCATATTTTATTAACGGCCAATTGTCTTTTCCTTTGAATTATAGCCCTGTGCATTCTTATATGGATTGGTTTACAGAGACTAAAGATCATTACTCAAAATATTCATTCTTGTCCGACTATGTTTATAAATCTTATAGATTCGATGCATTGCTTGGCAGAAACAAACCGCACCGACAACAGGTATACGATCGACTAATTAGTAATTCGGCAATATACTTGAGATACAATAAAAACCAATATACCATCGACTTAGACAATTGGGATCCTGGAGTAGATCATTTAGAAATACATAAAGATCTGAAACATTCGGTCGAACAAGTGACTTATGACGATAAAATAATTCGCTTAAGTCAAATTATACCTAAAAAAATTTACGATATGTGCCACTATAGTTTGATCACTGAAACACATACCGTCGACGGGATGGTTTTTCTGACAGAAAAAACTGCTAAACCATTAATCGCCAAACGATTGTTTGTGCTAGCGGGCAATCAGTACAGCTTAAAATTCTTACGCAGTCTAGGATTTAAAACATTTAACACTGTGATTGACGAATCTTATGATAGTATTCAAGCCACAGATCTAAGAATTAAAATGGCATTAGATCAAGTCGATTACCTTTGTGAACAAAATCCCAAAGATATACATCAGCAAATACAACCGATACTAGAATACAACCATTGGTTAATTATGAATACCGACTGGCAAAAAGAATTAAAAACCTATCTTTTTAGCAAATTCAAAGCTAGCTAAGTTCTTACCCTTAGACTCACACATGATGTCGGCCCACTGTGAATGACTCAATGCCCAATCATTGACCGATTGATTGGGATAGAAGTCGCTATGTGCACGAAGTTTTGCTTTTTTATGTCCGGTTGCCAATAGGGTAGTCATATCGGGCATAGAATCATGTTTGAATCCAGCAGGCAAATGTTCGCTTCTACTATAGGAATAGTGTATGACAGGGGTACAGCCACGCCAAGAATCGATTACTTGCTGGACACGATGGTCTGAAGGCAAAATATATTCGCCCTCGCGACACCAATGGTGATGGATGTCAAGCACTAATGCACAATGATCAGCTAACTCCAGGGTAGAGTTTAATCCCCAGGCATTTTCTTCATTTTCGATAGTGATTGTATTTCGTGCCTCGGGGCTTAATCGACTCAGTGTGTCAATGATGCCTTGCGGTCCTTTGCGTCCTGCGATATGCACATTAATTTTAAAGTCTTGAAATTTTTGACCGTAGCCCATCCATCGGGCCATATCTGCGTGATACTCAAATTCTTCAATGCTTCGATCGACGACGTCTGAATTGTCAGAAGCCAATACACAAAATTGACCAGGATGCATAGACAATCGCACATCGAACTTTTTGGCAATATCTCCTACGGACTTGAAATGTTTTTCACAGTATTCAACTACGTCCGGTTTACGCCAAAAATAACTCCAGGTAGGCTCGGTGTAGACTGGTAAAATATCACTGGATAAACGTAGCATACGTAAATGGTTATCCAATGATCCTACACGCTCGACCAGCATTCGTACAGCCTGTATATTTTGAACCATTAGATCCCATAGTTTTTGTTCTGCTACATCAACAGTTTGACGACTTAGCCACGCAACCGTAGTAGATCCGGTATTGTATTGTTTACAGGAGTCTTTTGGTTTAATGCCGTTGACCTGTTCAGGAGTATCAATCCACTTGCAGGCAAATCCGATTCGTTTGGTAATAGTCATACGTTAATTATATACGCATATTACATTTTCGTCAAGCTATCCACCCCTGGCCGGAAATGTCGTGATACCAAACATAAAATGGGCCAGGAATTTCTAATACCCAAGGAGATTTGAAATCTACATAATTGCATTTTGGATTAGCAAGATGTTGATATTTGGGTAATATCTCGTAACCGTTAATTGACAGCTCTGCTATCTCTATTCCCGACGAACCTTCAATAAAATCTAATACAGATATTTCTAATTTAATAGTGTCGAATAAATCGAATGATTGAATAAGATAGTCAGAGTTTAGGATCTTGTTGTTCAATTTTATAATTGCAGAAATAGTGCCATGGCGAACTATACGCAAAATTAATTTTAGTCGGTCCGACGTATCAATAGCCGTAAGATCGTAGAAATTCTTCATACTCGGGTGCAAAGTCTATTATGGAATTATTTCGAATAAGCTCAAAACTTTTTAAAAATTGTACCAATTCGTGACGGGATTCTTCCATATCATCAGGGGAAGTATATGTCGACACAATGTTGTAATAATCAATGATAGTATTAGCTATTCCTTGTTGTATATTGTCGCGTCTTCTTATGTTTAGTAAGTCTTCTTTTTTGTTAATGTTATATTTGGAAATTAAAGTTTCTAATTTGTGTAAAATATGTTTTCTAATAGAGTCAGGCAGTAGTTCTATCCTTAAACATCTCGGTTCATTCAGCGTATTGCAACTTTCTGCTATTAGATCGTTTTCAATCATAAATTCAAATAGTTGATCTATTTCATTTACAGTAAAAATGTTAGGAGTAATTCGCAGTGATATAAACAAATTTGTTTGACTTCTTAGTTCGATAAATTTATTAATATTATCCAATACAGATTCTATTTTACTAGGATATCGAATATAATTGTTCAATGGACTAACAGATTCTATACTAATCCCCAAATGGAATTCTTTAAACTCTTTAATTAAATCTTTTAATTGATCATTGTAAATGGTGCCGTTGGTAGTAGTGCCTACTATAATATTTTTACTAATGCCCGATTCGATAAGTTTATTACATATATCATAAAATGCAGGATCATATAAAGTTTCGCCGCCAAGAAAGTGTATATATTTAATATCTGGTATGGATTTTATTTCTTCCAAAAATTTGTTTAATCTAACAGGATCTTTAGTCCACGGAGTAAACGGGTCTGATTGTTTAAATAAGCCGGGGTTTATTTTATGAAGTTTTATGTAATCTTGAGCTAATCTGCTACTGGCATACGGGCCACACATAATACAAGCAGAGTTACAGGTATTTCCTAATTCTATTTGTAGGTCGGTGGGTTTATGGTTACTATGTCCGTTGTTAGTATAACTATGCAAAAATTCTTCGTAATGGGGACTACTTCTGAAACTTAAATTAAAATCATCGGGCCGGATTCCGCTTTTAATCAATTGTCGTTGACGACCGCTTAATTTTCCAAAATCATCCTCATAGTAGCAAGATTTGCACAAGTCGGGGTTTTCACCGTTCAACAAAGACATTCTTAAATTTCGCATCTCATCGCCATTATAAAATTCCATAATAGAGGTGTTGGCAATATTTTTGTTATTCCTATAGCTATGGTTTGGCTTTGGCCATCGACATTCAAGCAACGACCCGTCGTAAGTCATTCTAAGGTGGTACCAAGGACTCGAACAAAATGTTTTCGAAAACATAAATTTAATAAACTTGAAAACTATTAGTTTTCGAATCTGATAGAAATAACGTGTTCGTAATTCTTCTTAATCAAACTCTTAAACATCAAACTTCTATGAACTAAGAAATCAGTTGCACCGGCATCTAAACAGAATTTGGCCAACTGCTTAAAATACATAGTTCTGCGATTGGAAACTGCTGAACAAACTGCATTGTTATTTAGTGTGTAGGTAGAGGTAATAAAGCTATTTCTATCAGCCATATCCCAATTGTGTATTTCGGTGTATGCAGTTAAGCTATTATCAAATTTGATAATAGCAGGTTGACTGTATTCGCGATCTTTGAAATCTTGATTCTTATAATCTTTAACCGTAGTTATAATTAGTTCTGTAGCAAGATTACAAAGATTTGCTACTAAATCTTTTTGGTCTTGATCTGTTTTAGCAAAGGTTAAGTATTCATCAACTGCTACTATACAGTCGACTTTCCTAATTTCTTCAAATCGTTTAATTTCCGGGCGAATATCAGTCAACCAAGAAAAAACCCTGTCAGATACTTCAGTGACGAAAATTTCTTTCGCGTTGACACTTAAAATTGCAGGATTGAACCCGATAAACAAAAAGCTATCCGGTGACACATTATAGAATTCTGTTGTTTTATTAATAATATCTTGTTTACGATCAATAATTTCTTTATTTTTCTTATGTAAACAAAATGCATCAAAAATTACTTCGGTATACGTACTAAACTGACTCATACTAACTATAAAACCCTTCGTTTTAATTTTTATTTAAAGTTTTATAGTGTATTTAGCTAGATCGTATCAAATCTAACGTCACACAATGAAAACCGCCGCCCATAGTTCGACTATGTCGGAGTTCCAATGGCACTACAGTCTGGCCGGTTTGTTCTAATTGTTTGATCAATTGAGATTGATTTTTGTCTACAATTACCGTTTTTGGGTCTACACTTAACATATTGAGGGCAATCCACTTACTGGCGTAAGGATAGTTATAGAAAGATTGCGGGGTAACATCATTAACATAAATTTTTGTCCACCCTTTAAATAAATCAGGACAATTATTTTCGTTTACTCTGCTACCATTTAAGACGACTAAGCCGTCTCGCAATACGCTTATTGTACTATCAATATGTGCATAGGAGTATAGATTATCGACTATATGTACTCGATATTTTTTACCGATCATTCTCTGTAACCATTGTGCACCAAGCCTGTTGCCGCTGTTACTAACTAGATACAAAAGATCATCATTATGTCTCAATATATTGGCAGCATCGAACATCGGCTCTCGTTCATTTAATATAATATTGCCATCACGTACAAAATTATCTTGAGTCAGTAATCTAGGTCTGGGCGCAGAGAACCATCTGGTTCCGTCTACTATTGCCGCATCTTTAATCGACCAATAAGCCAGTGCTTCGTGTTGTCTACTTCGATAAACCATTGGGGCTTCGATGACCATATCATCAATTACTAATAATACATCTCTAGGACAATAGTTGTACATACCGTCCGTGGACCAATTATTTGTGGTAACGACTTGACTATGATTTAATTGATCAGGGCGATATACTGTTACCCCAAAACTTTTCAATGTATTTGCCAGAATTTCTAAATCTTCGTTGGCTTCACTGATGATATGTTCGGGAAACTTTCCGAAAGGATGCGGGGTTTCTGTCCAAGCAGTAACATCTTTATTATAAGCAAAAATCTTATCCAGTGTCGGGAATTGTGCATCGGTCGCATCGCCCACCACACAGCTAACTAATTTATCATATTCGTTACAACTGGATATTTTCATGTGTGACCTGTAATTTGGAGAGTATATCTGGGTTCCAATCCCAAATTTGCTGCCATATGCGGAGTATCGTATTTCCATACCATAGTATCTCCTGCACGCCAATTTGTAAAAGGTTGGCTATTGTATTCTGCTATATGGCCCGGTTTCCAGTCTTCTAAAAATACCACAGCCCGCCATATGGTTTCTTCTTTACCCTGTAATTTAAAAATATCTATGTATTTTTTGTATAAATCACTGTGCTCGGGTAATACTACACCGGTGTCCATTCTATAATAACTAGTGCCGATATCTTTCCATCCCTTACCGGAAAACATATCAATAAATCGATAGTTCCAACTAGGTTGCGGGCTACGCATATCGCACATAACGCCAGTAAACGGACCGGTATATCCTTGCCCGGCCCATTTATTTAAACTATCAGCATCATTAAACTGTTCGTGAATGTAATTTAATGACTGATACTCGTCATCCCAGAATTTTTGTAAATGTATTTTTTTAACGTCTTGAATTTCCATAATGAATGACTTTTATGTTAGCAGTGTCTTGTAATTTGCGCCACGGATCAATAATTATACTACCCGCGACAATATTCACATATGGTTTAGTATCTTCTTGTTGTCCAGTATATTCATATGTAATCTTTCGATTATGCGCCCAAAGATAAACTGCGGGATCATTAACTTCTGTTACCACGTCTGTTTGATCGTCAGCCAATGGGTCTACGTAGTATACAGGTAGACCTGCTTGTTTAATATAGTGTCCTACTAACGTAGAGTAAGATCCGATACAGTATTCAACATCGGGTTTATATGCCTTACCGTGAATTACTATAGGCAGGTTTGCTTCTTTTGCAACATCTACTAAAAAGTCTGCCATATTTTTTGCTTGCATTTCTCTGGCGTGCATTACGGTGTCGAAAATATCATAACCTACATCATATTCTTTTGCTAACCATCTAAGTGCAATATTATCTCGTGGATGGCAAGCGCCTGCATCTCCCATACCAGCAGTCATATATTTAGGACCTTGTAGTCTCATAGTTGATTTCGCTAATGCAGTTGTGACAACATCTACATTGATGTTTCCTATACGCATGGCAAAATCTTGAATCATATTTACAATGCCAATTTTTGTGCTGATGTAGGTATTATAGAAAATTTTAATTGCTTCGCATTCGTCCCACGTTCCAATTTCGTAACGAGGATTATTTTGCATTACTGTGTTATACAGATCAGTTAATTCTCCGGCTAGTCCAGTTACACTACCATCTTCGGTACCGATCATGATCATTTCAGGATTAACCATATCCCATTTTACAGAACCCATCGCAATCAAATAAGGATTGTACACAAACTGATGTTTTGGATCCAATCGGGGAACAAAATGTTTACGAGTGGTGCCAGGCAAGACTGTTGAAATCAAAACAACCTTTTTACTTTCCTTTGCATATTTGTTGATATTGTCAATAGCGTCTAAGACTGCATCGTGTCCAAAGTCTTTTGGTTGCATATGACTGGATGGTACACTACCGTCATATCCCTCGGCGTGCGGAGTAGGAACTGCAATAAAAATCCAATCGGCATTTTCACATAGTTCTTCGATTCCGCAAACTTTTACTAGGTTGCTGGCTCTAGGATAAATATCATAACCCCAGACATCATGCTTTTCTGCCATAACTTCCGCGCAGTCAAGACCAAGTTTTCCAATTCCAATGAAGCCAATTTTTTGTTTATCAATCATCGATGTACTCTTTAAATAATTTTTATTCTATATTATATAGCAATTTGTTGAAGCCGTCAAAATTTATTTTTGAATATTTTTATCCATTCGGATCAATTAATCCATCAGACATAATAAGCACCGCATGGATATCTCCCATAGAGTCTGAAGAATTTGGTTATACCTCTCGCCCGTACTGTTTAGCATATGATCAAGAGCCTCTAAATTCTAATTTAAATGATCTAGGTAGATGGTTTGTTAGTCCCACTCGATTGAGTTTATTTGCAAATAGCGAAAAATCAAAGGTTAAAAGTAAGTATTGCAGAGATTACGGCTATATGAATTGGTATTATTTCTTTCATGGGTTCGCAGCAGCTGATTGGTATCGAGATGCAAAATATTTCAATATCGAAACAGATAATTTTACTTCACCTTTTATGTCCTTGAATAGACTTAACCTCGGCGATAGAAGCTATAGATTATATCTTGTCAGTAAACTTAAGGATAAAAACCTATTATCAAAAGGGTTAGTCAGTTTACATTTAAACAACGACGATTGGAAAAAAGAACTAATAAGCCCGTCTTTTCAAATGTCAAAAAATGCCAGATTCACTGTTTATCATAATCTTAAGAATCAAACGGATCCCATTATTGCAGATAAACGAAACGCAGTTGGTTGGGATAGTGCAAATTATGACTATTCTTCATTTTTATTTAATAAATCTGCTTTTTGGCATTCTGTCAGCGAAACTGTATTTTATTATGACAAACTGCATTTAACAGAAAAAATATTTAAACCAATTGTTCATAAACGTCCTTTTATGTTAGTCGGTTCGGTAGGTAACTTAGAGTATATTAAATCATACGGGTTTCAAACATTTGATAAATGGATCGACGAAGGATATGATACTATAACAAATCACGAAGAACGAATTGATGCAATAGTTGAGCAATTAAATAAAATTTGTTCTATGTCCATAGATGATTTAGTAAAAATGAAAAACGAAATGCAAGAAGTATTAGATTTTAATTTTAATCACTTCTTTGGAAAATTTCGATATATAATATCTAAAGAATTAGTGGACAATTTTAAAGCATGTATAACTGCTTGGAATCAAAATCAACGTCGAGGGTTAGTTAATATCGATCACTGCGACTTCGAGAGAACTATACAACTATTATCGAATTAACTGATATTATTTAGATTGTGCTCTGAAAACACCATCCCAATTGTCAGGCAAGCCGGCTTGACGCATTTCCTCTATACGTTCTAACCATAGACTATAATAGTTGTCCAATTGCCCATCAAACTCCCCGATTAAATCGTTAACTTGCTGCACTGCAAGGTCCCAATCTTGTCTTCGGTAGGATGCTAACATTTCTTCATGGCCCTCTCGTGCCAATAACCATTCAGTTACTGAATTCCCCGAAGATGGCATATTTAGAACAGTATATATAGTTACCCCTTCTGTTTTTCCTTTTACTGCAATACAATCTAATTCAATGGTAAAAAATTCATCGCCGACTCGTTCTGCGGTAACTGGACCTAATACTATAAGAACTCCGTAATTTTTACTTTGCCCTTCGAGCCTACTAGCCAAGTTAACAGCATCTCCAAGGCAGGTATAATCAAACCTCTGCTCACTACCCATGTTGCCAACCACGACAACGCCAGTATTAATACCAATGCCCATCCCGAAAGGCGGAGTGCCTTCAGCGGAAATTTCTTTATTAAATTCATCCAAGCTCCCTATCATTTCTAATGCCGATTTTACTGCCTCTTTGCAATGTACAGTATTATCCAATGGACTATTCCAGAATGCCATTTGAGCATCCCCGATATACTTATCTAACGTACCATTATTTTCTAATATCTTTTTGGTCATTGCTGTCATATAGCGGTTCATAATCTTTGTCAGCCCTTGCACATCTTTCCCGTAGTGTTCACTGATACCGGTGAATCCTCGAACATCACTAAAGAGTATTGTCAATTCTTTTTCCTCGCCACCTAACCTTAATAGACTGGGATCCTTGACTAACTTAGCTACCAAGTCAGGACTTAAGTATGTGGAAAATTGCTTTCTGATCTGTTGTTTTTGTAAAAATTCCGACACAAATTTTACTATATAGGCGTGCAATGCTACTAATAGTAATCCTACTGCAACAAATGTGCTATCTAATAATATTAGATAATGACTGTATGCATATATGCTGCCGATTATTACACCCGATATGATAATCAATGATGCAAATATTCCTACATATACCCATCTCATTAAACATATTAAAACGATTCCCGCCAATGCCAAAATATAAATCTCAATTTGATCTGCATCACCAGGTCTGGAAATGGCACGACCATTTAATAGCGTGCCCAAGAGACTGGCTTGTAAATATTGCGGCCATACTTCGCCTTTGGCTGTTGCAATAGGTTGAACTAATCCTGCCGCACTGAGTCCTACTACAACAATTTCTTTATTGAATGTTGTTGGTAAGTTCATCAACGAAAACTCTGTGGGTGTTGAACTCCAGTCTATCCAAACTCTACTTATTGGGTCTATAGGTATCTTATTTAATTTAGGAATACGAATTGCATCGATTCCAGCGCCAGTCACTTTTACTTGAATTCGAGAATCGCCCACACCTACACGTAATGTTTCCAATGCCAATGAAGGATGTATATTTTCCCCTGTTTGAATAATCATTGGTATGCGACGAACAACACCATCAATTTCTGGGAATGTGTTAACAATACCGACACCAGCGGCCCTGTCACTTATTTCATTAACTGATGAAATTAATCCGGGATAGTTAACTAATGATTCTTCTATACCTGTTCCGATAACTTGCACAGGACTACCTGCATCTATATTTTTACTTTTCATACTACCTAGCGCAGGTAACACTACTGGGTATTTTTCTAAAGTTTTTTCTAATATGCTGTCTTTGTTGAATCTATCTTTTTCCGGCATCAATACATTGAACACTACTAAACCCGCATCTCTTTTATATAAGTCTTGTATGATCTGTGCATATATGTCTCTGGGGAACGGAAACTGACCGTACTTGTCCAATGATGCTTCATCGATATTGACTGTATTTACTGGTACTCGACTGGTGGGTTGATTGATAATTAATTGATCGAAATATCTTAATCTGACAGATTCTATAAAACTCGGATCCCATGCTCGCATAGCTAGTAAGATAGCTAGTGTAACTAATGCACCCCAGGGGTTTAGTAATATTTTTTTAATTGAAAGTTTTTTCATTTTAAATTATTGACGATATCAGAAAGAAGAAACCTTCTTTCCTAAATTAAATCTAGTAGAGTCACTACCCGACCCAATTAAACAAGCGACTTCGTCGTTCATTTGAATAATAGTCCAGGTTTTAGTTTTACTATTGACCATGAGCACGAAGCTGCTGTTGGTCTCAGCATCTTTACCGCCCCACGCAGGGACTTCTTCATAATCCTCGCCTAATAAGAATTCTACAATGACCGATGTTTCGCCACAATAAATCTTCTTAGTAGCGGCAAATATTTCTGCTGCACTTGCTGTACTGTAAATCGCCAAAAGTAATGCTAATCCGCTTAATAATTTTGAAAACTTCATGATCATCGATCCTTAAAATAGTATTTACTCATTTATTTCTAATGATAGATAATCCACACCCTGCAGGATTTGTACAGGTCTGTGACAAACTATATGAATCTCCGATACCCGTCTGTACAAGATTGACAGAATTTGTTCCACCGGCATTGACTAAATTTAATACTGCACTATGGCTATTACCAGTTTGACTTATACTGGCATTATTGCTGTCACCATATAAATTAATAGATGCTAAATTGGAATTCCCATTTTGGATTATAGTAGAAGTATTATTATTCCCGTTAATTAATCCGTAAGACTGATTATTATTTCCGGTTTGATTTACCGTTGATGTATTTGTATTTCCCGAGATATTAATAATCGAACTATTAGATAAGCCTATTTGTGTGTTTGTGATGTTGTTATAATTTCCAGTTACGGTAGCACCTAGAATATTGAAATTACTGGGCGTCAATGACTCTGCCGGAATACCAATGGTGTTGTAAGTATATCCTTGCCCACTATTTAATTTATTAGATGATCCATTTAATGTAATGTCTTGATAATTGCCATGGCCGCTTTGATCCAAAGTAAGATTATTTTCACTGCTCGCTGTTACTTGTTTAATATATACGCCATTATAATTATTTCCTGTATAAGGACTAACAGGTATAGTGTTGGGACCATTAACTGCATAAGACCATGTGGTAGTGCTAGCAGTAGTACTGGGGCCCGTTGTATTAGTAGTTGTATTATCGCTATATGTTGTGGTCGTTATTTGTGTCGTTGTGGTCGTGGTTGTTATGGGAGTTGCAGTCCCCACTACCGTATATGTGGTGTTATTCCAACCAGAATTGTTAGTAGTTGTTATAGTCGACCCCACTTGTGAATCGGTAGTGGTTGTATTATATGTAGATGTTCCTGTTACCGTTGGCGCCCAATAATCTGCAGAAGTGGCCAACATACTGCTAGGTATAATTTCCCAATTATTGGTAGACGGATTAAACCAATATAACATGGCCACGGCCTCGCCGCCGTTTTCATAATACCAAAAATCCACCGGCACAACTTGGCCGCTGGTTAATGGAGTAGTTCCTGACCAAAATGTTGGGGCCTGCTCTCGCCAAGCATTTACAACTATAGAATTATTAATTTTTAATATAGAACCATCATCGGTTGATGTTCCGAAATAATATGTACCGGCCGACGCAGCTTTGAAGTATCCCGTAAAGTGAACAATTACTTGATCCACTCTTCCGCTATCCATAACCACTCCCGATCCCCAATTAAAATTCACAGTAGATACAATACCAGTAGTTAACGGAGTAGGATATGTTAAGGGATTGATACTAGGTGTTGCACCGGTCCCTATATATGTGGTATAATTTAATCCGGCGGATCCTGACGCCCAGCTGGCACTTGTTATAGAAAACAACAAAAATAGTAAAAATTTTTTCATTTATAACTTTGACTGATTATTATAGAACCTTGCGGTTTTCCATAAACCCCACTAAAATTCATAGCATCGGTGATTCTGTCCTGAGTTACTACAACTAATACCTTCGTATCATTTGCCAAGGAAACGGCAGCAAAATTATTGCCGTTAGGACTTAGTCCCATCCACGCCCACCCAAGTTGATTTAAATTCGGGTTATCATTTTTATAGATGCGTACTATGTGTTCGTCTACATTAACGCTGGATTTAACTGCTACTCCAGTATCTGTTAATTTTGTCAGTAGTGCCAATGCCGAGCTTTGATCTTCTTGTTCTTTCGCTGCTTGCTTTTGATTTGCTTGTTGTTGATCTTGAACGGTCTGAACCTCAGCTTCAGATAGTGTATTATCTTTTTTAATGTCGCCTGTTTTTTGTGCAGCAGATTTAGCGGCCTGTGTAATTAACACCCCGGTGATTGTATTGGGCGGAGTAATTAACAAATTATTGCCTATCGGTGTGTTACTTAGATTTACTATAACCGGAGGCAATGGCGGAGTGGCTGCTGTTTCAACTATAGTTGCCTGATAAGGTTTATCTAATCTTATGTTCGTTGATCCGCTATTAACATCTATTTTACCACTGCCGCAACTAGTACCTTTTAAGTTTACTGTTTGTGGTAATTCGCAAGCAGGCATTAAAAGTACCATACTTTTACCAGTTTCGTCTACTGCCATAACAAAATCAGTACCACGGACAGTGATTGTGGCAGTCGGTGTGTTAATTTTTACACTATTGGGATTATTATGTGCAATATTACCGGACACATATCGTACTGTACCGCTAGCGGCTTTAAGACTAAGTTTACCGCCTTGAGAATTTTTTGGATCGTAAACAAAATCATCAATGACGAGACTGGAATTTTCCGTTACCTTAACGGTAGTATTATCTTTAAACCTAATATTTACTATACCGTTTTTAGTTTCGACTTTATCGTCGGTCTCTATTAGAGAGCCTTGAGTCACTATAATAGTTTGTTTCCCGCGTTTAATTACTGCACTACCCGAGAGTTCGACTACCGAACCTATGTCGGCATAAGCTACAGTGGCCAATAGCCAAAGCAACAAGAGCCAGTTTTTCACAAGAACTCCTTAGTGACTCTTCTGAATAATATTAAAGCTACCACCCGCAGCAACTGCCTGCACATTAGCGACATTACTGTATGTACCTGTTTGACTAACATTAAACGTAGTACTACCTGCGCCGGTTTGCGATAACACCAAACTGCTCAAACTTGCACTAGTTTGTGTCAAGTTAATAGTATTGTTATCGCTACTAGTCAAATTAATCAATGCTTGTTGACCAGCAGTACTATTTTGTTGGATAGTAACAGTGTTACCACTACCTGTGGTATAAACAGCGGCTTGCAATGCAGGACCATTACCTGTATAGTTTAATCCGTTATTATTTCCAGTAAATCTAGCATCTAATGCCGCATTATTCGTATACGTAGAAGTTGCAGAACAACTAGTTGTTAATCCACAACTTACGTTAGCAGTATTGCTATTGCCCAATTGTTGAAGATACACATTAGCTGCATTACCAGTGATCTTCATGGTATTAATGACGTTGTTATTTCCAGTTTGATCAATTGTAACAACCTGATTATTCCCATTCAGCACCATGCTGTTAATAGCGCCGCTGGAATCACTTCCTGCTCGGTTACTATTACCATCTTGATTGATACTTATAGTAGGTGAATTACCTGTTTGTTGCAAATAGATAATATTGGTTGTGCTAGCATTTAAACTGGCAGTTACACCGGCTGCAAAACGAGTTGTTGACTCGGTTGTAATGGCAGGTGCGGATGCTTGAGTAGGTGCGGTAGGTGCTGTCTGTGCAAACACCGCGCCAAATATTGTACTAACCGCTAACGATAATAATTTTTTTATCATGATATTTCCTTATAAGGTTTTACTCCCTCTCTTTTTCTTCCTTGAATTTCCATAGGCCTATGCTTTCGCCCTTCTTGATAAGCTCGACAATTCCCTGTTCGATTGCTGATCGTAAAGCATAGTTTCCTGGTTCATTGAAAGTTTGACTGATGTCAAATTCGAATGTTTTGGTATTTTGATTATAAAATTTTAATCCGGTCATACCGTCCTGGGTACTTAACAAATTTTTCTCAATTGTGATACTTGTTAATACTTCTCCAGTCTGAACACTAACTAACCGTAAACTGATTACCACTTGATCCTGCGTATACTGAGTGTAAGGGCCGATTCCCAATGTAGCGAATCCTGATCCCCCAGTCAGTACATTAGTATTGTAATCAATGATGCCGCCTTCTAAAATAACGCCTGCTAGTGTTAATGGCGGTAACATTTTGGCTTTTTCACCTTCATAGATTTCACGTGTTTGTTTAATCATTTGACGTTCTTTTAACAAATTCTCTAAATTCACACGTTCTACTACCGTGAACCATTGACGATTTCCGGCTTCTTGAAGGCTTCTGATTAGGTAACTTTCGGCACCTTGAGTGACTGCGGTGCTGAATAAACTTAATGTTTGACTATTTTTGCGTTGGCCGGTCAAATCTTTAAATCCGTATACTGCTATGGCAATTTTAGGACCATCTGGTGCAGGCAAAGAATCGATTTCTTTTATAATTGTAACTGATTCTTTAGGCTGATCTTTGATGCTTAATTCGGTGAATGGTCGAATAGTGCTACAACCAATTATGGAATTTAGTATTAGAGATGGTATAATTACTTTGATTAAGTTCATTTATATCTCCTCAAAAACTAAAACTCGATATTGGTACAGTAATGGTCTGTGTTGGGCTAGCGTTTGGAATAAATGTTCCAGCAGAATTCTTTGTGCCATCGTATACAGTTAATGTAACAGACCCGTTGGACTTAACCCATTGTATTTGTTGGGCATCGCTGACCATAAAATTACCGCTAGTACAACTTGCGCCACCGCTGGATACACAGTCTTTAAATAAATTGTTTGTTAGTTGTGTGGCCAGCTGACTGTATACTTGACCTGTAAACAGGGCCATAAATTTAGCCAGCGGAGTATTTGCTGCTGCAGACTGGGCTGCAGCAGCATCTGCTGCGGCTTTTGAGTCAACCTGAGCCTTGGCTGTTTGACGCATTTGCTCCAAAGTCAACACTTGACTAGACCAACCGTTGCCGCTGAACGTTGGATCTTTAAACTGTTGTACTAAATCGGCATTTGATATTATTGGTGCAAATAATAACCCCACCAAGATCTTTCTCATACTAAACTCCATAGTCACTTAAATATTTAGTGAAACTGTGATTTTTTATCAGGTAACTATTAAATAAACTATTAACAAATAGGTCAGCTGATGCGCCAATTGATCTAACCCAAACTCACGCCAATATCTGGGAGTTTTATTATCTTTAGTACCATAATGTACTTTAACGTAATCTACGTGATAGTGAATGAATAAATCTAATAATGCCAACATCAGTATCATTGATACTGTAATAGGCATAAAAAACGAAACAAGTAGTAGCGATATCAATGTACCGATTACATGTTCCAAGGTATGGCTCAATCCAACGAAATCTCCGTAGATTCCTTTGCAAACAGTTTGTCGATAGTTCTGGCTCCAGAAATCAGCATACCAATGCTTGAGTTGAAGCAACAACATAATTGAAAGGGCTTCCATAACTATATTTATATCGCCTAATTTAATTGGAATTTTTAATAAATACCATTATGGACTTTTTTAAATTAGTAGCAGAATTAGGATTTCCGATAGCAGCCGCGTTAGGCGCCGGATATTTTGTATTTTTGACCTTAAAATTTATTCTTGCTGGTGTTACATCTAGTGTAAACAGTATGGGCGGAATTATTAAAGGTTTAGATGCACGTGTAGACACCATGACCAATCAACTGCAACGAATTGATGTAAAAGTTAGCCATGGGTTGGGGTTACAGCCAGATTACGATAGAATAGCAAGAGCCAAACAATCGGATCAGCGTAAGGATTAAAAATGAGTAATGATCTAGTAGAAATAGTCAATAAGTATGGATTTCCGGTCATTGCCGCCGGCGGGTTAGGTTATTTTGTCTACTATATTTGGAAATGGGTAACCACAGAAATCAAACCAGTAATAGGACAAGCCAATGGAACTCTCATCGCTCTTATTGACCGAATTCGTATGCTCGATAATGATCTTATACGTCTTAACCAAAAAGTAGAAACCGTAATGGAACTACGCGGTAAGAGTATTGAATTTGAACGTATTAAAGCTGAACAAGAAATTAACAAAGCTGCCGCGGCGGAACAACAAATCGGCAGACATAGAAAAGCTACTAAAGCCGAAATTCGAAGTTCAGCAGGCGACGATTAATTATTAATTCTTGCTAAAATTTCGTCGTAAAAGGTGTCCATTTCGCCACCGAATTTTCCTTTTAATTCTTCACCTAAGAATTTGCAAAGAGTAGTATTATTTCCGGTATACGCTGCAATAAACGCCTTATGTAGATCTTTAAGGCGATCTAAATCATTGAGATCAACCAATGGTGTATTTTCTAAGACACAATATGCAGTGATCGTTTTATCATCACCCACACTAAAAGTTTCTAGTTCAAGTACTATGTAATTTTCTTGAATTTGTTTTAAATTTTCATCACCCAATATGATATTCATTTTTGTCAGGAACCTCGTCTAATGCTTTGAATACAGGAATTAAATCTATTCCGTGTTGAATATAACCCTGGGCAACAGTTTTCAAATATGAATCGCTAGGCATTCCGGGTCTATCATAAAACCCTGACATATAATAAATCATGGCTCTAATGGTTTGATTATTGTGTTTAATAGAAACTTCTTTTTTCTTATAAAATTCAGGATAACCTTCTAATGCATCTAATGCACGTTCGCAATTATCGGTGATCGACCATAGTACACATTCCATACTTTCTCCTGTCGCAGGAGTTATGTCACAGAATGTTTTAAATGCAAGTTTATGATTTTCTAATTTAACTTTCCCTAAACTTTTTGCAGAAGGGCATCTCTTTCGCATCTCAGTTAAATTAGTATTCATGCCATAGGCAAGATAAAATTTTCTTGTGTTCATAGTTCTGTCAAGTTATATTTTTTAACAGCCATCTGAACCGCCTGTGCTTGACTTACACAGTCGGCTAATGCATTGTGTAACATAGCTCCGGGTTGACGACTATCTCCCAATGCTTTAAGTAATGTTCTACTGTCACGAATCGTATAGAACGGCCAAGGAACAGGCTTTCCTAGTTGCCTATATAAATTTTCTAGGATAACAATATCGAATACAGTACCTTGTGCCCAAATTCGGGTAGCGCCTACTACAAATCGATTTAGCTCTTTTGAGAATTCTTCGAGACTTACACGATCGTGCTCACCCATTGCTTCCTCTCGAACTTCTTCGTTTTGTGTACCCCACCAATCTACGGTACCTTGATCTACATTTCTGCCTAATGCAATTTGCTCATCTACGTTTATGCGAAAATACAGCCCGCTGTCTAACTCTTGATTTGTATCAAATGGATTAAACTTGACTGCTCCAAAAGTCAAAATAACACTGTCGGGGCTAGTAGCCAGTGTTTCGATATCTAGCATTATGTCTGACATTTAATTACTCGGTTCTAATTTTACTATTAACGGAAACCCATTACTTCTTGCTAGCAATGAGACTTCTACTCCTTTTTGCTCAGCAAGTTCATACGGCATTGTGGCGACAATGGCACTACCATCAGTATGGATTTTCATGGTCATTTCGTCCGCCGATTCTCTTGCGTAGTCAAAGAAAATAATTAATGTTTCAACAACAAACTCCTGAGTAGTTACTTCGTCGTTGATATAGATGATATTGTATTCCGGAGGAGGTTTGATGTCCTCTCGGGGTTTAATTTTATGTACAATGGTTGGGTCTGCTTGTTCTGACATATGATTTATAAATTAAAAAGGAAGCTGTTACGCTTCCTTTTATTTTAACATAGAGACTAATTATTGTCAACTATATTATGGATTACTTTTGAAAAGTAATTTGGATTTTTTTAGGTTTTTGTGCCTCGGGAATCACTTGTTCCAACGTAACGGTTAAAATACCATTTTGTACAGTAGCATTACGAACTTCTACATTGTCGGCCAATGTAAAGGTGCGGTCGAAACTGCGATTACTGATACCTTTGTAAATATAGTCGGTTTCCTGATCTTTCTTGGGTTGGTTACCCTTGATAGTTAGACTATTTTCTTTAAGTTCGATATCAATTTCTTCTTCCGAAAATCCCGCAACAGCTAACTCGATAACATAGTGTGTTTCGTCAAGTTTAGCAATATTATATGGGGGATATTTGTCGTCGCTGCGACTGTTGGCGAATGATCGATTCATTTCGTCGAATAAACGATTGAAACCAATTGCATGACGAGCAAAGCTCGGAAGATCGATGGTACGAATGTCATAGTTTGTCATATTATATTCTCCTTAAAAAGCAAGTTAATGACCTGTAGACCCCACCCGGGCATCTACATTAGTATTTATTATAATAAAATCACTACCGACTGTCAATTGATTTGGTTACTATTTTTGGTTCCACAAATCGATAATCTTTGAGATATTCTACTATTTTGGGAAGCGGATGTTCAGGATCCCAAGTTAAAGCAAAGAACTCGTACAGTGATTGGTTTTTGAGAAATACTCTAATAGTGAATTTTACTGGTTTAATTCTAACTATTTCAATTGAGTAGCGTTCGCCCCAAACTCGAATTTGCTCCAGAATTACTTGATGAACGTACCAAATATCTTCGATAGGTAAAGCAAATTCGATATACATCAATAAAGACGTTTAGGCAACTGCTGCGACCTTAGGTGCTTTTGCCAGCGATTTTTGGCCGCGGATTTTTTCTTTTTTCGTGTAATTGTCGGTTTTTCAAAAAACTCTTTATCTCGCAGAATTTGTAGCAATCCGTTGTCTGCAATTTTCTTTTTAAATTTTCTAAGAGCCTTTTCAATATTGTCGTCTTTGACAAAAACTGCTGTTCCTCTGATTCGTTGACGTCTGTCTGGAAAACTCATTTTAATCCTTTAAATTAATATAGTATATATCTTTTTTATGATATAACAGTTAATATTTTCTGAATCCACCGAGACAAATCTTGTTGTCTCTCGGGGTGTGAATAATCGTCAGGGTTTGACGGATCTACTCCGTCGGCGGCATAACTGCGTTCTTTAAAAGTTTCGTCATTATTGCCTCCGGTAACATCGGCTCGATCATGAAATACTTCTACCGCAATATTTTTTAGTCTACCTGCTGGGGCTGTTACATTATAAATCCACCAATCACTATGTGCAACAGGACTTATACAACCAAATGTATCAATCCAACTGCGAGGGATAATGGGAAATAATGCGAATGGATGATTCATACTAACACAAGGCATACGCAATAATCCAAAATAGCCGTCTTGCTCGATTATTTTTTCATCCCAATTGTCGGTTAACATTAATGCATCGTCATTCCAAAACATCAACCAATCACCAGAAGCTTTTTCACCCAAAAAGTTAACATAACGATTTAACTTTAGATATCCAAACCTTTCAGTTTCAAAAACCTTAGAGCTGGCATTTACTTGCTGGATAAACGGGAACCAAGTAGTGGAAAAAAATTCTCTACTTTCTGCATCATCATCGTCGTATGCAATTAAAATTTCAAGTTGCTCGGGATGTTTGGCCGTAGCCAATAAACTACCTATACTTTTAATAACTGCTGCAGATCGTTTTCTTGTAGGTAATAAAATTGATATTTTAGGTGTGGTCATCTGTTCCTAGACGTTTGAGTTCTTCGGCCACTAATTCCTGTTCGGTGGCACTTAATTGATCTAATTCATACTCACCCGATGTAAGTTTATCTATTAGGAAATTAATATATTGTTTATCGTAAGTATAGCTATCGGTTAACTCTTTGTCAACTTCTATCCACTTGAATCCATTAAATTTGAACAATTTATTTGGTATGATATCTACTCGTAGGAACATATCTCCTTTGGCTGCGGAATTCGGAAATTGCGAGCCGAAGGTTGTTGAGGTGTCGATCTGTGCCGTATTATCAGCACGTAACCCTATTTTTACAGCTAATTCTGGATGTTCCAAAGCAAAAATGTCTGCATGCATTTTTTTACCAGCAACTTCAATATAGTCTGATTCTTGTATTCTTTTAACCGACTTGTGAATCTCGTCTTGTTTGCCATCGACTATATCAACCACCGACGTTGGATCCTCTGCTATAGGTTCGTCCTTAGGTCCAAATTTATCCCATATGGCCTGAACATCTGCGTAGGAAAGCTCTTGATCCTGCTGGTCGGGCGGTAAGAGATCAGGATCGGTTTCCTGAACCGTTAATGGTTCCATTGGTTCGATTTCTGCAATAGCGTTATTTGCTTGTTCTACCAATTTATTATCTTCCTCTATAGAGGAAAATGTTTCTGCAATATCCACGGTCTTGTCATCGGGTAGTTCCTCTATTACTGCGCCTGGAATAGGTTCCCCGTTGTCCAGTGCCCTGGCAATTGTTCGTCCTCGATCAAAAAATTCCTGTAGTTCCGGATCGTTTTCTAATTCTCGCTTAAATTCTTCTTCGGATATTTTTTCTTGCTGTTCGGTTTCTTTATCTTCTTTGGCCCAACGTAAACTTTGTTGTGCAGCTAAAATTAATACCAATGCCAATGGATCAAATACTGCAACAATAATAATAATGACAAAACGAACTGCTTTTTCTAAAATAGATGTGTCCGGGTTGTCACTATATAATAATGCCGCAATATATTTTATTGGGCCAACTTCTGCTTCAACTTTTCTAACCTCTGATCGAATAGGCGCGGATTCGTCATTAAGAGTAGCAATAAGCTTCTGGTTGGTTTCGATGTCTTTGGCCAACGTATTCCTATCACGCGACTGTGACTTACGGATACTGTTGGCTTTGTCGGCACCTTTTTCATCTGAACTTCGTACCATGACCTGGTCGACAGCCTCATCCATCTGTTTAAGTTGCTTGCGGTCACTTTCAATATTTTCTCTTGCAGTTTTAATTTTTTCATCATAGATTGCTATCTTTCCTTGAACATCACCACTTACTAAACTTTGATCGCTATGTGCTTTACTTAAGAAACCGAAGATACCCATAGAAGTCAGTAGCATAAGAAATGCCACTGCCGGAACCAAATACAATTTATACGTGATTTTTGCACGATCCCAATTTAATTTTAACCATACTGCGGCCGTTACTTTACCTATTTCTAGACTAGCACCCATAATAATAATAGGAATAAGTGCCGCACTAAAGATAGCAGTTAACCCGACGATACTATAGTAAGCAGCAACACAGCTAATTACTAATGCAACAAATAATGTGAATAACCCAAATATCATAAAAAGTATTTAGTATCCTTTTTAAGTAATTTTAATATGCTGTTTATTGGCACGATCAGAAAATATATTTCTGCCGCGTTCTCGAATCAGATCCGCTGACCCTTGTGGATCATTGTTGAACATCTGTTTAATGTCTGTTGCGGTGATTCCATCCTCGACATCTATGGCATAAATTTCGTAATGTCTTTGAGGATTATATCTGGCTCTAAGCACTAACATATTTAGCAGACTATTTGGATTGTGTGATCTGTTGTTGTCTCCGTCGTAGGTGCCAGCTAATATATCGAAAGTTACTTGTCTATCTGCCTCGGTGGCATTAAACACACATTCTACACCGAGTTGATCCCAACTAATAATAAAAGTCTCAGCCATAAAAATCCCCTTCAGGGACTATTATAATCTATAAAGTCAACAAAATCAAATTATTGATAACCGTAATGTAAGGACATTTTATTAATTTCATCATCGGTCAAGTGCTCGGGCTCGGTACTCGGGCATTTCCGAAAAAGTTGTTGTTAGATACAACGAATGTAATTGTTGATTTCGTTTTCGGAATTCCGAAAACAATTGATTATTTACAAAATGAGCCATTTCAATCTCAGTAGCTAAATTACTCATTTCCCCAATAGGTTTGGAACTGCTGGTTGCTTAAGCATATACATTATAACATCGGCACAATCAACTATAACAACATCCCATGGATACTTATTACCGTCGAAAGTACAACGTTTATTACTAACTTCTTCAACCCTAAGCATCTTGGGATTAATTTTAACTATCTTTCCAATCACTAAACTATTTCTGTGCGGGAAGGCCACGCAATCGTTTAACTGTATTTCTTTGCCCAACTTGTCTAAATGAATGGGAATTTCTTTCATTTTCTTAATATCCCTATAATTTCATCAAAGGTGGCATCTTTCCAGTACCATTTAATAAATTGTCTCAGACCTGCTTTGTGTGCTGTTACTGTATGAATTTGTGCCACATTAAATAGGTACAGCTCATTGGTGCTGGCTGTAAATTCATCAACATACTCTACTTGATCCCAAGTATAGACGTTCGCAGTATCTTTACCTGGATACACCGTGGGAGTTGCGTGGCCTTTTACTTTAAAAAACTGTGTAGTCGACTCGGCCGGATTAGAGTAATAATTGGCACATACAGATATACCGTGGTCAACGTGTGGGTTCAAGGAGCCTGCACTCGCATTGTTGACCTCAGCAACTACGACCTCAGCAACCATAACGTTATCCGGGGGCAAGGCATCCCACGGCATCTCATCAGGCAACAAACTATTTAGATAGTCCTTGTCTTTAATATCATAATATGATATCACAGGAAACGGATGATTTCCATATGACGTCAAGAATGCTCCCTTCAATCGTTCGAAATCAAGATCTTCCTTTAACTTAAAGTCAAGTTTCTGATACATTACATTTTTCGCCATTTATACTCCCAGTTTTAACAACATCATAAGATACTCTGCAGGCTGCTCGGGCTTACCGTCACGATGACTAATCTTGTTATAGCACTTGGAGCAGAAGGTGCCCGAGATTTTAAAATATCCCGAGCAGACCCACCATTGCTCACGATCACGATAGTCGTCTTCGTGAGGTTTAGTCTTACCACAGCCTCGACAAGTCGTTTTAAGTTCAAACATTACATCCCCGCAATCATTGCCGCCAACACAATCCACCATCCGCTGTATGGACTTTGTATGATCTATACCGCGAATGCTAGAACTGCTAATATGCGTAGAGTTTTATTACATTCCATATTAGACCTCATTGACTCAAATGTGTTTTCCAAAAATACAATAAATTACAAACCATTTTTCGGGCTTATTGTCGATCCAATATGGGTTGACACGAAAGGTAATCTCCCAATCTCTACTGAATTGAAAATGCCTCGTGCCAAACCTAATGTTAAACCAAAGATTGCTCATAGTTCAATTCCGAAATGTGCCAACACACTATTCTTTACAGTTAACCGATCATCTGGATGCGAATTTATAGGCATACTGATTTCAGCAATACCGGCACATTCTTTAACAATCGATTCAGAAAAATTTTCCAGAAATTTAACCTGGCCCGCCCATGTATCATCGTTATTAATTGCTTGTTCCCATAAATGTTTGATTCGCTCGTTCATACTTTACCACCACTTCTCTACTTCTTCTGGATTGTTATAATCGACCCAACGATTTGCATCACAATTCCAATGACGATTATCACTGATGCCTAGTCGGATTCCGAGTCCAAGTACTCGCAACTTAAACTTTGGTCCGGCGTGACTTTGGCCTCGCCAACGTGTGTCAATGCTTAAATCAAACCAATCCCAAGTATAGAAATCAATGCCCCACTCAAAAGTTTTGTTTTTAGTGATAGCGTGATCGGCTTGCCCGAGATCTCGCCACGGACTCGTGGTGTCATTATGCCACGGGTTCTGAATAGAAAATCCAATATAAATCATTCTTCAACTCCGAAATGTTTTAGAATATTGGTGTGAACACGGCGCATAATAGCATCAATGTCATCACCATCTTCTACACTGTCATATCCAACTTCGGCACATTCCCTGACAATCAACTCGGCGAACTTGGCCAATTCTTCATCATAGTTGCTTGACCAGTCAATAGTGTTGCCTTTGGGTCGCCAATCTTCATCAGCCCAAAAGATAAATCCAGCCTGCTCTGCTAATTCTAAAAATCTTTCTTTGTTCATTCTTCAACTCCGAAATAAGTGTATCCCATTCCCCCGGCAGCTACGACAGGAAAACCATACTTGTTAACTAGATCAACTACGCTATCCATAATCCAAATCTCTTTCTAAAAATGTAGAATTTAAGCCTTAGTCTATACCAAGGATTACTCAATCTTTGTGCTTTCTCTATCTCAAACAGCCTAAGATTTTCTGCTACGGTTTGGATGTTCATTCTTCAACTCCGAAATGTTCTTTCACTCTACGAATAGATTCATCAATAGCACCAATGGCAAAATCCTCAATGTCTGCCATATTACGGTATGGATTGCCGCGTTCAATTTGCATTTGTTGGATACATTCCAGAACAATCAACTCGGCGAACTTTTCTCGGTCCCATACCTTTTGTTTATGAACAGATACAATCGTAGGATCTACTACAGAACTTTCGTAAGGCACTTCATAGACCACATAAGCCTGTTCATAAAGTTCGTTGATTTTTGCTTTGTTCATTCCACTTCCTTCTCAAGGATAACAGCATCGTAGAGGGCACCTTTCCGGCTGGCTCGGGCCTTGGCCAGGCTATCGTAGACACCGTAGACGGTACCTTTATAGCAAACGATGTAAACGGTCATTTGTCGCTCCTTGTTGTCTTGTATGTATTATATCATCAATTGTAGTCCGTATCAAGCTCATATTGATCATCATAGCGATGATCTTCCTGCATAGCATCGCGTTCGTCCAGGATGCGCGTGATCTCGGCCACATCAACAAGGATCGTCTCACGAACTGCACCGTAGACCTTGAAGGGCTCGTCAACCTTGATAGTATGCTGGACTTGTCCGCCGTACTTAACGCGACTCTCAGTGATCAAGCCTGAGTAGGGGAACAGGCCCATGTAGAGTCCATTAACCCGATTGCCTTCCAAGTTCCAGTTCATATCAGCTCCTTTGTTGTCTATGTCAGTATTATACGATCGTTTGGATAACCTGTCAAGTGGTAGGGTTATTCTTCGCAGACCTCACACTCGGCCCAATGCTGGTCCACGAAGGCATAGGCTTCGTCCACAGTGTCGAACCAAGCCACTGCCTTACCTACCCAACGCTCAGGACCAGTGCCATCTACATCACCGCCCCACTCTACTTCTCTGACTACGAACTGGGTCATAGTGTGCTCCTTTGTTGTCTATGTATGTATTATAGCAAAATACCGAATTTTGATCAAGTAATACCGAAGTATTAATATTGGTTCAGTGCAGGCTGAATTTCGGCGATCACGCTGCGTTCGAATGCGTGAGCGTCCAATCGACCACGTACCACAGCCAACACATCCATTTCAAATGCTTCGGCACCGTGTTCACGTATGCTACGGCATAAATTCCAATCCTTGCCCTCGGTCAGAGCGCGGCGGATATGCTTTTGCATACGAACTTTAAGTGCCTTTTTCAATTGTTGACCGCATACAGTAATACCTACATAAAACTCGCCTGTGTTAGTATTCGCTAACATATAGACAGCGTGTTTACGATCGTTTCTGGCTTTGCGTTTCATCATAATGTAATTATAACACCAAAATGAATAATGAGCAATACCTACCCGTATTAGTAAGGTAGTACTAAGGTAGTACTAAGGTAGTACTAAGGTTTTACTTTTTGAGCTTGATAATTGTGTCGGTTTCCGCATAATAGCTAACATAGCGGGGACCTTGCTCTCCGTTGCGCTTCAAAAATGCTTCTGCTTCGGAGCGGCTGTTGGCCTGGACAATAACCATATTGCTGTCTGTTTGGGAATAGTCGAGACGGAAAATGTAGTATGTCATTTTGGACTCATTTCTTACTAGGCTTTTAGTATAAGCGATATTGAATTAAATGTCAATTAAAATTTATACTACTAAAGTGTTAGTTCAATAATCCAGCAATATACACTAATCCGCAAAAAATATTAAGCACCCAAACACTAGGTTGCCGCCATAACACCCCCACCCAAGTCCATAGCATACAGCCTGCTAGAAATAAGACTTTGTTAATGGGATTGACATCAAAGGCAGTAGCCAAGGTAGCCAAAATAACTACCACCATGGCTAGCCATTTTAGATAAAAATCAAGATTTTTCAAATTCTCTCGCAATATAATAAGAAATCATTTTTCGATCAATGTTAGTAGGCAGATCGACATAAGGTTCTTCTACAATGAATCGAAATTTACATCCATCCCAACTACGGGAATTGATATATGTAAAATATGCACGACGATGCTCTTCATTTTCGGCATCAAAAATCGTATGCGGGCGAGTATGTTTTACAAAAGTTTTGAGCATTTTGAATCATTAAAAAGTTATTGATGCTGCGTATTGTACAAAAATACGGTATTGTTGTCAATGCAAAGTGTGTGTATCATGCAACCCTATACCAAATAGTTTCATAAGTTTCAGAATTCCATCACTGTGAACAACGGATTCATCTTCGGGACACATTAATGTTTTCAAATTGCCATCCGCATCCACTACAAACACATAATCATTTGGATCAATTGATTCAATCGATTCTTCGTCGATACCAATCAAATCAACAATATTTGGTTCTTGTTTCATTTTTTTGTTTCTCCAATTTTTTAAAATATGTATTTGCTTTTCGAACCAGTTTTAAAACTACTGGGTCGTCTTTATCAAATGCATTCACATACATTTTATAAATTCTAGTAGATGTTATTTTTCTCTTATAAGGCTTAAGTTCGACTACGGCATTTGCTGCCGCCGTCCAAGCATACGCATCCACTTCATCACTATCACCTAGATAATTTTGCAGATCACGCTTTGATTTATTTTTATGTTTGCTAACATACGGGCGATTCATATTAAAATTTCTTCGTCTGAATTGATTCATATGAATAAATTCGTGCCCGAGTATAGTTGCAAAATCAATACAAAATTCAGCCCATCTATCTAATGAAATGTGTTTTTCATCAAATATCACTGCTTCCCACATTTTATGAATAGAAACTTCTATATCTATAGGGTTTTCCGATTCGGAGTCTAATTCGGCATCGTATAAACCTGCAATTTCTATTATCGACGAAGGATATACGTTTAATGTTCGATTAATTCTTATATTGCATTCCGTGTAAGGAACAGCTTTTTTTAAAAAGTATAAAAACTGACGATCCGTTAATTGTTTATTGCGTAGTTTATCATACGCACCAAATAATCTAGTCAACAGATCAAAATAATTCATTATCTAAATAATATAAAAGCCATTAGTACTGCTTGACACATAAACCCAATGCCAACGGTAATAATATTTAAGTAATCTTTAGAAATTATTGCTTTTCCGAATAATAATCCCAAGCTCGCATAGATAAACAACACCAGATCCACATTGGGCGGTTTATCTGCTATCCCGCTCATATATGCCAGCATACTAGGAACCGTACTGAAATGCAGAGTGACGGTGGCCATCCAATTTAATGTTTCTGCTGTAGTTTTTTTGAAATATCCGATGAAGTTTTGTTTTACTAAAACAATAAATTTTTTAATAGAGTAGTTCATAATTTACTTGTAAAAAATGTGTTGACCGATTTGACCTACTTTTTGTCTATCCCAATGAGGGTTTACATAAGATGCATGATAGTACATAGCATCGTTCAACCCTTGTAATCTAAAGTTTTCTAGTAGAACTTTTTTAGCAACTTCTTGACTTTCTTTATACCAGTCTTCCCTTACTGATTTTACCTTGTACGTTCCTTCACAGACCCAGCTAAATTGACAAATAACTTTTTCGTATATAATATTTTTTTGATATACAACTCCGCATATACCATTACCAAATCGTTTGGATTCTGCACGATTTAAGGTTACTTGTGCAACTGCAACCTTGCCTTCGAATGGCTCAGACGCAGCTTCCCAATAAATATTTTTAGACAAGCAATCTAATTCTTTTTCTCGTTGGGCTGCGGTAACGATCTCAATATCATTATTTTGAAAGATCGATTGATTAAGTTTGTATTTTACTGATTTCATGCCAACTGATACCATGATAATAGTGGCAAGTAAAATTAGAGCAACTTTTACTGATATTATGACCCCATTATAATATCGTTTCGATATAGCTGTTGAAGCCATATTTGTGTTCTCCTTTTTATGAGTGTTAGTTATATAATCAAAATTACAAATAGTTAACTACGCGGATAACCATATAACTGCGTATATTATAGATGATAATTTGAATTTAATCAATGATTTTACACCAATCCGGTGATTTTGCCGCCAATCGACGACACCGTATTAGAATTCATTACATAGTTCATCAAATTCTGAGCAACATTACCTGCCGCATTGGGTTGGCATAGTTGATACCAAAAATAGTCGGCGCCTACACCATTTGCATCTAATGTATACGTAGGCAAAGATTCTGTAAAGTTCAATAGTTGTCCGTTGTCGTTATATGAAGATGCTACAAAATTTGCTTTGTTATAATTTGTGTGTTCGCTTTCTAAGTGACTGCACACAAATGTGTAATTAGAATTGATCTTATTAACTATGGCGGCCATTTTAGGATCAGCCGCAATGGTATTTAATAATGCAAAATACGCAGATTGGCTAGCTAAACAGTTGGCCTGATCACCGATAGATAGATATCTACTGATTTCAGATAGTACTGTAGTTATTTGCGGACCGTAAGATGTTGCAGCTAACTCTGCTAATCCCTCATTGACATTCTCTAATAGATTTGCATAATATCCGGTTGCAGTACCGATTACATTTAAAATACTAATAGGCTGATTAGAACCCACATTAGCCGGCAAAAATGTACGTAAAGCTGTGATAAATTCCGGAGATAATAAACTAGTATCGCTGTTTAATTGCTCGATTGAGTCAGCAGTAGAAGATTGTATGCTAACTATAAATTGCGAAACTTGCGACCCTAATGTAAATGTTGATCCGGGATTTTTTAGATTCATATCCGTCCCAACATCGGCTAAACTAGCAAACTTGCTATCGTTTGCTTGACCACTGGTTATTTCTATACTTGTATAGCTTAACGGAGATTTAAACAACTTTGCAGGTACTGTTGTTTGCAATACTTCTTGAATGGTTGTTAAATCATTGGGGTCCGTAATAGTTTCCAATATCGAATCGATTTGTTTGGTCTTCTCTAAATCCCATATATTTGAATAAGATATTCCCACAGAATGCAATAGGTTACTTAAATTACCAATAGCACCTAACCCATGATCTATCATTGACTTTGCTACAGCATTTGACGTCCCGAAGTACCCCAGTGGTATGGTTTCAACTAATACACCTAAATTATTAAATGCCGTGATCAACGCACTACCCGATTTGTAATTACTCCATCCGTGGGTAACTAAATCATTGTAACTGCTAACCCCATGATATTGTAAATTTTGATTTTCGCTGTTCACTAATGCACTGTTATATTTGTTGGTATTATTCACCCAATTGAGTAATTGATTAAATGCATTCATTGCATAATTATTATACCAATATTGACCGCCGGTCAATCTTGTAGTTTGCAAATCTACATAATACACAAAACTTCCTGGCATAGTATTCTGAAAACCCTCGGGTACTACACCAGTTATTGCAGGTATTGCACTATTGGCTCCAAATGTTGTTTTTTGTGGATTAGTCCAATAAGTTCTAAGATAGCCTGATAGCCAAGGCACAATTTTTGTGCCTAATGGATATATCGGATATTGATGCCCCGTAACTGTGTTTGTTGCAGTTCCTGTTGGTGCAACCACATTTTCATTACTGTCTATGCATTTATAATCAAATGCATTGTTTTTGTTAATTAGATAATTATCACCTAAGGCAGTTGCCACCATATTACCCAATGACGATATAGTTCCAGCATAAACACCACTATATCCTTCATGCCATTGATTAGTTATATTGGCCAATAGTGCGGGGTCGAAAGCCAAGTTTGCATTAAAGGTGCTGTTCCAAGATTTTTGTGTTATGGTGGCAGGTTGAGGTTTAATTACTGGACCATTGTCAAGAATATCATTTATTGTAGAAGAATAATAGCTCATTGATTTTTACCTAAAATATTATATGCCGGCGCCATTATTAAAATCTACATCACTACCAGACGATACTACTCCGTTGGATACTTTTGCAGCATAATAAACCCACGTAGCAAAAGGTAATTCGGATCTTTTACCTATAAGTGCATATTCGTATACGCCAGGAGTCGAAGTTTGACGATAGATGTAAATATCGTCTCCTATCGCATAATATCCGAGACCAGTAATAGTTTTACTAATATCCGGTTGTCTTGGCAGACCCGATCTGGGATCGATAGTTAAAGGACTTTGCGGTATACTGTCTGAAAAGATTCTCATGGCATTTAAAAATCTTTGATTAACATCAAATGCTCGTGGGGTACCATCCACTAGATATTTCAACAATGCCAATTGCAAAGGAGATAATGTAGGGGTAACTACTGGATTAATATTAGGCACGGTTGACATTTATGATCACCCGTTGGCTGCAGCACCGGCCACCAAGCCTAGTATGCTGCCTTTGCCAAAAATAACATTACTACTTGCAGTCATTACAGTATGACCGCATAGTCCTATAGATCCTTTGCGTAAAGGTATTTGATTATTAACCATAACACCACAGTCAGAATCTACAGTGGGACCGAAACAATGCGTAGGCGGACAATTTGCTACTCCGCAACAAGGATGCGGCGTATAGATACATCCCAATAATGCCACTGGTCTGCCATTTACAATCACATTGGAACTAGCAGGGGCAGTTAATAACCCCCCTGGTCCTAAAATATCACCTACTCTTGCTGCTCCTGACATGTTAATCTCACTTAATAATTGAGCCGCCGTTTACTGGTGCAATACCTGTAGTAGTTTGTATATAATGATTTTCCATCTCTTTTATCGTCACAGAATGTATCATTACATGATCGGTTCTTAGCTCTATATTTTTATTTATATCCCCAGTAAATAGGCTTTGTATTAACCCTATACCTTGAGCACTAGGCACTACAGTGCAGGGTCTATTAACGATCCAGCCTGTCATTGACGTTTCGACTATTTTAGCAATTAATTCATCACCATTTACTAATTTAAATGAAACAACATCGTCTTTATCGTACTTAGAGTTATTGTTAAACAGCATTTGCTCGCTCCATTAATTCGCTTTCGGTTAATTTGGAAAGTCCTTGATATCCGCCCTGTACAAATAACTTGCCATCTTTATAAAGTTGCGGTACTGTTCTATGGCCTTCGTTTACGATGAATTGTCGTGCATCTGGGTTTTCATCCACTTTAATTTCTTCGTACGAAATATTTTTTAATTTAAGAAGATTTTTTGCTTGATCGCAAAAAGGGCAATTGTTTTTTGAATAAATTGTTATCACGTGTTAATTCCTTATTATGTAATTAGTGTAAAATGTCGCCGCAATTAAATTTCAGGAAGTTCATCATAATTAAGTTGATCGGTCATAACACCAATTACATAATTAGTGCTTTCATTTTCTTGCAATGCGGTTTGTTTTTTACTAGTATCACTATGTTTATTAAACCAAGGGATAGGTGTATTCTTTGGTGCAGGTAAATGATATTTAATACCGATTTCTTTTAATGCCGTCGCTGCAGTATAATCTACAAACTCTTTAAGAATAGACGGCCCTAATCCAATAACCGGACCTTTATGGAACAAATAATCGGCCCACTCTTTCTCCTCACGAATAACATCTAAATACATGGCATACACTTCGTCTTTACATTCTTGTGCAACCCTAGCAAACCTAGCATCTTCTTTTACTACTTGATTAATAATATATGCCGTCCACCCCTTATGCAACATTTCATCCTGAAGAATTAAACTAATAATATTGCCATTACCGATAAAAATCTTATTTTCTACCATTGCCAAACTTGTAGCAAATGATACCATAAATCTAAAGGCTTCTAATGCATAACTAGCATTAAGAGCCAACCAGATTGCTTTAATGTGGGATTCCTCACTGACGGTTCTTGGAGATACTTCTTTAAAACAATTTAGTTGATGCAAGTCGTCATAATACTTACCAACACTACTAGCCATGTTTACGATTTCTTGTGTGTCATGTATAGTATTGAATACCGCTTTTGGTACATTATAAATGTTACGAATGATGTGACTATAACTGCGACTATGAATATTTGTTTCAAAGAATGTCCAATTATATACAAGTGCTTCTAATTCTGGTAAACTTACAACAGGTGTAAAGATTTGACTGGGACCGCGACCTTGCAAACTGTCTAATGCTGTTTGACGTAATAGGTTGCTAGTGAAGATATGTCTAACTGTATCACTAGCATCCTTGAAGTCGCCGGCGTCTTTAGTTAAACTGATTTCTTCCGGAACCCAAAAGAATCCACGTGCGGTTTGTTCAAAGTCAGCGATTTTTTTATATTTCACCTCTTCAAACCTTTGTATTACCACCGGTCCTTCGGGATCCAAAAACATTTTTCTTGTTAGATAGTTTGGATTTTTTGACAAATCATATTGTGCTCTACTCATTTATTTCCTTATTGATGTTTATGGAATCTAGATAATCCCATATTATTAGTTTCTTTTTGACACACTACGCAAGATACTCTGGTTCGGGCAGGATTATTATTTATAAAGTAACATTCGCCATTTTCAATCTGTTCTTTCATCCATTCTGAGTGCTTAATACCATGTTGCTTCTTCCACTCAGGATCAATGAAATGATGCGTACCTGCCTTAACTCTATCAGATGCCACACTGGTGCCGTCAGGGCGTTTTAGTAAATTATGTTTTCCCTCCGCAACTAACCTTTTAGTTACCTTACCACCTAAGTTTGCTTTTGGAGGATCATTGACAAAATTGTGCGTCCCATTATCTATTCTTTTCTGTGCATTTTCTTTTCCAGCATCTCTCAGTTTTTCAATGGCAGATTCAGTGTGTTTATATCCAGAATTATTGCCTCTACCACCATTGGTAGAATTTCTCAGTATCCCCGTACCCAAATCTTTTCGTCCATATTGTTCAATTAGTTCCGATTCATAATCGTATGCTTCTTCTTCATACAAACAATCTCTTAGAATGACTATTTTACTTTTATCTTTCGGCAAAAGATTAGTTCCATTCGTTCCCGTATGTGATTTCCATGCTCTATCGTTACTGCCCTTACCAATGTAATAAGGTGTTAGGTCTTCTCGTAGATATGCGTAAACATAAAATATATTTTCCATTATTTCTCCTAATGCATAATACTATTTATCATTTACGCTTCATATCGTTGAATAGTTACTCAAAGTTTGCATGCCTCACAATCTTCCATGTCGTCAAAATCAATGACTTCTGGTGGTGCTTCAATATCATCTTGTACTTTGGCTCCCTGCTTATTAATAAGTGAGTAATAAAAAGTTTTGGTTCCGTAATAATGTGCCATCATCAAGTTTTTAGCAACCAATGTCGTTGGAACTTTTCTGTCAGGAAAATGTGCCGGATTGTAGAAAGTATTTACAGATATTGCCTGATCAACATATGCTTGTAATACAGCCGATGTTTTTAGATACCCGACACAATCTGTTTGATCCCACATCAATTGATATTTGTTTTTCAATTTGTGATATTCTGGAACAACTTGTGTAAATGATCCTGCTTTGCTTTCTTTAACTGTAATTAAACTCATTGGCATTTCTATGCCGTTAGTGCTATTAATAACGACACTACTAGATTCTACAGGAGCAATCGCCATTTGTGTAGCATTACGGACACCATATTCTTTCATCTGAATTCTCAGTGATTCCCAATCCAATTCCGGTGCAAAGTTTGCTAGTTCATTTACACCTGCGGCACGTACTTCCCACGGGAATGTACCTTGTCCATATCTAGTTTTGTCACTGTCTAAACATTTACCACGCTCTTTTGCTAACTCAACCGATGCCTCTGTTAAATAGTAGGCTTGATGTTCCATCCAAGTTTTTACATCTTGCAACGCATCTTTATCACCATACTTATAATCTCGCTTGGCGTGCCAATACGCTAAGTTAGTGACACCAATACCTAGCGGACGGATTTCGTCATTGCTTAATTTACTTTGGATACTTAGAAAATCTTGATAGTCCAAAATATTATTGAGACTGCGGTGAAGAATACGACAGGCACGACGCATATCTTCCGGGTTACGGAAGGCACCCCAATTGATAGAGCCGAGTGTGCAAAGAGCCACTCTGCCCTCCGCTTCATCAATCTCAAAATATTCGTATTCATCATCTAACTCTTCGGGTAGATATTCTATTTCTTCATATAGTTCGTTCATTATTCATCTACCTTATCTTCCTGATGTTAACAATGTCATTTGATTTTGTTTTCATAAACTCGTCTACATTGGACTTTTTAACTCTAATCAACTTTCGTTCAGAATTCATTCGCTTGAAACTCTTGGTGGGCAAAAGGATTTCGCAACATAAATTCGACTGATAAATCTTATGATATTCAGGATCAAACGGACCTTGATTCATTACATTGTCTATGAACACAAGATAGATACGTCCGGTGTCTGTACGTTCTTTTAAAATGCCGCCTTTGAATACTTCTTCTGCTGACATAACTTTTTTACGCAAGCCCGATTGTTTTTCATATTTTGTATATAATTGTTCAAACAACTGAGTATCTCTGTAAAATGCTTCGTACAAGTCAGGTACTTCGTTGGGATCAAAGAAAGTAATATTTTCTTTATTTTTAAAGCGGCGCCAAAAGAAGGCACTTAATACAACGCCATAGTCCATATGACGTACACGTGTTTCTTCCGTACCTTGATTATTCTTTAGAACGATAAGATCATCAAATTGATGATGCCAAATTGGATAAAATACTGTGGCGCTGGCATTACGTATACCACCCTGACTACAACTTCGTAGATCGCCGAACCATTTCTTTAAGAATGGTATCATACCTGTATGCATAATTTCCCCGCCACGAATAGGACTACCAAGCGGACGTAAGCGACCAATCTCTAATCCTATGCCAGCACGTTTGCTGGCATACTTGGCCATCATTTCGCCCGAAGCAAAGATACTATCAAGATCGTCGTCACTGCGAATGAGAACACAACTGCTAAACTGTTTAGTTGGAGTTCCAAGGCCAGCAAGCACAGGAGTAGCGAGAGTGAAAAGACCATCGGACGCCGCATGGTAATACTCTTTAATGTATCGCATCCTTGCTGTGTTAGGTTCTTCTTTGTGAAATACTGTTGCAGCCGCGACCATATATCTAATTTGGGGAGTTTCATATGTTTCCTTAGTAGCACGATTTCTAACTAGATATTTTTCAATTAACTGTTCAATCGCAGCATAGCTATATTGTTCGTCCTTCTCATGGTCCAACATGGCGTTCATTTTATCCCAGTCTTCTTTTGTATACCACTCAAGAAGTTCAGGAGTATATAATCCTACGCTTACATTTTTTTTAACAATCTCATATATGTGTGGTACTTCGTAGTCGCCGTAGACATCTTTGCGTAACATACTAAGACGTTGTTTACCGGCCACATATTGATAATTTGTATGTCCTACTTCGGGGTTATTTTCTACGTCGATTAAATCGACTATAGCTCGCAGTGTTATTTCATCTATTTCTCGTGTAGTGATATTATCATAAAATTGAGGATGACTTTTAATTTCGATCATACTCTGACTTACATCTGCTACACCTCTACAAACTTTTTGAACTTGTGCTTGCCACTTTTCAACCGACAATGGTTCTTTATTGCCTGAACGTTTTACTACTTGAATCATTTATCTTGAACCTATACTTATTATATTATTTTATCAAGACCCAAATCCGCTATGGTTATGGTTCTTTTTAATTTTAAGTTTTTATTGACTTGTGCTTTATTTAATACCGTGTCATGTTCCATATTAAGAACATATAATCCTTGGTTAACAAAGACTAAATTATACTGTTCATTAGTTGATGGGTCAACAAATATTTTTATTTCTAACTCAGGCTTATGTTCGCTTAGATATAAAGTATATACTATACCTAGTGCAATTGCAAGAGTACAGTAATAATTTTCAAAAATTAATTCCCAAGGACCGGGCCACAGGGAAATATCATCCAAGCTAAGATAATGTTTTTGATATGGAGTATAACTCCACATATGTTCGGTTTCTTTAACTGCATCAGCCAAAGATAAGCCAGAAATTTTTGTTCTAAATTCTTGCCATAACCGAAGTCGGTGGTATGGCATCTCGTTCCAAAAAGTATTCAATTTTTACCAGGTAAAATCAGATTTTGTAAATTTCATATCTGCCGAATTACCGGCAGTTGTTGTTGCTACCAGCACCGCAGTGTTACCATGCATCACTGCCCCTAATATAATACCTATATTAGTGGATTCAACATAGTCATCTCTGGTTGAAACATAAGTACCATTATGTGCAATAAAAAAATTCCCTGCTCTAAAATCAGAGTCACGTTTGATTGTATAATTTATAACTGCGGCAGGTTCATCAATCCCGAATGATACCGGTATGGTATTGACAGTCACATTGGCTAGTGTTACCCCTGCACTGATGCTATCAGTGTTTTGTTGGACATTGGCACCATAGTAAATGTTCACATTGGCATTACCGCTAGTAATATCCTGCTGTGTAATCACCTTAACTATGGACCCAGGATTAACTGCCTCAGGATCGGACCCTACACCGATATATAATTCATGTGTATCTACACACCAGCCGAATTCGCCACCGTCTAATTGCGATAAATCGTCCTTGATACCCCTACGAGTTTTAACTTTGCTAATCTGTGTTACGGCCATTTTTTTATTACCTTAATAGTTATATTTATAGTGATTGATAATACTGTTCTACTCTTGCGAGCCAGTTTTCTGTCCACATCGAAAATTCGTCACCCTCAATGACAAATTCTTGGTAATTACAATCGGCACTGCACATTAAAATAACACCTTGATTTATAGTTGTACCATATGTTTCATTATGCGCCAATGCATACGCAGTCAGCTGAAGAAAATAATCCTCAATCCATTCGCGTTTTTTAAGTTTATTTGTTTGTTTAAAGTCTAAAATTGCTGGGTTTCCACGCCATTCGGCAATACAATCTGTTGTGCCCGCATACAATCCTTTACAGTATAAAGGAATCTCTACCCCCCAATATTCAGTGACATTTTTGCCTAATCCGTCAAAAATGATAGTATTGGCCATACTGTGACTTTGTTTACTAAAAGGATTAGATCCGGGTTGGCCCAAGAATCCATCTTTAATATAGTCTTCAAGCCATTTGTGCATTCTGGTGCCACGCCCGGCAGCTTCAGCTGTTATTTCTTTTGCTTTTACTTCGCCTACACGTTTACGCCACTGTTGCAACGCATCTCGTTTTTCTTGAGGTTTAGTAGCGTCTAGAATAGTTGTGACAGACGGCAAGGCTTCACCGTCCGGAGTTAGATAAACCCGTTTACCATTACGAGACTCTCGTATCATTGATTTATATGTAAATTTATTGGTTATCATAATATCTTGTATATTGAGTTAACATTTTTTGTTTAAAATATTCTTGTGTTTTTTTACCAGGATGTTGACCATCTCTTGCCAAGTCAATTGACTGAAAAAATTCTTTCAAGCCGGCAGGAGAAGGTAGCTTTGCGTCTTCTTGATTTTTATTAAAATCTAATAACTGTTCTGCATCTTCCGAAAATACTGCCTTTACGCCATAAACGTTTGCTAATAAATTTACCATTAATTTATTTTTATGCAGCCTATGTGTGGCGTGCGGGTCGCTTAATAGATCAATTGACTCCCCTATCTTGCTCCACGGGCCCAGGAATTCGAACCTATTAAATTTTGCTCCAAAATCTCCCTTTGTTAATACTTCAAATCTCGCTGCACTCGGCCATAATATAAAAACGAATTCCGGGTTAAAGTATGGTATCGTATTTGCAGCCAGTCTGGCAATTGTATCCGAACTAGCACCAGGAAGACCGAAATTATAAATGGTATGAGTTGGAAACTCTTTTTCTAATAGCACAGGCCACGGCTCGTCTACTCCGACACCTTCAGTAAAGCTGCATCCAAAGCACAAAATGGTGTTAGTTAACTCGACGAACTCGTGTGTTCGCCATCCATACGTATTAAATCTATATTCAAAAGAATCGGGCGTGTAGTCGGGTTCGATGCCTTTCGATGCACAGTTAGATAGATATTTTTTAAAATTTTTAAGATTATCGGTTCCGGACCAAGTCGAAACCACAGGTTTTGATATGTGCTCTTGTTTTTTAGGTATTACCCCTAATTCGAATTTATTTTCCATTATGCTTGGTCGACTGTTTTATTTTATTTGCCGCTATCTCTTTGTTGGAGATATCATAATTCTTTAAGAATAAAAAAGGATTTAAGTTTTTAACCCATTTACTTTGCAAGAGTTGAATTTTGCTTAATAAGTTGTGTTGTTCAACAAAAAAGTCATTTGTATATTCAAGTGTAGTAGGTTTAGGTAATTCTACCCGACTGGTAATTTCTAATCCATCACGTTCAACAATTCGCAGACCAAATTTTGTTGCAAGGTGTTGAATTTTTTTGTTTTGAGTAATACAGTGCATGAATACATTATCAATGCCGTGTAACTTGGCCCAGGCAATCATATACTTCATTAATTCTCCGGCCACACCTTTGCCTTGAGATATAGCATCTACACTTACTGCCAGTTCCCAATCATTTCCAAATTTTGCCAAATGTCCAAATCCTATTATTTCTTCGGAGTCGATCGCACAAAATAAATGGTGGTCTTGTTGGTTATACAAAATATTTAATATTAGAGCATCAATTTGATGATCGGTTATGTTGTGACAAAATCGAGTGTATTTGTCATCGGCTGGAAGATTTTTTAAATGTAAACCATACACAGCCAAAACGTCGATTGATTTATGTTGAATTTTCATAGATGAAGAATATAGTGGGTACCATTGGTGCCCACTTGTGTAATTATAAAATATTTATTTAACTTTGTCTACGTTTCAAGGCGCTTTTGGCCATATTAGAAACCGTTTGTGCAGGATTATCCACAGATGTACCGGATGACTCGGAATCCTGTGTATTACTGACATTTGAGTAACTATGAGTAACAAACACTATTTCGTTCGGAGTAATTTGTTTAATGATGTTTTTCATAGCCGGAATCTCGTCATTCGCAGCCATTAAATCTTCTAAACTAAAACTCGATGCTCCAGTATTTTGAATAAGGCGGACAACAAATTGAACGGGCAATTTGGATTTTAATTCGCCTTGATCTATTTTACTCTTAATAAGGCTAAGAGCGGTGATAACATTACTATGTACATCACCGTCTTCATTGACTGTATCGAGGAAGTCGTTTGCTCGCATTAACGACGCTCACGACCTAATTCTTCTTCGCCGCCCGCTGCTGCGTCAGAAGTTGCAAAACCATCATCATCATGATCAAAATCGTCTTCAGGAGCAGGTAACTCACCGCCAGGTGCAGATAAGTCAGCACCCGAATCGGCACCGCCCATAGCCATCGGCTCAGCAATTTGTTCACCGGCTAATGCACGACTACCCTGATCTAAATTGTCACGTGCGCCATTTAATGCATCCATTAAACCTTGTAATGCTGCGGTTGCTGTACCTTTAAACTGATCGGCTTGAGCTGTGCCCAATTGGTCACGGATACTATCTAACAATGGAGGTAATTGTTCATTTAACATTTTACTAGCGTCGCTGATCATATCTTGAATGCTGTCCACCATATCTTTAGCGGCCAACACTGCTTCTGCTGTTTCCAATTCTCCTTCAGTTAAGACATTATTATCTACTAACCAAGCATCAATTCCTTCCTTGACCATGAACATTTCCATATATTTAGGATTTTGCTCAGCAGTATGAATGCCATAACTTTTACGGATTTTATTCAGACTTTCTTCTAATGCAATGCTTAAGCGTTGCGCTTTAGCATAAGTCATATTTTTATAATCAACGGAGAATCCAAAGCGACTTTCCATTACTTTGTTCAAACGTTTTGTTGCCTTAGGGGCTAATTCTTTTAAATTCATATTAAGGTATCCCAGATTTTATTATATTTAGCCGTTGTTAGAATTTTTGTAAATTCTGATTCTGCATTTTTTAACCTATAATAAGCTAGTTGAAATTTAGCTAATCGTATGTTATGTTCGACTTCGTCAGCATTTGCGTGATTTCTAATTCTATGTGCTAATATGATATAATCGGCACGCGACTTTGCTAATTCTAAGTCGGCTGATAATAATCTAGTAGATCTGGTAAATTTATGCAGTTTTTCGTAAGCCGAGTAGTAAATTGCTATTTGTTTATTCTGAAAATGATGTACTAACTTATCATCATTATATACTTTAGCTGTGCCGTCTTGTTGGATTTTAATATCAAAATTGCCAATACCATAATGTTGTTTGGAATATTCGATGCAAAATGCTTGCGGTTTGTTTTTTATTTTTGCGAGTTCGCTTTTGGCCCAGTTTTCTACTTGTTCAACTGGCAACTTTTTTGCTATTAATTTAGTGAGTTTTTCTTTTATAAACGACACAGCCATTTTCTTTAACCCTTGTTAGTACATTCTTATTTACTAAATTGCTGGCCATGAGTTGTTGTCTTTGATCCAAGTCGCGCTTGAGCACAACCGGAGTGTGTTCGTCAAACTTCAATAACAGATCTGATTCTTCGTTTGTGATTGCTACAGATAAACCGTGTGTTATTTCTAATATCTTCATTTATTGACTAAATTAATTAATAATGTGATGATTGCTGTAAACATTACCCCCAAAATTGCTGTACCAATAGTTACTAATCTGCTATCAAATCCATTTGCTTTGTTAGATACGGTATCTTTGATTTCTAATAAATGCGATTCAACAACGACCAATCTATGATCTAGTTGTTCGAGTTTATTTTCCAATTGTTTGTACCTTTCTGCACATAACTCAACATGCGCTTCTAGGTTCTCTTTCTCAATGTTGGTGGTAGCCATTTAAATCTCTCTTCAATGAAAGATGCTGTGAATCCTTTGCCTGTGTGTGCCATGAAAAAGTGCCTGAATATGCCGTGAGCATCAAATATATTTAGTTTTTGTTACTAATTGTAAAACTATGTTTTATTAAAAAAGTAAGGCAGCAAATGCCGCCTTACTTTTTACTAATATTAAATGGATATTAAGCGAATGCTAAACCACTTAATTGAACTTCTGTCCAACCATCTGCTGATGTAAAGTTCTCAACACCACAAGTTACACCAGCTGCTGTTGGTGTTCCGATGATTGTAATCGATACTTGTGCTTGTAAAACTTGAATAGCTGCTTCAAAGTTAGCATGTACGCTCATGTCGCCTGTGTGTTGAACCCAGTGAATGTCGCGACCTACTTGTTCCATTGGTGCTACAGCACCGTTTACTCTTGCAAATACTGCCATTTTCTTTTCCTTTAATGTTTAGCACCTAAAGTGCATAATAATATTTATACCTTTAGTCTTTTTTCCACTGTTTTGTGGCGGTAAAGTTCTGCTTACTAAATTCTAATCTATCTACTAATTTTACTGCCCCGCCGTCATGACCAATGGCAACAAATCCTTCAGGTGCAGTTACTTTGTATCCGTCGTCTGTTTTAATAAACGTTCCGATACTCTCGACCTGTTGAATCTTACTGAGAATAGCTAGTTTTACTTCAATGATTCGTTTATATATAGCTAATACACCTAATAGTGTATTGCTATTATCTTCCATAAATTCTTCGTTTAAAACAATCTTTTCAATCCTGCGTAAAACTGCTACTTTAACTCCGCTGTCGACTAATGCGGTGTCCAACTGTTTTCTGGCAGAAGGCTCACGTGTGGCCATATATTGATGAATTAAGTCTTCTTGTGGTTCTGTAAATTGACTTTGTTTCATTAGATCGTCGATGTCTTTTTCCATCTTACCACGATAATATGACATAAACTCTTGTAGGAATTTAGTAGGCTCGCCTGTTTGTTCTCCGCCGCGAACTTTATTGTTGATGAATGGTTTAATATATTGACTGAATTCTGTGTTATTTAAAACAACATTAAATTTTTCAGGACTAATCTTCTTTAATGTGTTGGCCGCTGCCCCCAATGTTCTGCCAATCGCACTATTTTCATCTGGGGTTAAACTTGCAATTCCCGTCAAATCTTTATATGTTGCATCATCGAACCATACATCAGCATTGGGTTGTAATCCAGCTACACTTGCACCAAAACTGGCTCTCATTTCAGGTAAATTGGGACCTTCGTACTGGGTATGAAATATAATTCCCAATTTAGCACGAGCGATACGTTTACCTAACTCACTGGCTACAGGTACTGCGTATGTTATGGTATTGGGTTGAAATACATGGCAGGGTTCACCATTGATGTCGACGGTTTGTAAGTCACCTTCTGTAAACATCAAATCCCCTTGTAACACATTGCCTATTCCTAATTTAGGCAAATATTTTAGTGCTGCTTCTAATTTAGCCGCAAGACCTTCTTGTTGAGAATAAAATTTACGAATATCCGCAGATGACTTACACGCCTTGGGCTCAGTTTTAGCAAATACACTTTTTGTACCTACAAAAAACTTACCGTCCGCGGGATCTACTCCGCAAATAATTGCAGGTGCTCCGTCCCATTTAACTGTTACTTTTGTGTTAGTGCCTATGCCGTCGGCAAACATCTTACGTAGGCCTTCACAGTAGCTCAATGCTCGTTGTGCACCTTGATAGCCTTCGTTAAACACTAAATCTTCAATGTGTTCTAAGTGTACATTTTTGCCCTCTTTGCTTTCAAAGAGTTGCCATTGGGGTATTGACTTTTTAATTTCAAATAATTTCATAATAAATGTAAGTATTGGTTTAGTATTGCAGCCTGGCCCGAAGAAACCTTAGAGTTCGGTCTATTCAATGGATGCCATTCGTCGAAGTCGTCTAATTCAAATCGTTGTTTGTCAACTTGTAATACAATAGGATGTCTTGCCAATAGTTTAACATTTGGTGGAAGACCTTGTTGCTGTTGTGTAGCAGCGGCAGGTCTCGGAGACATGCTTTGCTGAGATGCGGCAGACTGTGTGGCTGTCGGGGATTTATATGCTAAGTTTGTGGGTGCGTGATAAAATCGATCGCTTTCGGCTTTTTGACTAGCTAGCCAACTGGCATTAGTTTCTCCCGCCTTTGCGTTCGGACCGGATTTTCTGGCACCACCTCGCAATTGATTTACAAAATCGCCCAACCCTTCTTTAATTACTTCATTTACTTTCATTTTGAATTCGTTTAACTCCGCGACTAAATTTAGCAGGATCTTGACCTCTAATACTATTGATCAAACGACGCTCAAGTTCGTCTGCTTGATCTGCATCATATGTTTCTCGAATAAAATTAATAAGATTAATCGCACCTTGAATAACGTGGTTGGCACGACTTTCTACTAGGTTCTCCCTGTCTCGTTGTAAACGATAAGAGTCTAGTTCTTCCAATAAGCTACGAGTTTTTTTCTGCAAAATAAGGCTCCAGATTAACTATATTTATAAAATTTTTAAAAGTTCAGGTAGAGGTTTTCGGGGTTATTCTGTTTTCTTCAATCCTGCTAACATAGCTTTGAGCTTGGTATTATTTGCTTCACCGTGTACTGGTTTATCTAAACTCCAACCTTCCCTGGGCTGTGCTCGCTGAAACCCAGATTCAGGACTTCGATCATCATCACCGACTGTACTTTTTGGTTTAATTTGATTCATTATACTACCGACCTGTGGTTTAATAGTACCAGGAGTTCCTTGCGCCTCTTCACCAGGATCGGTAATACGTAACGTTTCAATGTCGAAATCTAAGTCAACTTTCATACCAACACCGCTAGAACTACGAGTTTTCATCAATTGAATCTGATATCTTCCACGTTCACGCATTGCTCTACTTGTAAAAATACCAAATACATTATCTGCGGTGTTAATTTTACTAATACCGCCCGATATATGACTATGATCAAATTCAATTTCTTCCACTGCACTACGATTTAACTGACTGGCTGTGACCATTAAAATTTGAAATTCACGGGCCAGATTACGCAATTCTTCAGACACATATTTGTCTTTAACAAATAAATCATTTGGACTAACTTTGGCACTAACTGGCATTACCAAATCCAAATAGTCCACCATAATAAAGTCAGTTTTACGTCCGGTTTGTACTTCGAGTTCTTTAAGATATGCACGAATTTGATTTACGTTGCTTTGTGCTGGCATATACTTAATACGTAAATTACCTGATTTTTTGCCTGCCATTTTCACTTTAAGTTCAACAGTTTCCATATCCTTAAATACTTCTCTTGTACTAACATTGGCTACCATACTATCCATGCGCATAGCACACAATTCTTCACTGAGTTCTAATGTAAGAAATACCCCGTTAAGTCCTTGAGTGACCCAATTAATTGCAATATTTTGCATAAACAATGACTTGCCTGATCCTGACCCGCCTGCAAAAATATTCAATTCGCCGCGATTCATGCCGCCAAATAAACGCTTATCTAAGGTTGGCCAGCCTGTGCTAACTTGACCATTATTATCTTTAATTTTCATTAACCTGGATCTAGGATCAGCAAAATATTCTGTACCCATATCTTTAGTTAAACTGATTTGCACTGCGTCTTTAATGAGTTTTTCCACCGGATCAAAATCGCCTTTTTCAATCATATCGGCGGCTTTGAGGATAGCTCTTTCTAATTCTTGTTTTTTAGTGAACCCTTCGAATTCACTCATAAACCAGTCATAATGATTGTCGCCTAAGTCGGGTACCGGTTTAAGTTCAGTCCCTGTTACTGCTGCTAACTGATCCCTAGTGGGCATTGCTTTATATTGTTCTACATGATCTTTAATAAACGTTGCCACAGGTCGTAGACTGCGATCAAAGTTTTCTGGATTGTAAATATTTTGCACTCGCAGATAACTTTCTGCATTTTGCATCATCATTTCTAAAAATAGCTTTTGTAAGTCCTGCGAGTATTCTTTTGTCATTTATTTTTCATTAATTTAATTTTTAAAGGATTTGTTTCTGCCGCGGTTAGTATTGCCTTTAGCACAAATAATTTCCCATATTTCTGAACAGCCGAGTTAATATCCTTGCAAGTTTCTCTCCAAACAGGAAAACTCACATCCCACCCATATTCGATAGCATGATCGATCATTTGTTTGCCAGGTTCATCCCAGTCTGGTACTACTATTACACGTTTGCCCAATGATTCGATCAACTCTGCTTGCTGTTCGCTTATTTGGTTGCCCTGCACACTGATCCCGTCAATACTCATAGCATCTATCGGCCCTTCACATACAATAACAAATTTATTGTTTGGTAACTGTTCGTCTAAATTAAAAACAAAATCCGAAGGATGGTTGCTATAGTATTTTGGTTTTATCCCGTCAACTAATGCTCTTGCAGTATATCCCACTATCCCTTGTTTGTATTTAAACGGAATAATCACTCGATGACTTAATTTGTGTTCTACTTCGGGTGTCCAATAAAAATCATATTTTTGAGCATTTAACCCTCGATCTCGTGTAATGTAGTTTACTGAATCAGAGAACAGGGTGGGCAAATTATTATAATCGGCCAAACGGTAAAATTCTGCCAATGCCCAAAAACTTTTAGCTTCCTTGGGTAACTCTCTTATTTCAAATTCGATTTTTTCTTCGGGTTCTTTAACATCTGCGGGTTCTATTAGATCTTTAATTCTGACAGCTTCGATTACCAGTCGCTGAACTTCGTTTTGATCTGCACCCAACCATCTCAGTAATTTTCTAAATTTAAAACTTAATGGGCGCCCAGGAATATAGCTGGTTTTAAATTTACAATTGAAACAAGAATAGCTTACTCCACCGTCCGGATTGGAAATTACCCCGCCGCGTCCCCGAGTGTCCAGTGACTCGCCGTTATGTTGACAACAAACCGCGTTGAAAGAAAGCCAACCAGATTGGCTTTTTCTTCGTTTGGCTGGCAATAAACTTAATGTGTAATCTTGAACCGCATTGAACATCAAAGTATTTTATACTAAATTACAGACAAAGTCAAAGAAATTATCTGTAATTTATATTATAAAATTACCGCTTCGATTAGTTTTTCGCCGGTATCTTCGCTAGATTCGAGTGCGATTCCAAAAGACATAAAGCTCAATGCAGATCCCGCAATTGCGACCCCGGCGGTTTCTGAAGCAATTAAACTATCGCCTTTGTTGACTGGTCCTACTACTCTGACTGGTACACGACCTTTTAACGCCACAGCCTGACCGTCGGCTTTTTCATTCATTAAAAATGCCGGAGCTTCACTGATTACCCCGATTGGTCTGCTGCCAACTAAACTGGCCGTTACTTCTGCGGAACCACCGACAGATACTACCGTGCCAGTAGTATAGTTAACATCAGTCAAGTATTTTTCTGCAATGTCGGCATATAGAGCATTAACTGCGGTTACAGTTAACGTATTAGTACTTGGATTATAGTAGAATCCGCTGTTGGTGTATGCCGTTGAATTAGCTCCCTGGGTGTTCACAAACACTGGATAATAGTTCGCATTTGTTGTTTGGTTTGCCGCATTAATAGTAGTGCTTGGCCCTGTTGGTCCTTGTGGACCTTGTGGACCTGTTGACCCAGTTGGACCTTGTGGACCTTGTGGACCTTGTGGACCTGTACCCGATCCTGCAGGTCCTGCCGGGCCTGTTGGTCCTTGCGGGCCCTGTGGGCCACCTGCCGGACCTTGTGGACCTTGCGGGCCTGTTGCACCTTGTGCACCTGTTGGACCTTGAGGACCTTGCGGACCTGTACTACCAGTTGCACCTTGCGGACCTTGCGGGCCAATCGAGCCACCGCCCGAAGTAACTGCTGCATATCCGGATACTGCACTACTAAAAGTCAATACCGCTTGTGTGTTACTGACAAAGGAAACAGATGGATAATCATATCTACCCACATATGATACACCAGTGTTATCAATTGGTTCAATATTAACATACTGAACGCCTAAATTATGGTTGATAGTCCAAGTTGTACTTGGGGTAGTTTGTGTGTGTATGTATCCGCCACCCGAATCGCCCTTAGGACCTTGTGGACCTTGTGGACCTGTCGACCCAGCTGGGCCTTGTGGCCCTTGTGGACCAGGTGAGCCCGAGCCCGATCCTTCCGGGCCTGCCGGGCCTGTTGGTCCTTGCGGGCCCTGTGGGCCACCTGCCGGACCTTGTGGGCCTTGTGGGCCTGTTGCACCTATTGTCCCAGCTGTACCTGCTGGACCTTGTGGACCTTGCGGACCTGTCGACCCTGCTGGACCTTGTGGGCCAGCTGGTCCGCCACCCGAGGTAACAGCTGCCCACCCCGAAACAGCACTATCAAATGTCAATACCGCTTGTGTATTACTAGCAAAGGAAACAGATGGATAATCATATCTACCCACATATGATACACCAGTGTTATCAATTGGTTCGATATTGACGTATTGTATACCTAAGTTGTGGTTAATAGTCCAAGTTGTACTAGCAGAACTTTGAGTATGGATGTATCCGCCAGTTGCCCCCGAATCGCCTTTAGGCCCTTGTGGACCTTGTGGACCTGTACCGCCCGGCGAACCCGGTAATCCTGCTGCACCGTTAGTACCAGCCGGGCCTTGTGGTCCTTGCGGACCTGTTGCCCCAGTTGCCCCAGGTAATCCTTGTATTCCGATTGGTCCTTGTGGACCTGTTAAACCTACCGGACCTTGTGGTCCTTGTGGACCTTGTGGTCCTACTGTGCCGACTGCGCCGGCTAAACCTATCTGCCAATTATTATACGTTCCACTGCCAAGTACGCCAGATACGCTAACAATCAATTGACCATTTGCTGTAGTATAACTAGTAATATTACCAGTCATCAAATCTGAACCATCATAAGCAATAATTACTTCTTGCCCAATGGAGTATGCTAACCCTGCTTCAACAGTTAAAGTATGTGTTCCTGTGCCAATAGTTAAATTAGTGGAAGATATAGTTGTATATTTGTCGCCAAATACCCCGTCAGCTCCTTGGGGTCCTTGGGGTCCTTGGGGCCCTTGTGGGCCACTCGACCCGAGTGTTGAAGTTACATTTGCAAAATTTTTGTTTATTTTATTAAATGCATCTCGTAAATTATCTCCAGTCCCGTCGTTGGGACTGGTGCCGATATTAATATTTCCAAATGAACTCATGTTTTAACCCAAATAATAGTTGTATTTATTCAATTTAAATTATTCATGATATTGGGTATACATTAGTTTATTTCTTGCCGTTCGATACTTGACACCACTTTCTGATTATTGCCACTTGTACATACTTCAATCACAAACTCGTAATATTTACCATGCAACCCATCTCGCGCCAACTGATAAGTAAATCCTGTCGGAGCTTGGGATGTTATAGAACTAGATTGATTACTTGCTATAATGTAGCTTGTTGTATTAACTCGTTGTGGGTAGCGTGGTTCTGCAGACATTTTAATTTGCCTTCGTATTATTTCCAGGGGCGTCCTTCTATTAGTCCGCCGGCATTCGGCTGCGAATCAGGTTCAATATTATTTCCTACATAAGGATTAGGCAATTCAGTTTTATCTAATAGATGACGACGGCCATCGGATATACGTTTAGCAGTTGCAAGTGCTAGTTTAGCATCTTGTTTTTGTTGTCGTGTGGTTAAATGTGCTATTCCATTTGCGGACATAATTTACTCCTCGGCAGAATATTTAGGATACATGCTAATACTATCACTACGCATATCAGCAGGATTTTTACTGTGATGCATGTCTGTACCTGCAGGGAAAGCCGCGGTTATTGGAAATATCTGTTCGTTAGGTTTCGTGGTTGCACGTGCAACACCTGCCAATCTAGCCAACTGTTCCAATTCGCTGGTATTTTCGGGCTCTTGTTGTGCTACTATTTCAACAGTATTTACTTGCGGCATCTGTTCTGCTTGTTCGGCATCTACCAAATCTGCCAGTGTTCTTAAAAGTTCTGCTATTTTCATAAATTGTTGCCTATTAGATATTTATTGTATTCCGTATGTTATCGAGGGATAGAACTAATTAATAATTGGCCACTGGCTCCATAGTTATCATCAACATAAGCCGCAACGTTAGCGGTACCGGTGTTGACCACCACTGCGTATGTATAACTTTCTCTATCTAACACCGCGACATCATTGCTACTTAATGTAACAGTACCTAATCCAGCTGCAGAGTTTACTATAGTTACATTAGCACGTAAAACTACATTAGCATCGGCATTAACATAAGCATCGACAATGTTAAATTGTAAGGCATACCCAGTAATATCAACGGCTTTTTGATCACCGTTTTGCACTTTAATTTTTAAAATATTATCTACACCTTTGTAGATTTGTATTGGTCGTGTATACACTACTCTATTCCTTTGCGTGATAGTGGGATCTGTAGTAACTTGTACTGTGACCCATTGATCATATAAAAACGAATTTATTTGTTGCATTATAGAGTATTTATTCAAAAACCATAATCAAATCACACAAAATTTTTGGATTATAAATACTCTGTGACTGAAATTCAAGAACTACTGGATAACTACCCCTTTTTAAGTTTCGTAACTTATGGTGGTAATGAATATATCGGGATTATACAAAACATCGATGATGTTATTACCAGCATCTACGATTTTAGTATGCTTAAAACCCCCGAGCAGAAACATCTCTATCTAGAATTAGGAGAGGCTTGGTGGTGGGAAAGTAATAGGATGGTTCCTATTAATATTTTCTTGAAAACAGAATGGATATACTTTAAACCTTGCTTAAAAACATTCAACAGCAAAGATGTAGAAGTAAAATATGGCCCAGCATTGAGCCTTAAAGAAAATGCTCAAAAACGTTCAAAGCGACGTAGTATTACATTAGTTCGTCGGATCGTTTAAATTCATATTAACTACCACAAGTTGTGAATAGGCCAGACTATGGCTCTTCTTGAAATAATAACTGTCATCAGCAGGTTTTTCCCAAATGGTTTCAGCAACTTCTTTCCACGGTTTCCCTATTAAATGCCGCTTTGCAGGCCTAATCACTGACAAAAACATGGCCAGCCTGGGAATACTGTCTATGTGCTCGGGCATTTTCATCATAGTGTCATAATGATTATTAATGTGAATTAACTGCTCACAGAATGCACGATCACGCAACTTGCTCCAGTCGGGCTCGCGAGTCATTAAATCTATTAGATGTTGCTCGCTGGTAATCCTATTATAGATATTCACATTAAGAAAGTCCAACTTTAAATATCCGCGAGATTCTGCAACTTGATAATCCAAGCTAGCTTGTCCAGTAAAAGGGTCTACTGGGATCTTTTGAAAATAGACACCGGTATTGTGCTTAGTGATATTGCCATCCTTGATAATACTAGCCGGGGTATGCACTAATAAAGCAAGAATTTGATCTCTGTTAGCAAAATCTATGTCAATGTCTGAGTTAAATTTTTGATCCATATTTTAATAAAATCCAAGTTGCAATGTCATCGGTGCATTCAAATTCTACATATCTATTAGACATAGTTTGGTAAACATTGTCCCAAACAGAGGGATTGTATGTCCAACTAAAATCCTTATGGACAGTATATCCGATATTATCTAATCCTTCGAGTATTCTGTAGATCTCGCCGACGTCGTCTAATAGTATAGTAACTGTTGTCATCAAAAATATATAGATTTTACAATCCTGCTTCCTGTAAAATATTTTTAATATACTCAGTATCTGCAACATAATCTTTGAATTTTTGTTGCCAAAAATCAGGATCGATCCACGGTATGATTAATTCAATTTGTTCGTCATTGAGTTGACTTAATAAGGTAACTCCTGTGTCACAATTAAACACAATCCACGGGCTGATTCTACCATTGGATATGTGATGACATATTCTATTAACATTGCCGGCACGAAAATAGTTACTAAAATTGTTTTGTAATTGTTGACTATTTTCTGCATATTCCTGCATTTCCTTAAATGCTCGATCTAATGCGTCATCGACACTTTCTTTACGCATATATTGTTTAAGCCACTCAACGTAAAACTCATCCTTGGTCCATTGATCCAATTTTTTATTATTTTTAAGTAGCCAGTCAGCGAAACTGCTAAAATTTACACAACGAATTCCACGACAATATCTGCCGAATTTTACAAATGCCGAATAGAAATTACTGGTGGCAAAATCCTCGTAAGTTTTTAACTTGGCACTGCCTTGAGTAATTTCGTAAAATCTTAAATACGCCTTAAATCCCAGCTGAACATCGGGATCAGACTGATTTCGTGCCCTGCGTTTAGGCTCACAAAGGTGTACAGCCAGTGTACTCTCCTTTGCATAAGTCTTTTTGCAGTATTGGCAAGTATAGTTCAACCCAGTTCCTTTTTAATCTCAGCATCGGTCATACCAAGGTTTTTGGCCAATTCTTTTAACTCTTTATCTGTGTTAATGCTAGCCAGCAATGCCGCTTCATCTTCTTTAATATGTGGAAATAATTTAATAATAAATTTAATTGCTTTGCTATTGCCGCTTTCTTTCTTTTTACTGGCTTGCCAATAATGTCTTTGTGTGCCCATGTCGGGGCTAACTGTAGTGCATAGCAACCATTGTAATTTAGGGTGGCGACCAAGGTCAAAGAAATTTCTATTTACTTTTTCATTAGTCGAACGCAAATACCATTCTTGCAAATCTGCAGAACCTTGTACACTGGCGGCATATCTCAACATTAAATAAGGACTAAACTTTTTGCGTTCTTCCTCATTGAGATCATCGTAAAAGTCTCTGTTTTTACGATCAAGTTGAGTCATTTCATTGTTAATTGATAGCTTATCCATTTTCTTTAATCAAGTGATATAGCATTATAACACGATCTACTTCTTCTTGTAAAGCCTTGTTGGTCTTTGCAGTCTGTCGAATTTTAATCCAAAGATTGTGTTCGTCTAGTTCAATTTGACTAGCAGTTCTGCCAACTTCAAATCGTTCGCTGTGTGGGGCACCGAACTCTCTGGCATAGGTAACCCCACTTGCACGTTCGTAAATATAAGTTACACCCGGTTTAAGTTTTCCCATTTTCTGCCTCCTGTCCGGGTAATCGACTTATTTCTTTACCCGGAAAATCCCATTGTTCATAAGACTTGATTGTATCACTGTCCCACTGTTTAATAATTTCATAAAAAATATTTGCAAGATATTGCTGACTTTTTGGACTACCATGGTACCCAGGGTCTTTATTTTCTACCGGATATAACCAAGTGGCATGCTGGGGCAACATTTCGTTTTTGGTAATCAGATATTTGTCCGGAATAAATGAAGGAATGATGTTCCGTACTGTATCAGCCGACCATAAGTTATCCGGCAATACAATAAATTTAATACCCGCCGCATAGGCCTGTACTATCCCATCACGCATGATCCAAGTGTCAATTTGCAATTTCCAGTTGCTGTCATAAAGATAACTGACATAAGATTTAACTGCCTGTTGAGTAGCACTATCTAATTTAGGACATCTGTCAGAATGTAGATAATTTTCTGCAAGACTGGCGATTGGTTCACAAATTAACGAATAAGGCTGTTTACCATAGTTTACATTTTTAATACCCAGCTCAGATTGATATCCTACGGAGTTTGATACTTTTGCAGGAATCTCCATACGATCATGGAACGTAGGGGCTATGATAGCAAAATCGGGCTTCTGGCGTATGACTTCATCAATTTGAAGCCTGATTCCGCCGTTACTACACCCCGGTCGTGCAAGTTGTACTAATTCCCAATCGAGTTGTTGGGCTAATAACTCTCCGTAACTTGTATCGGGAAATTCTTTACTGGCAGCACTAAAACTACATCCACATATGACCAGTTTTTTCTTCATACATGAGATTTTACCAAACTTTGGTGTAATTTATCACTTCACATTGTCGGCTAATATCTTTAACAAAGTAAACACATAATGGTTTTTCTTTGTCTGTTTCTAATGGAACTGCCAACATCTGACCTGGCTTCAATTTAGGAAAATACCATTTAATATCTTGATAAATGTCCACTACTTCGATCTTAAAGAATTCAGGTCTAAAACTACCCATGGGATTAAATGCAAATGCGCTAAAACCACGATCGTTGATACTGGTTAACGGCACAACTTCCAGATCTCCCAAATCTGGTTCTCCTATTAGTATTTGCCAATCCATTGGCATCTTAATAATATTCCCGCCTATGTTTAGTACTAATGCAGGGCTATTAAATGATTCTAAAAAGATAAGCGGTATGAAAAAATAATCGGGGTCTTTTGGATCACTGTTGTCCAGCACACAAAACCTTACGTCATCTACTTCTTCGGGTATCTCGTTAAGTTCATAGCTGGTGTTTTCTAAAGTTAAAAGTCGCATATTTGTATAATATAAGATTTACATCTGTTTGTCAAGATTGCCAGTCTATTTTTTCCAGACTGAATGGGTAGTTGGCTTCTTTGTAGAATGATTTTCGTTTAGTAAGATGTCGTTTGGCAAATTTACAGGTGCTTGTGATGTCCCAAATTTCAACGTGGTCCTTGTCTTGAGCTTTCCTAATACCTCGGCCAATAGATTGTATAACCCTAACAAAGCTCTTTCCGGGTTCCACAAGAACCAAATTAAAGATCCGAGGAATATTAATCCCCACAGCGGCCACACCATAAGTCGCCACAATAACTTTCCCATCTGCGGTAGCCACCTCATCATATTCTTCCTTTCGATCCTTGGCCTTTGTTGCGCCACTAACAAATACAGCATCTTTGATTCTGCTGGTCAATTCCTTGCCCGGGCCCACTCTATCTACTAGAACTAATGTGTTACCTGACTCCGCTATCTTACTGATCATATTGCTCATATAATCAATTCGTTCTTGTGTTTCTAACAAATATCGTAGCTCTTGCTGATAGTCTTTGTATTCTACATAGTCTACCATCTGTACTATATTTACATGACAATTACTCAAGTGGCCTGCTTCTTGAAGTTCGTTGGCGCTGAGTTTTCCTACCACTGGCCCGATGCAACAAAATAATGCTTGAGCTGCATATTCTTCTTTTGGTATGGTCCCCGTTAGCCCCCAACGGATCGGTGTATTGGCAAATACGCTGGTTAACAAAGTTTTTAATGCATCTGCTTTAGCACTATGGCAATTAGATACAACTGCGCCATTAACAATATAGTTGTGATCATTTTGAATATGTAGGTTATACACCAATTCAGGTTTTGTGATTTCTGTTTTCTTTATTAATTTCATAATGTTATTAATTTCTTAATTTTTTCCTGTGTGTTAACATCAAACACAGTATAATCAATATTGCCAATTTTCTTAGCAGTTAAACAAATCCATTCTTTGTTTACTAGGATTACATTATAACAGCTATTTTCGGCCCATTGCAACAATGCAGTATATTTTGCCATAAATTTTTGTTCGGAACATAATTCTATCGGTTTTACTTCGATGCAAGTTTTGGTTATGTGATTTACAAAATCAACTATATAAACACGTTCTTTACTGTTATACTGATATGGTATTCTCAGAGTTTCATATAATGCATCTTTATCAAAATACTGATACAATGCCTCCCAGCTTGATCGGTAACGCTTACCATTATACTGTGCATCCCAATGAGTATTTCTATTATTAGAGTTCGGAGTAAACTTACCTGATAAAATTAGTGATTTCATTAATTTAGAATGTGCCTCTTTTTGATCAGCTGACATTCGTTTGCCGTACATACCGTTGTTTTTACCTTTGTTCTTTTCACTAATTTTTAATTTAGATTCTTCTGTATGCGGTGTACCCAGAAATCCTGTTTTCCCTTTGTTCCAAGGAATACCTGTATTTAAATTGTTTATTATTTTATTTTTATGAATATGCCAACAAGAATTACCACCCAATTTGGCTAATTCTGTCTTGATTTCTTTTTCTGTTTGTGCACCGTCAAGTAAGTTATCAACGTTTTTAACCCATATATCCGTTTTTTTGTTTAGCAGGCGCCTTTTAAACTTCTGCAAATCTTTACCACTTATTAATATACCGTTTGATAACTCAACTGTTTTATTTTTATAATCCACAATTCTGGTAATTTGACCATAATGTGTTAACAAGTTATTAATATCTACAATCCAACTATTATTTGTTTTTTTCATTAATGCATCTGCTTTAGCTGAATGTACTTATGTTTTATTTATTATTTCGTGATTTTCGGTCAACTCATCGGCCCTGCACCAACCCAAGTTAGTCAAAAATTTATGGTTACCAGTTACTTCTATTATAGTCCCATTATCAAATTCTAACTTATACATTTTTTCTGACTCAGAATTTGTTAAATTTATGTGCTGTTTTACCACCGTGTCTGTTTTAAATTCTTTTGCGGTCTCAGAATAATTAATGATTACATCACCAACAGCAACATCTTTTATGGGCTTATATCCGTCCACTGTTAATACTAACGAATCGCCGGAAAAGCATTCATCGACCATAACACAAACCACATTTTCTACGAATTCACCGATAGTCATATCGGCTTCGTAATTTTTTGTATTTTTAAGTAAAGCATTGAGGCTTTGCCAAGTGCATATTGTATGTGTACGGTTATACTCTTTCCTGTCGCCGAATAATACCCCAACATCCAGCCCCATATTAATATAATCGGCTTCGGTCTGTGTCACAAGACTTTTGCTGGGCACAATAACTATGCTACGACCATATTTTTGCACACTTGCAGACAATGCCGCTGTCATAATAGTTTTACCCGCACCTGTAGCCACTTCCTGTATGCATTGAGGATTTTCTAAAAATTTATTTACAATTTCAACTTGATAATCTCTCATTAATATCGGTTGACCTTCTGCCGGATGTCCTTTTGGCCATTTGATATCTTGGAATGTTGTTTCTGTAACAGGGTCAAATTCAAATGTAGTGCTGTATTGCCGTAAATCATTTACTTCTATATCGTAACCCCGTTCGTCCAAAAACGGCAAAATTTCGGGCAACAAGTTAATATATGTAGTGCCTCCTAGATTAAAATAAGGAACTTTGCCGTCCCAACGACCAAGACGTACTGCTGGCAAGTACCTTGCTCCAGGAATCTCATATTTAAACTTATCAACTAATCGTTTCCGATCAGTTAATTCTACGTTATGAAGTTTACAATTAACTTCATCTTTAATTTCAATTATACAGGTTGTCATTCGATGTAAAAAATCTTTTCTGCGTTAAGCAACCAACTGGTTTTTCTAGAACCGACCATTAATGAACTTTCACTGACCATACAACGAATGGGTGTATTTGCATTTTCTGATCTTAAGTATTTAATTTCGTCGGTACTGGTCTTGGGTATTCCAGTAGCATATACATATACCGGCAAGCGGTTAGTGGATCTTGCATATTCCACTATATCGAGTAATGAAGTACTGTCTTTGGGGAAATGATATAGTCTTTTGACTGTACACATAATTTGTGCAGTGTTTAGCTCAGTGGTACTGCCCGATAAAAACTTTTGCAATATTTCATCTGCGACCTCATATCCAAGAATCTCGGAATTATCTATCAAGGATAATAAATTATCGTACCCGAATCCGCCCAGTTTATCATTGATATATTCTTTCAATGAATCGCTGGCATTTTCTATATCATATCCTGTACCGGTATCAACTAACTTAATAGCAAATCCACGACTTTCGACATCAAGTATTTTTTGATATAGTTCTTGAATCTCTTGATCCACTTCAATTTGTCGATTTTCTGCAATTGTGCATAGCCAATTGATTGCATTTTCAGTTAATCCTAAGATCCATACTTTCTGATCGTGATCAAATTTAACCGATCCTTGACCATCACGACCCTGAGCTTTAATTACATTAATTAATTCGGAATCATATGGAAATCTCAATACTATCCTTTGATTTTCTATATATGCTCGTTTGCTTCTATCAATTTGTCTAATAGGGAATCTAAAGTTATCTAGCTCGGTTTCGTCAGGCACAAGTACAGGCACTTTCAATTGACTCAATTGTTTACGATATTTACTAACAATCTTAACTGCCAATAGTGCTTGTTTGTCAGTGTACCCGCGAGACAATTCCGAAGTTTGAATTGCTAAACTGTCAACAATTTTTACATCGTATCTGGCTAAACTAACAGGGCAAGGTCGATAACCAAACATTCCCAGTTTTTTATTATTTTCATCTCGATATCCAGCAATGAATTCAAGATAATCTTCGACGTAATAAAATGTGCTCATGAATCTATTATATAGTAAACAGATCGCAAAGTCAAAAAAAATCCTGCATAATGCAGGATTAAAAATACCAATCGATACACGAGTTAGTTAAGAGCTGTATCGGTTGGGATTTGCAGCAAGCCGCAAATTTTTATTCTAGAGGGTCGGTGATATTCCAATGGATGACAACTCTGCCAAAATTTGAAATTGATCCCACGCTAATTTGGCAGCAGGATTCTTTTCAATATCCGAATCAATCAATACTGTTTCTAACCAGTAATAGGGCAAACGCTGAGGATTCGCTCCAAATTTACGGGGCTGGTGTAGTTTGCCCATCTCAAATAGTTCTATACTGACACTGCGAAAACGGCCTTCGTCCTCGTCAGCATAGTTGCCCCACTCGGGCATACTCCAGATGCTGCCCGCACCTCCGTTGCCGCCGCCATACCCTTGCCAAATACCTTTCCATTGATCGTCATCGTGGGGATCAAAATCTGTGCGGGCAATGATCACAAGTACATCTCGAATGCCGACCTTGCCTTCTACAATATCTCGCACACAGCGGCTATAACTTAATCCGATCCGCATTTTAGTTTAATTCTCTGTAGGTAGCAGGTTCCACTCTTTGACGATTGCCAGCATTTCTTCTTCGGTGTTGCAAAGAATCTTACAAGTCTTCCAATCGTCGTCATAATCTCGACCACCCACTTCGACCATCCAACCGTTGTCATAACGGTTGATGCTGATGCTTTCATTTACTTTTGATAATTTGTTTAAAAATGCCATTTTATGCTTCCTCTTTCTTTGTTAATACTGTAAATCCAGCGTCTACAGCTTCATCGGCTTCGTATTCTGTATCTACAGAATACAAAAATAAATTGCCGTCCCATACCTCGTACATAATAATACCTTTAGATTAATTTGTCAATTTCTTTTTCGGATTTATTTGCCAGAATAGCAAACATCTTTTTCTTTTCTTCACGCTCTTTAGCCAACCGTTGACGTTCAACTTCTTTGGCTTCGAATTTCTTACGCTTCTTGTCGTCACTCATACGCAAGAGCATATCGTATTGTTGGGCACGTGCCCAACCGGTTAAGAATATCTCTACCTGACTAAATGTACCTATAAAAAGTTCAGCATCACGAGTGTAAACTGGCAAAGCGTCGATGTCAGGGAACACTGCGACCTCGTCCTGATCAGAGGAAGTAGAGCCCCACCCACTCTTGGGACTAGCAAGGCGAAACCCCAAGGATTTAGCTTGTTCTTCGATTCGACTCCAACGTTTATAAGTTGTATATCCGCTCATTTTTTCTTCAATCCCAACAATATTTTTTCTTCATCAGTAAGTCTGGCTAGAAGTTGTGCTTTGGCTTCTTCTTTCCGTTGTTTGGCTTCTGCAGCTTCACGAGTACGACGATCAGCTTCTTGGTGAGCGATCCACCATTCTCGAAGTTCGTCATCTTCTAACAGAAGAAAATCTTCTTGTTCATTCTCTTGTAAAGCCAAAAGGGCCTTACAAGCAATACGAGTTACTTTATCAAGTTCCCGTTTCAGACGCCGAACTTCGCCATCGCTACTACGAGTAGCCCAATCCGTATCGTAACTTTGACAAGGCATATAACCCCTTTAGCCTATTGCTATACAAAAGATAATCAAGGCAATAATTGGGTGACCGCAAAACAATGCAAACAATGCGATCACTGATCCAAAGAATATCCGATCATCATTCATATAACTTTTCCTAGACCGGAATAGATCAATTGATCTAACTCTTTTGTAAAATCTTGGCCTGTCCTACGTTTGTGCCACACTTGCGTTAATAAGCTATGAAAAGGTTCCGGCGCAGCAGAATCCCGGAGTCCTCGACTGTCTAGTTCGTCTAGTAGATCGTCATCATCAAACATATCTAAATCAACATTAACATCAATATTTATATAAGCCATTTTTGCTATCCTTTTATATTATCGAAACCGGACTTACATCATACGTGGTATGAATGCCGGTTACGCACACGGCAGGGGTAATTTTACACGGGCTTAGTGCAAGTAGTCAATGCCATCGACTTCCAACGCAAAGGGAAACTCTTATACAAATCTGCAATTTTCAAAGCCATACGCAAACTCATTTCGCGCAACTTGTTCTTATTCTCATCCATAAACGACAGGATCTCATCCTGACCAACTTGGCCAAATTCATAGTCTCGAAACAATTCACCATCGTTGGCAATTTGCTTAATACGCAAGAATTTGTCACGCATGGTGTCAAGTGTCAAGTCCAAATAGTGACAACGGCTTTGCAAGGCATCCAAGTGATCACGAAGTTTTTGGCTTCGCATAGTATCAAACTTCAAGTTCGTGATAAAGATCACACTTCCATTAAAGTTGAAACTGTCAGGGACACCTTCACGGCGCAACATATTGCTATCACTCAACCAAGAAATCTTACGCTTCTTACCCGAGTCCAACGCACCTTTCAGCAAGTTCAAAGCAACATCATCCAACAAAATACTATCACAGTCATCGAACACCAACACACAATTGGGATCGGAATATTTGTACAAAGTGCAATACAAACCCAATGCGGTAGCAGAACCTTTGACTACTTCTGCACGAAGGCGCTTGCCTGCAATTTGATCAAAAAGACAAGCCTTTTCGATTTCGGTTTCTACACCGTGAGATTTACCAACGCCGGGAGGTCCTGAAACAATCATTGCACGAATGTCGCCGTTGGTGGATGCTTTGGTCATCTCAGTGAGAATATCAAAACGTTCACGGATGCGTTCAATCGCTTGTTCATCTGTTTCTGTCGGGGTCAGGACTTCCGTCGATTCTTCGACAACATTATTCAAATTTTCTACTCCATTTACAAACTCATAAGCATCGGTTCCCGACACTTTAATACGAATGACATCAGGAAACCCAGGAAAAGCGTCACCGTTTTTGACTGTTACAAACCCACCAGTGGCAGTACGCTTATACTGATCTACCAACTCAAACACTTTACCTTTGATTTTTTGATTACGGTAAGTGCCTTTGGTGATGCGGATAGTTGCTGACATTTACTAACTCCTGTTGCGTTATTGTAAGTTTATATTATACAATGATTTGGTTTTTTAGTCAACCAAATCGACTTGAACTGGAACTAATACTTCGGTTTTACCGTCGGCAGTATAGCGGTAATTAAATCCGAACCCCACCGGAGCGACCGTGCGTTTCACTTGGGCAACGCTGCGTTCGTGTGCAAGATTTTGCAGAGCCATTGTCACTGCTACTTGATGTGAATGAGTACAGATGTTAGTGGTGCCGTAAACCGTAGTGTAAAAGCCAACACCGTCAACAATTACACGAATTTTTTGACTATTTTTCAAGCCTGAAATGTAAGTCGGTTTACGCATCTTCAACTCCTGTTTTGTTACTGTATGTCATTATTATAGCAAAACACCCAATTTCAGTCAATACCCGCCAATTTGACAGGGTATTAATTTGTAATACTTAAGTATTACTTTTTAGACACTTCGTTCAAACGCTCAAGCGCCTCTGCTTTGTGCAACTCAAAATCGTATTCCAATTTGAGCAGATACACTATAAAAATGCCGCCGAGACCAGCCAAAATTTCATTAGTGCTAAACACATTAAATGCGACCACCAACCCTGCGTAACATGCGATAACGTAGGCGATCAATTTGGTAACGCGCAAAAGCGCCGTTTGTTTTGGGGTCATAAACTTCCTTTCTTTGTATACTACATTATAACAAATATGCGAATTAAATGCAATACCCTTATAAAAACAAGGGTTAATACCTAAGTGTTACTCTTCAGATTTATCGTTTGCATCTAGATGCTGTTTGACTACCCGCATCAGCTTACGGCTGGTGTCGTATACATATTCCTTAGCATCGTCTTCGGTGTTGACTACAAGGATAAAACCGTTTGCGGCTTTGCGAACTTCGAGTGATTCGAACATATTGGCTCCAAAAGTTAATTGATTCATAATAATAGCATATTATTGAATAATAGTCAAGCGATTCGGCGAAACACGGTATGTAATACTAAACTGGCACTGTCAAAATTTGATTCCATATGGGGCAAATTTGCAAAACCATATGCAATGGCGCCCATGTCTCTATAATAAGTATCACTGGGCCACCGTCTTTTCTTTAACGGATAACTGTTTATAAGTAAACACTCATCGCCTATATGTTGATAATTTCCGCCGGTTAAGAGCTGGATTGCGATGGCTTCTTCATCAATTTTTAGTTCAACAAAGTTTTTAGCAAGTAAATAGACAACATACTGTTCAACCGTATCGTCTAAGTATGTATTTGCTATACTTTCACTTTCCATTATAAGATCATACGAAGCTGTTAGGAAATTTTGCCAACTCATACAATTATTTAGTAGCTGTCACAATAAACCAATTTGGCCGGCAACTTGTTGCATCAACGCCAATCTTTGTTGGGCACCGCGACTACTGTGCCAATGAATAATATTGGCATCGCTAAACGCACATCGGTTCCATTGATCTGCGTAATGCTCGCCGCCGGGTAACATAAATGCTTGATAGGCCAGTGCAGGTCTAATCATAGCTGCTGGCGGAATTTGTTGATGCCACGCCATAGTGTTTAATATGATTTGTTCAGTATTCCAATCAGATAAATCCCAATCGTGTGCCATGGCCAGTCCAATGTCCCAAGTTTCTTTTTTCATCGACGCTGGAAAATACCTAACACCCGCATTTAAAAAAATATCAAATGATTTATTATAACGATTGGGTGCTTGAAAAACAGGAGGGTCTGTTATGTTAAACATGGAAAAATAATCAAACTTTCCAAATATCTCTGTGTGAGTTATCATTAACGTATCGGGATCAGTATATAAAATATTACAAGGTTCGCTGGACCATAAATCGTAAATTTTAAAGAAAGTTTCTTTTAATGCTTGATGTATATTGTCGGTTTTGCCGCCGTAAAACACCAATTCCCAATCATCTTTAAGACATACTCGATGACTTAAAATGGATAAGTCGTGCATTTCTTGATACACAGGAAATATATTGTTTTCTCCGCTGCGATCAATATCAGGGCTCCATTTCGGGTCTACGACTTCGAATAATGATTTAACTAAATAATTCTTCATATATACGGGTCATTGATTTATGAATAGCGATACAAGCATCATCGTGCCTATGTAATGTGTAGCCCAAGTCTATTAGATAGGTTTTAAGTTTCTCGGCATTATCATCCCACCAACGATTATAACTCCATAATTCGTAAACTATCGGTGGATAATCATTTCCGGCAATGGTATTAATAGCACCGTCTAATACGTGTTGCTCTAGCCCTTCGACATCTAGTTTAATTGCACGAATTCGGCCCTTGAGTCCTAATGAATCTAAGGTCTTGACTTCTACTTCAGCCATTTGTCCATACCCTTGTGCAATGTCAGACTGATCCTGAACATATGAATTTAAACTGAATGCACCTATATTGGTGGCGGTATCATAATCGGGCAATCGAATCGATATTGTCTTGATTACATTACTCAGACCGTATGGATGTACTTGTATGTTAGTGATGTTATTTGATGTGATATTTTCGTTAATTATCGACACCATGTGAGGTTGTACTTCAAAAGCGTGGAATTGATATTTTTTATATTTTACGGCCAAAGGTAAGGATACAGATGCCATATTAGCACCCACATCTAAAAAAACCCCGTCGTTGAACTTTGACAACAGATAATCTAATATATCAACCACATACCATTCATATTCTCCGGTACGCAGTAATTGTTGACTGATAAGATCATCGGGATGATGGATATTCATTAAACCGTGACGAGTTTTAACCAGTAAAGGCAGATTATTTGTATTCATAATTTACACTTGTTTCGTTGATGCGATAAATGGTAGCACCATTTTTCAAATGGAATCTACGAGCCAATTCTGTCGGTGGACTTAATGTTACAAATTGTTTTACTCCGGGCATTTCAGATTTAATTTGTAATAAAACTTTCCTAAGTAATTCTTGTCCGGCACCTTTGGTGTAACTCCATATAGTGTAAAATACCATAGTGTCTAAATCAATCGACGGATTCAACAGATCGTCTTCATTAGACGGAACCCCGTGACACAACTTTGTACACACCATTGCTTTAACTTGATTATCATCGTCATCAAGTAATGCATAAACAAAGCGGTCAATGCCAAATCGGAATTCATGAGGTATATGCGGCCTTACTGGGTCCTCGTTGAGATGTTTTGATAACGGATCATCTATTCCGGTCAAAGTGTAAATCATAATTTATTTTACTGTTAATAAAGTCAAATGTCAACCTTGCAACTTACGATTTAGTTGCCATTAGTTTTTTGATTAACCATACACTATAATCGTTTATGTTGCCCGAGCCGTAATCATACAATCCAGGAGTGTCATGATGGTTTTTATGTAAAAATACCGGGTTGATAAATCTAGCTGCCCACGATACATTGACTGGAATAGGCACATTATCCGGTCCGAATGTATGCCCGAAACTATTTAATAAACATAACTTATGGAAGTTCAGAATAGCGCCCAACAACACAGAAATAAAAATAAAATTCGATAAGGCAAACAATATACCAAAGAAAGTCACTGGTATTATGGAATTATACTTTCTCAGATTTTTCATCCATTTGTACTCTCTTGCCAAATCCTTAACTATAAATGCGTTACTTGAACTTGAGTGATCGTCTAAGAACCAGCCGTAATATGCATACCATCGGCCGTTTTTTAATGTATGGGGATCTCGATCTGTGTCACTAAACTTGTGATTCGTTCTGTGAGTTGCTACCCAAGATACCGGGTCCCCCACTAAGGAACATAAATTAATTGCTGTTACTAACGGTGTAACCCACGGTTTAGGTGTAAATGCTTTATGACTCAACATCTTATGATAGCCCGCACTGCTAGCGAAATCACAAATAAAAAATACCATCACAGCACTTAATATAACATAAAAATTAATGTCGATGAATATTAATCCCAATATCAATGCTAAATGCATTAATGGGATTATAAACTTGTAAAGATAGCTGGGTTTGTATTTCATTTTTTTAATAGGTTGACTAGTATGTTTCCGGCGTCTAACATATAAAATTTATCACCGAAAACAGGATCTGTAGGCTTGTCATGATGTTTGTCATGAATCCATTCTCCGCCTAGCGGCAATATATATTCCATATACCATTTGTTAGTTGCACCGGTCGAATTGTGACTAAATGTGCGATGAATGCCTTCTACTAGATGTAAAGTAAACCAAGGAACTAGTAACATCCATACTGTCAATTTAAAATTAATAAGAGTTAATAGCACCAGCGGAATTAAAGTAAACAACACAGCATTTCTTCTTACCATATCATGACGATCATTATAAAACCATTTAGCATTCGCTGCATAGCGCAAACTAGTAGGATTTTTATAAAACGCTGTCAGAATTCCTTTAAGGCCTTTGATGTGGGTGTCCCGGTCAGTATCTGCGTGTGCATGGTGTGCGGTATGTAAAAAACTCCAGCTAATCGGACAAGCAAATCCATAAATCATGGGAAATAGCGAAAACCAAAACATAGTATTTGGATTGGCATCAAATGCCCTGTGGCAAAAATATCTATGAGTAACTGCACTGAAAATACTAATTGTAATAACGTGAATAATTACGGATACCAGAAACCAGTTCCACTCCCATATAAACAAGCTGTATAAAAATCCTAAGGCAGATACCCAATATAGTGCGGTGGCTTTTTTATTATCTAATGTAAACATATTCACTCCTTAATAACTTCACTTCTGTATACTTTTTTAGTCGGTGTTACTGCGCTGATTATTTCCATAGTATCGACTGTACGCATAACTGTCAACCCGGGATGTATTAAACATCCTTGTTTTAAAATCAAATCGTTTTTACTATTGCTGGGTTTTAATACTCTACTGCCTATTCCAACATAGACGTCGTCTTCAAGTGTGATAAAAGATGCTACGATAACGCCTCGTTGAAGTACAATATTATTACCGTAATTGCTGTGGTGACCTAATATTGTTCCTGCTTGAAATGCACAATAATTTCCTATTTTGGTGTATGCCGACAATATAGAATTAATACCAAAAAAATTACCTTTGCCGATAGTAGTAGCGCGGTTACTTAAATTAGCACTAGGATGTATAAGGTTAATGACGTTTAACGAATATTGTTCTGCAAGAGCAATGAAATTTTTTCGTTTATCGGCATCTCTATCCATCCCATACACCCAATTACTGCCAACGAACCAATTGTAATTGTCTTTTTCTTTTTCAAAATCAAAAGTTTTTTCGGAATATTTAACAGGAATGCCACTGATTGCATCAGTATTACCATAATAATCGCTATCCATTATAGCTGCAGATACTCCTCCCAATTCTTCGTATAAATCTGCATATAAAAATATTGCAGTATTAGATCCCATTAATATTAACGGTTTTGAAAAATCAATTTTATTGTTCATGGCCGGCTCCTGTCATGAATCTTTGTAGCCAGTAAAGGAATTAAATATTTTGCAATGTCAAATTCGTACCATCGTTCGCTATCATGAAATCTACCTGGCGCATGGTGATGATTATTTTGTAGTGCTCCACTGCCTTGCCAGAATATCCAGCTCAACCACCAAATATTAGTACTATGATCGCCGTTGTCATAACGTTGACTACCTATTCTGTGGGCAGCAGAATTTGTAATACAAGTGAAGTGCCATCCTATAAACCCGGCCAAGCCCATACTAAAAATTAAAATTCTGAAATCTATTAGAGCTAAAATTATAGCCAAACCCCACCAAATAGATATTTTGTATTTTTCTAATCTCGGATAAAATTTATCTTTCAGCAAGTGACGGGTGGCCATTAATACTGGACTGCTTATTTTTATAGTGGAAAGATACCAACCCAAGTATGCGTGAAAAAATCCTTTTGTAGGAGTATGAAAATCTTTGTCAGTATCACTAAAAGCATGATGTATGATGTGAATACTAGCGAATCCCATAGGGCTACCGAAACCACCCATCAATGCCATAATGCTAAAAAATTTTGCAACTAGCGGATGGCATTCGAACGTTTTATGTGCAAAGTATCTATGTAAAAAAATGCCTTCGCCTATTACATAAAATAAGAGCCAAGAAACAAAGGTCAATAGTAACCAGTAATAGCTTGCAGTATAATAAAGATATACAATCGACGATATGGCCAGTATATGTTGCGGAACTATTACTAAAAGAAAAAATCTCAATAAGGATGTGGTGTTTGAATTATGTGACATGTCATGAAAAATCTAATTAGTTATTTTACTATGAGTTATCAGAGATGTCAATTCTCTGCATACGGTCGGCGTTCCAAGCATATGTATGTTGGTAAAAAGGTCACTACCTTAGGCGTCAAATTAAACCCGACGTCGATTCGATTAATCGGCGCTACTGCAATATTATTTAGCAAATGTCTGTTTTTTAGAAAAGATTCAGACTTTTAATCATTATATCATATTAGATAACATAATATCATGATATAAATATTTTTGTGAAAAGATACAGTAATTTAACCCCGCAGGGTCTACATTTTCACTTATCACTGAGTGATACTGGTGTTTGTTGTATCATCGTTTATGATGTGTTTGGCGATGATACCGTAATACGATTTTTTACCAGTTCAGTAGATGCACTTAGATTTGTCAACAATCTCTGACCCAGCTGCCGGTGTCTTTATAACTATATTCAAAACTATAATCTGGCCAAGCATAAGATACCCAAGATTGCTCAGATGTCTGATTAAATTTAAAATCAAAATCTGCGTCCCAATTACCTTCGGGATCTATATTAAAACTAAGAACAGCATTTAGATCACAAGCCAAACGATGACCTAGTTCGTGCATATCAAATGTCGGCTCGTAAGTAATAGACATCTTATAAGGATCGATTGCTCTCCATAGAGTTCTGAATAACGGCCAAACTTCATTCATTACGCTATTGGCAAATTCTCCCCGATCAGAATTGATTATGTTATAGTTAAATTCTTTTGCGGGCGTGGCTTGGCTAACGTTGCCATAGATCGGGCCATAACCCAATCTTTACTTTCACTGGATGTATCTGCTGGGATTGGTAATGTTTCGATTGCTTTCTTTTCGACTATAGGAATCGATTTATTAAATTTTTGCATAGCGAATTTTAAGCGATAGTTTTTTTGTGACAGGATTACTATCAACCCCGAACATACAGCCCATCCCGCGTTTCGTATGTTGCGGAAGCAGAAATTCTATTCTAATAGAGGTGCGGGTCTGCTCTTGTATTTACATTGTAGGACCGTTACCGTTACGGAAACCGACTTCGCCGCCTTCTTCTCGAATACGTTTAATAACATCTTCAAATAAGATAGGTGCAAAGTCTGGAAGTTGTTCTACGCAAACACAATGGTAACGAACATCGTTCTCATCGCTGTACAAAATTTCTCCAGTCCTGGCATCAACACCGCGAGCCCGCTTAACACGATTTGCGTGTAAGTGCCCGTGAATGTTGGTGCCAAACCGACCTAAGCTATCACTGTGTACAGGAATATGGCTTAAGATCATACCGTCCATAACGTGGTAAGCACGAAGTTCACGGAAGTATTGCCTGTACTCGTCATCCTTAAAGATGTCGTGGTTACCACGGATTAAAACTTTGTCGCCGTTTAAGCGGGCTAATGTACTCATGGCCTTACGGTTGATAACAACGTCACCTAAGTGATAGACCTTGTCTGTGGGCTTGACTCTTTCGTTCCAAGCCTTGACCATAGCCTCATCCATCTCGGCAGGATCAGTCCAAGGACGTAATTTTGTAACACCGTCGTTACGTGTGAAGCGACATACACCTGCGTGACCAAAGTGTGTGTCGCTTACTAAAAATACACTAGGCATATTCGTTTCCTTTATCTTTAACCAGTTTATCGCTTCACAGGCTTGATGCCATCAAACCCCCAATCATCAAGTGCTTGATTGTAGTGCCAGTTTTCGCCAAACTCATCATCTTCGTAGTAGACATGTTCACTGTTGCCAGCACGATCCACATCGTTTTTATCGTAGCCGTAACTGTCGTATCCTTCAGGATCGTATTGGTGGTAAGTAACTTCATTTTCACCAGTATACTTGCGCCACCAATCTTGATCCTTCATGTATGCGGCAGTAACAGTAGGGCTATACTTTCCACGCATTTTATCCTCACTTATCAAAATAGCTTTTGTCGGCGAACTTCTTTTTCAAGCGTTCGTATTCTTTGCGCTCTTTTTCTTCTTTAGTTGCCTTCCATTCTTTAGCCTTTGCTTTGGCTTTCTTTTCTTCGGCCATACGCTTGGCAAACTCTTTGTCAGTTTCAAGACGGCGTTCCCGCAACTTCAGTTCTTTGCCACCATCGTATCCATAACTCGTAACATTAAAGTAAATGTCACGGCCTTCATATTCCTTTTTGAAACTTTCTGCAGCTTCGATTACTTGATCGGGAGTCTTTCCATTAAGAATATCATCGAAGTCAACATATCCATCGACTCCGCCAACTTCAACATCTAAAATTTTACGCTTACTCATTTCCTAACATCCTCTTACCAAAGTAATTCAAAATTACCCGCTAATACTTTTTTGGTACTAGCAGCCTTATCTGTTCTGTGATCCTTAACAACATCGTCTTGGAATCTGTAGGTGCGGATTTTGTCGCCCCGCATACCAGATCCGACTTGTTGCTTTCTATCACTTGCTATTGTATTATTATACTGCCTTTTTACCAAATTGTCAACCGTTTCTAAGATAGTACTTTTTGCTTGGTCTAGGCTGTTTTGACGGCTACGGCATTGTGCTGTGGCTGTTATGCCCGTAGGGATATGAGTTATCCGGCAACTGTTTTGGTGTTTGTTGCGATGTTGCCCGCCGGCACCCGTGCCCGAATACCATTCTATTTTTAGATCAGCATCCATCACCTTTATCTTTGGTGCGCTTTGGTCTATGACTGCCACGGTCACGGTGCTAGTATGGACTCGACCCTTTCGTTCCGTTGGAGGTATACGCTGTATGCGATGTCCCCCACACTCGTTTTCTAAGCCGGATAAATCAGTACCCTCGACAAGTATATGAACTTCGCCAAGATATTCATTTATCAGGCGGGTAGTTCAGCCCTTGCTGTGTGCGAATTTAATGTAGGCCTGTGCCAAGTCTTTAACAAATAACTTACTGTCCTCACCGCCTTCTGCGGCTCTGATCTCCAATGTGCGTTTCATTATACTCTCTCCTTTTTAACGCGGCCTATTCGGCTTGCTTTGTTCCAATCGTATTTAACACCATCTGGGCAAAAACCGTCTTTAACAGAGTCTACTCCAAACTTACCAACAATTTCAAAGTTGTCACCGACAATTCTTACGAATTCGTTCATGTGCTTGGCAACATTCATTGCCTCATTCAAAGTTAAAACCTTTAAGGTTTCTTCCTTACCTATTATCTTAAACATTACCAATAACTTCTTTCGTATTCGGTTAGGTTGTCTTCTTGAGTAGCAGCCTTCATTAGTTTTTGGAAATCCATTCTCCAACGGCGCTCGTACTCTACCTGATGCTCTAATCTTTCTTTTTCTTGTTTTAAAGCTTCATTACATTTCTTGAACTTGTCTAATTCAGTTTCTAACCGTTTAATCTTCTTTTCTTCGGGTGTTTGTGCCATTAGATATCTCCTTTACTTTCCAACCCATTGAACTCTTTATATCACCAGAAATCAACTTCGATATATTCCCAATCTTATGCTTTTCTTTCATTTCAACTCTGGTACATTTTTCGATGAGTCCCGACTCGTGTGTAAATTCATAAATTCTTTTATCTGCCTTGACATGGTTTAAACCTTCTCGGGTATTTCGTCCCTTGTTCCAGCCATCTTTTATGGCTTGCGATCTTGTTTCTTTAAACTTAGTATCTTTCCACAAATTCAACATTTTAGTTTTATTTCTTTCTTTGGCAGCGGGAGTAGTCTGAGCCAGTTTAGATGATATTCTGTGTTTTTCTTTCACTATAGGATCTGCCATTGTCAATGCCCGTTTTGACAAAACTTCGGGTTTATTTTGAACAACTTTTTGAATGTCACTGAGTTCCTTTTTCTTTTTTGGATCATTCATTGTTTTAGTTATCGCATCTGTCACTTTTACTCGATACGATTCATTGTTCCACCTTGCTTTTGCTACTTCACTTTTTTTCTTCTTTATATCTGGTCTACTCTGTGCTTCTTTCTGTCGCATTGATCTAAGTTCTTTTGCCCCGGGTTTTTGCCACATATCTTTGGCAGTTTGACTACTCATTCCACCTTCCAACCCATCTTCATTTTTTAAGTTCGCCCAATCATTAGATTCCACTATATTAAATAGTTCCGAAAAAAATAATGCGAATTCTTTCAGATCATCGGGGTCATAAAATAGTTCGCTAACCCATTCAGTTATTACTTGTTGCGTTCCATACTTTTTAATATGTGCTGTCCACCTTACTCCCGATCCGTTATATTTTAAGTAATTCGCCCTGGTCGTTTTACAAAAATAGCGTAGCCCAGTTATCGTATGTCTCTTTACCATCAATCTAGTTGGTTTAAATAGTTTATTTTTCATAAACTTATTTATTCCGAATAAGTCAACCCCAACACTTTCATCATCTTGTGCTTGACTAGCAGGTTGGGGCTACGAAAAGCCTCGGCATCCTGAAAGCCCATCATTACACCAACCTCTGCCACAGCACCACTGCGGCAAACACCGGCGTGGCAATGAACAACCACATCACTACGATTAAGCAGAGCCTGCTTGAGTATCAACACCAAACTATTTGCTTGATGGTCATTGATTTTGAAGTCATCGTCAAAAGGATCATCACGTTCTGCATCTAAGAATTGAAACTGATGAATACTACCGAACTTGTGCAATGGTGTAGGGAACTCCATACACGGGTCAACAATTTGGATCAATACACTATTTTCACCAACATTAATGTGATGACCTTTTGGTATATCTCTAAGTGCTACGTTTTGAATCCAAGGCATAATTTAAACTCCTAAGTAGTATTATAGCATCAATTTGAATTAAAAGCAACCAAAAAAAAATCCCGGAAATCCCGGGATATTTAAAGTGGAGCGGGATATCAGGTTCGAACTGACGACCTAGTGCTTGGCAAGCACTCGCTCTACCAACTGAGCTAATCCCGCAAAAAATCTTGGTGCCCCTTGTCCGACTCGAACAGACCACCTACTGATTACAAATCAGTTGCTCTACCAGATGAGCTAAAGGGGCTAACAGATCAATTTGACAACATAACATAACATAATATATCATAATACGTAAATTGTTCGTCTCTTTACAGAGTGTGTTGTTAAATTGTCTTTACTAACTATTTATTAAAGAAAAATCTATCGTTAAAATTTGGCGGAGCGACTGGGAGTCGAACCCAGTCACCGTCTTTCAACGGTGTACGGATTAGCAATCCGCTGCCTTACCGTTCGGCCACCGCTCCTATTATCATATTATTTATTGCTCTGCATCCCTCGGCGGTAATTATACCTCTCAAGCCTTTTGCCGTCACTTGAAATATACAGGCATGACCCATATACTCCATCAGGTTACTTGACTATCACAGAGGCCGCCACCCGCTTCCCGACAGGGACCGTTCACGCATTGCCAGCGGCCTTTTGGTTCGAAGACTACCACCCGTGGGGCACGACCACCACTTCTCCTTCATCCGGGTCAGACTAGCTCAGCGTTACCCGAGCGGGTTCTTTCTCAGACGCCACCGTTCTTTAGCGGCGTCTGATATTTTCTTCTTCTGTTCTTCAGACATTATTTTGGATCTTGTCTCCCAAGACTTTTTTGTTGTCTCACTTAACTTTTGTCTAACTTCTTCAGTGTGGCAATTTGGGTAGCTACGTCTTTTATTAGCGTTGCTTATTTTTTGTCTAGTTTCAACACTAGTAATTTTTCCTCTTTTCGAACTACCTTTTTTCCAATTAGATTCTGGTGAAGTTCCTGAAGAACCTTCACCACCATTAGTCATATTCTTTAATATGCCTGTTCCTAAATCTTGTCTTCCATATTTTGAAATTAATTCAGTTTCTAAGTTAAATGCTTCCTGTTCAGACAAATTTTCATGTAACAGAACTATTCTCTTATAGTTTTTTGGAGTATGAACTCCCCTACCATTAACACGATGCTGTTCCCAGGCACGCCGTTCTTTACCCTTACCAATATAGTAAGGTGAACCATCTTCTCTTAGATAAGCATAAACATAGTATTCATTCATACTATTATTTATGTCAACCGGGTCATACCACCATCCTGCGGGTCACAGTATCTGCTGATTAGGCAGAACGTCTTTAAATATTTCTAACTTATATGTATTATACAAAATTAATCATTTTTTGTCAATTAACTTTTGCAAATCTTCTGCCATTCTGTCCAGCACATCATAATTATGCATTCGATCTTGCCAATATGTAGTTATATCATTGTACAAACCGCTTTGTGTTCCGTATTCGCCCCATCGCCAATCACTACCGTCATATGGGACATATACCCAACACGTTTTACCTAATGCACCTGCTAAATGAATCGGTGCACTGTCAATGCTAATTATTAAATCAAGCTGATCTAAAAATTTTGCAGTATCGTTAAAGTCAATTAACTTGGGTGTAACATCGATTATATTTAATTTACTACGAGCGACTTCTCCTTTGTCAATTATGTTAGCTTGTAGACTAACATAAGTAATGTCTTTAGGAAAATGGTCAAACATACTCAATGTCAAACTTCTATTTTTGTCATTGATATGTCTGGGATTACCTCGCCACGCTAACCCGACTTTAAATCCTGCGGGCAACTGTGGTACGTCACAATCTGCGGCCTCGAGATAAGCAGGAGGACTACCCCACCCGGTTTCTACTCCCAACGCATAAGGTATACTCATTTGGTATAACCAAAAATCGTATTTACTAGGATCAATATTTTCGTAATCGCTAGTAATAGTTACGTTTTCACAAGTGTTGGAATTTTTAAATAATTTTTCTAACGCTTGTTCACACCCATAAGTCACGTGACTTGCTACCTTACTCAAGGGTTCTAAATATCTAAAGAATTGAAGTCCGTCGCCGAACCCTTGCTCTTTACTGACAAATATCCTGGCACCTTTAATGCTTTCTGGGTTGCCGTCCCATAAGGGTAATCTCCCCTTAACGTAACGGTCACTAAATTTTTCAGGTTCTGTTCGAAGATTCCTGTTTTCGTGCAATCTCCAGCCATCTTTAAAATTGCCAAGCCTTAATTCCACCAATCCCCAATCAAACCAAGATTTATAATGATCGGGCATTATATCTACTGCTTTTTTGTAATAAGGGATAGATTCTTTTTGTTTATGCATTCTGGATAATGCATATCCGATATTTGTGTAAAACTCAGGAACATTGTTATTGATACGAGACCCACGAGTCAACATGTCGATGGCTTCTATATATCTGCAATTTTGTAATAACAGATATGCATACGAAAACATAAAGTTATAACATTGTGGGTGTTTTTCGTTCTGTATCAAAATTTTAAAAATTTGTTCGGCCTTAACATAGTCTTGATCGGTTAATGCTTGTTTAGCCTCGATATACATATCTTCAGGGGTTTTTATCTGACTTTTAAGATTGTCAGAAATAGCTGCTCCGGCTTGATTAATGGCTTTGATTATTTGGTCAATATACGGTTGAATATCTGTCACTTGAATCTCCAATACAATTTATATTTACTTTTTTTAAATTCGACTCAAATCATATTAAATAGTTTTATGTCAAAAGATCGAATCCCAATAAACTTACGTCGCAGAGTCTTAGAACGAGACGGGCCGCATTGTGTTTATTGTGATGAGGATTTAACTGACAAAGAAATACATATGGACCATGTAATACCCGAATCACAAGGAGGTCCTACAACATATAGCAATTTACAAGTTACTTGTCGTAAATGTAATTTAGCCAAAGGCATATTAACCGAAGACGAGTTTGTTACCAGATTGAGAAATAGAGCTTGGAATATTCTCAATCGATTAGGCACACCAAAAAATTAAGGTTGCTGAATAATTATATCTTTATACTTTTCTTTAAAAGTAATAAAATCTGGATTGCTAGGCAAAATTAAACTAAACAATACTCGCGTAGATTCGATATTTTCTACACTATGATATGTTTGCACATCAAATGAATGCCAAGTATTGTACGGCAAACACACATCAAAATTTCGTGTAAGTTGGTCGTAAGTAAGATTCTCAGCAGCTGTCAAGTCGGTTCCTTTTCGTTTTTCATTAAAGAAACAAGTTCGAACATTGTCGCCGCCTGTTTGTAGAATATAATTAATGCTAACTTTACGTGCCCTGTCACAATGTGGTGGGCTTTCGGCTAGTCTATCACCATATGTATTTGATAAGTTTGCTACTACGGCTTTAACTTCCTCGCCGAAAAATACACTATAAATATTTCGAATTTCTTGTTGTAGCTGGTCCGGTATGGGTACTCTACCATATGCTACACTTATCGAATGAATCTCATTGCTGTGAAATTCTTCTAACCATTTTTGTCCTTCCGAATCCGGCGGAATTGCCATTGCGAATTTAGTAAGTTGGTCAGATATTTCAGTGGACAAAGGAGGCAAATTTAAATATACCAGAAGGTTGTTCATTTTTGCCGCCACCATACTCAAATTAGATTTTCATTTTGCAAAATATCAACGATATTTTTGATCAATTCAATTTCAGTGCGGACATTCAATTCCAACACTTTATCATTGATACTTTGCTTTTCCTTTTTAAGTCCTAGCATTTCCTTACGGAATGCGTCAATATCTGCTTGGTCCAAGACCCCGGTGCTAACAGTGTCATGGTAACCGTATACACGGCTTGACTTCTCAGAAGATGCAATCTTTTGCAACTTACCTGCAACTACATCAAGATGCTCAGCAACTTCGCCTTCAACAAAACCTTTAAGGTGGCCGATGCGCTTATCGATATACGCAGCTTGTGTGAGCAGATCGCTTACACCGCTTTCAACATTGGCACGACCAACGGCACTGCGGATTGCATATAGCGCCTTTGTCAGCTCGTTGCGGCGAGTATCCCCTTGTAATACTTGTGCCCGAGCGGCAACTAGTTCGATCCCTGGATTTTGGAATTCATTGATCGAAATCGAAGTCTTAACTTCGACGGTCTTGATTTGATCTTGAATTGCAGTTTGCAGTGCATTTGCTTTGCGAAGTGTGATTTTCATTTGATATTCCTTTTTGTAAAAAACAGTGAGTGTATGGCAAGTAAATAGCCGGACAATGTGCAATAAACATTATCAGGACCATTACAGCCGCTGTCGATAAGACAATGTGCAAAAGACAGTGATCTTAATTTTTCCAGGGTCAACAAACAAGGCTTTCGCCGTAATATAAAGCTGGGTCACTAAGATACGAGAGTAGTCATTAAAAGCCCTTTTCAAGAGGATTTTAACGTTTCGCTATCCCTAATCTCCACACACTAACCGGCTAGTTTTTAAAAACTAGCAAAATTTAATAATCATAGTATATACTATAAAGTGTTAAGTTCATAATATTTTGGTTAAATTGATATCAATTTAACCAAATATAGGATTTGCAAGTAGTTCCGCCTCCCTCATTCGGAACCATTTTACCAGTATTTTCTGTGAAGCCCGGGACTGGTTAGAGGTACGTATTAACAATAGTTACTTGAAGTTAATGTCGGTATCCCGATGCATTTCTTCTCACAAGGTTTTCGACGCCTTGCTTTCACTACATATACACTTGCAAAATTTGTTGGTTTATTAAACCATATAAAAATACACTCAATATCAGTTCCTTGCTGGCACAAAGATCCTTTCGCCCCTGCCAGGGGACCGAAGTAGTTACCGCTTTTAGGCACGGCACTTGCCCCGTCAAGCATACTTTTATATGGCAACAAACTAATGCGATGGGATTCGAACCCAACCCTGCTCCCCTTTCGGCAATTCATCCACCCCTGCAAGGGTTTCAACTCTGCGTACTCGCTTCGCTGTGCTACCAGCACACCACACAACCTGTCACAATCCATTGCAGTGTCTTGTGAGCAGTCTTGTACCATATAGAAACACACTACCTACGCTCTCAGTCGTAGCCCACCCGTGGAACCTTCGATCAACTCCGGCCTAAGTGTGTTTTTATATGGTTAGTTCAAAGTCCCGATACAGGCATGACCCATATGACACTTTTTATCCGCTTAACCGAGCCGGTGCGTTATTCACGGTGCGGCAAAATTAAGTTTCAGAACTAGCATATTTCTGGTCTGGGACTCGAACCCAGTGCGTGAACGGCTTCGCTTCAGGTAACGTTACCTCCTTAGCACTTACTAACACAGGTTAATTAAGCCAACTATTAAAGTTACTGGTGAGACAGGTGGGGATCGAACCCACACGGGCATAAAGCCGCCAGATTAAAAGTCTGGTACCGCAACCATTTCGGTGTCTGTCCCATATTGGTCCTTGCTCAGAGAATCGAACTCTGTTTTTCCGGGTAAGAGCCGGGTACTTCGCCAGCAAAGTTTAGCAAGGATGGCTTGTATTAAAATTATCTTTAATGTCTCACAACTTATTAAAGAGTTCTTTAATGTGCCATCCCAAGACCAATACGGAGTCTAAGGATGACACTATCGTTTCGTTGAACGTTTCATGTCATTTCCTTTTGCGTTAAAAATATTATTATACAACTATCATGGTCAGTTGTCAACCGAATTTGTATGTGTTGTTTTCGCACAACACATAAAGCGGGGTCTGTTCTTTACTTCTTCAATGATTCTATTGTAGTAAGCAATTCCCTCCATAGCTTACTAGGATTTTCACCCTTATTAAAATCCATCAATGCCATATAAGTTTCTTGACTACCTTCTGGAATCTTGAAATAGATATTAGCATAGGTGTAATCAAAATCATCGTCTGCATCATGGCTGTACCATGGGTGTTCTGACATCTCATCAAAAACATCTTCATAGTCTTCACGGTTACCGCCACCATTACGTGTATGAACAACAATGAAACCATCTTCCATATAGACATTACGAAAACGACCAAAGTCAGCCTTCGTCTTGCCTAACAAGGACAATAGCTTGTCACTGTCAGGATTCATTCCAAAAACTAGATTATACAATGACATATTGTCTCCTTTGTAAATGTGGTAGGTCTTACTGGAATCGAACCGGTGGTCTTCACCGTGTCATGGTGACGATTTAGCCTCTAATCTAAAGACCTATTGTTAATCTAATCCGTTACCACTAGTGGATAAGGACGACTTTTGTTGTCTACGCAAAGCCTTATTAGTTTTGCGATGTGAACCTGCTTTTCTCATTAATGCTAAGGCAACGAAGCGGTTACGTTGCTTGACAATGTTTACTCGCTTCATTATGTTTCCTTCATTAAATTGGTTGCAGAGGAGGGAATCGAACCCCCGACCTCCAGGTTATGAGCCTGGCCAGATACCGCTTCTAACACTCTGCGATTCTATTTATAAAAATACTTGGAGGTCTGGGTAGGATTTTAACCTACGAATCAACTGGTTTGCAATCAGTGCCATTAAACACTCTGGTACCAGACCATAAAACTATTATGAAACACACTAACCCGCTTGGCTACCCTAAAAAGGACCGCGCTTCCAATGCGTTTTACAATAGTGCCTAAGGTTGAGATTACACCTTAAGCCAACAGCACCTCGAGCATTATAGTACGCCTTGCGAGCATACCTTCTCTCGACATCCACATAAGCCATTGCTGTACCTATGTCTGCTATCAGCATCGCCGTTTTAAGTCAGGCAGTAGACTTGACATCATATGCTATTCTACGCTTTCTATCCCGTTGAACTTGCGGTCCATTAAGCCTTGCGAGCTACGAAACTTCTTGCATAAACAGTTTTTACCTTGCGAGTTACGACTGACTGAATTACCTTGCGGCTCCAGTATTAGATGCTTTTCACATATGACCGAGGCAGTCTTTGCATTTTAATCGTTAATTGGATTTGAACCAATAGTCGACTCCTTAACAGGGAGTTGCGTTACCATTACGCTATAACAACCTACTGCGATGAGCTGCCTCTGTTGCTACACAATCTTTTGGACTGCATAATACAACTCACCACGTACCTTTTGTCTTGCGGACTACTCAGTCGTCTTTTGCGATCATTGTCGGGTCTCGGCTTTCGCGTACCTCCAACAACCACTCAAACTGCATACAAGCCCTTAGGTGCAACCCCTTGGACAAGTATACTACCCTTTCTCATACCAAATAACTGAATTGGTTTCGTAGTGAAGTCAGCACCACCTGTTACTTTCCATCTACTCAAGTTCCCATCCGTCGAAACTTCAGGCTTGTAAGCAGACGTTCTTTCCACTACATTCAGCGTCTCTGTTACCACCACCGGTCTTATCAGTGATGGGCACCTCGCGGTGCTGAGCAGGCTTGTTTATCTGAACTATTACTAGCGGACTTATGTAGGCATACATCCTTTGGCTCCATCGCTGGAGTTATTCTTCGTAAACGGCAAGCCGCCTACAGGACAATAAACTGCCCTAAAATCTTGTTTGTTCTGTGTCTTGCACTATTTGCCTAACTCAACAGCTTTACTCGAGTTTACTGTTTATTGCGTCGGTTACATAACGCTTGATCATGCCTCTGTGCTTGCAAGGCACAGAACAAACAAGATTTACAAAATTTACTTTTTAAAGAACAAACTTAGTTAATTTCTAACTAAGAATCTATTGTAGCAAATTATATAAAATTTGTCAACCTATGGGGCTTTTGACGATCCAGCCCAGTGCATGTAAGTTCAAGAAAGTACTCCACATAGTCATTGCAAACAATCCGATTTTTACAACAATGTTTAACCAGCCCCTGGTGCTCCAGCGCACCAAGAAATAGGTAAAGATCATGCCCGACACAGCGAAATACCAGTTAATCATTTGAAAGCGCCTTTAGTTAATCAATACGAATATTATAGTCCCAAAACGATTTATAGTCAACTTGGTTTTATATAGTACTAAAGTACTAGTACTAGTACTTTAGTACTAAATTTTGGCCCGGCGTACAGGAATCGAACCCATATTCGTGGTGTAGAAGACCACTGTATTATCCATTATACTAACGCCGGATTCTGGTGGTCGGAAGAGCACTCGAAGCTCCACATTCCTCCTTATGAGGGAGGCTCTCTTCCTCTTAAGATATCCGACCATAATATTTGTTAAGCTGGCTCACTTTGAGCACCTTCGTCCTCCACGGACGCTAGTCTTATGCCATCCTTGTTGAATCAGTCTCCGCAGGGCCCATTGGCTACCTATCAACAATTCATCGCGTCCCTTGCTCGTACCCGTCGGTAATTACTCAGGCTTTCGTTTAAACTACAGCTTAACAAATATCATATAGAAACACACTGGTGTCCTTGCTCCTCCAGGATGACACTCCTGTCCAAATGAGGTTTATGACCGGCTTGTCGATCAGCAACAATGTGTTTTTATATGATATCGAAGATGGGAATCGAACCCACTAACTACCGGTGCGATGCCGGTTGTGCTACGCTCATTATACAACAAGTTTGTTCCGTTTGCAACCGGACTCGCTATATAACTTGGCACTAACTTTCCATGTCGTTTTCTTCATTACCATATAGAATGTGTTTTTATATAAGTGGAGCACAGGGAGGGATTTGAACCCCCGGTTTTAGGGATTTGCAATCCCTTGCATTGGGCCACTCTGCCACCTGTGCATATTTTATGGTAGCGACGGTGGGACTCGAACCCACGATAAACTCCGTATGAAGGAGGTACATTAGCCGCTATGCTAAATCACTATATTTTTGGTGCCGCCTCCCGGGATCGAACCAGGTTCCATGGATTTTCAATCCACCGCAATGACCACATTTGCTAAAGCGGCAATGTAGATCGGGAGCCTAACTATCCTCCTGGGAGGACTCGCTAGATTGTCTCGAATAGGCAAGTTTATCTACCACGAATAGCCATCTGTTGTTGTCGCATAGCTAAGTCACTATGCTAGGCTAGGTGGGACTCAAACCTATCGTCTATCCCTTAAACTTGGGGTATCGTACCAGGATCGAACTGGTGATAGCGGAATCACAACCCGCGGTTTTACCACTAAACTAACGACACCATATCAATTGGCGCGACTGGAGAGATTCGAACTCCCGACACCTGACTTCGTAGGCCAGTACTCTATCCAACTGAGCTACAGTCGCAAAAAATGGCCCGCCCTGACGGACTCGAACCGCCAACAACTGATTTCGAAGACCAGGACTCTATCCAGTTGAGCTAAAGGCGGTCTAAATATTGGCAGGGGGTTAGGGAATCGAACCCTATCACCTACGGTCAAAGCGTAGTATCTGCTCCAATCGATTTACCCCCAACTGATCTGAAGTGTTGCTTATTCTATACAATGTACAATATAAGCAACAGTTTGTTGGTCTCGCATAATGCGAATTATAAAACTTGGCGACCCCGGATGGATTTGAACCACCGACATTTGGTTTTGGAGACCAACGTTCTGCCAGACTGAACTACGGAGCCATTAAATTGGCGGAGGGCTAGAGAGTCGAACTCTAAAGGCGCTATTAACGCTCGGCGGTTTTCAAGACCGTTACCGTCACCAATCGGCTTGGCCCTCCATTTTGTGATTGTCGTTACGGGGTTTACCGTACCTGAAACTAGTCCCACCGCTTGCCAATCTTACTGAATGGACCTATAGACTTATGTGGCGCTTCCGTGCATTCTCATTACACTATGACAAAACTTGGCGCAGACCAAAGGACTCGAACCTTTGCGGGAATCTAGAATGCGGAGGACATGCCCCCTACCCCTCCATTATCTGCATTAACTTGGTGCCGTCGCCATGAATCGAACACGGGACCTTCTCATTACAAGTGAGTTGCTCTACCAACTGAGCTACAACGGCTTTAATAAATGGCGCACCGTACGAGATTCGAACTCGTGATCTCCGCCGTGACAGGGCGGCGCCTTAGGCCAGACTGAGCTAACGGTGCAAATTTGGCGCTCGGTAGGGGAATCGAACCCCTCTTCCCGCCGTGAAAGGGCGGTGTCCTAGACCGATAGACGAACCGAGCATAATATCTTGAGACGGTGGAATCAAACCACTCTAGTCAGCATCTTCTCTGTGAAGATGCCCGTAATCATACTCCTCAAAATACTATATGTAAGTACACTACTCATCGGCTGTGCCATTTGACTGTTCGGCAATGTACTTGCATATAGTTTAGGGCTGTGGTCACTTTCGACTTAACATTTAACTAAGGCTTTCTTTATGCATTTATATCCTTAGCACCCTTCTTAAACATTATTATAAAAGAAAATACTTTTATTGTCAACTATGTAGTGGATGCGGTTGGAGTCGAACTTACTCATCCGAAGAAACTGGGTTACAGCCAGCCACACCTCTCCAACTGTGTCGCACTTCCATTAATTTGGTGGGTAAGGATGGATTCGAACCAACTCATCCGAAGGAAAGAGATTTACAGTCTCCCGCGCCTCTCCAACTGCGCCGCTTACCCATAGTACATATTATATCGAAAAAAATAATTTTCGTCAACTAAAAAAAAAATAGCCGTAAACTTGTTAAGGCTATTTTGTTTGGTGGAGGATAGCGGGGTCGAACCGCTGACTGAAGCTTGCAAAGCTACCGTGTTCCCAACTATACCAATCCCCCCGATAACTTATTTATTCTTCTTTGCCACGCTTGGTGGACTTTGCCAACCGATTATTAGTTTCAATCATCTTAGTATACATTTTGAAATACTCGCGACGATCGGTATTGTTTAAAATCCTTGCAGCACGGCGCTTAACCGCTTTAGGCATTTTTATTGCTTTAATGTCATATCCTCTACAGGTCATTTTATTTCTTTCAAAAATAATTAATTGTAGTTCAGTGTCCTCAGGTTTATCACTGATGTTTAGACGTTCAGAGCCGGACTTCCTAACGTCGAGTTCTTCCAGGACTTGTTACTCGGGCTACTAAGCCAGGTGCTCCTTTTCAGCTACCGCCCAAAATGGACAGTGGGGAGTTGAACCCCCTCCTGCTTTACACTAGTTCAACGTTCGAACATCTTACTAATGTGCTTTTCACTTGCTAACACTACAAACTTGGTCTCCGTAGAAGGATTTGAACCTTCACCGCATGGTCCCAAACCATGAACGCTACCGGGTTACGCTATACGGAGTTTATACTTTTCAACATAATCGTCTATAATGGGCTGAACCTCATTAACATAACGACTATGAACATAACTATGATGTGTAGGACATAAAGGAACTAAATTCGCAGGTTCATTGTTATCATGGTTGTGATCGTGATGATGCACTGCTACAATTTTATCTTCCTCACACACTACACACTTTTTATCGTGGTGTAAGAAGCAAATGGATTGATACTTTTCGCCCTTCCAATTACCGTTACTTTCACCACTTCTAAAATGCTTGTTTGAACAACTTCTACTGCAAGTACCTTTAGAGTTCTTGAAGTCCTTAATAGGGGTCGAACATACTATACATTCTTTTATATTAACAGGATTTAGATAACAATTATCCTCGTGCCGTTTAATATTTTGTGGTTCGTTTCTTTACCGCAGTATTGACAATTAATATGTTTCATACATTTATTTATCATTTAGCGCACAGAATGAGATATTCTCAAACAGACTGCTCTACACTCCGAAATCTCTGGTAGGACGTGACGGTCTCGAACCGCCGACATTCACGGTGTAAACGTGACGCTCTACCAACTGAGCTAACGTCCTATATCTTTTACTTATGTTTATTATACAGACACAAATAATAAATGTCAAATAATTTTTGCAATTTCCGGTGCAAAAACTGCACTTGCAAATGCTATATAAAATAATAATATCAACATACTCTAATCCTCTAGACTATAGTATATTTAATATGTATGGAGCGGAATATCAGAATCGAACTGATGACGTCTGCTTGGAAGGCAGTGGTTTTACCATTAAACTAATCCCGCATTTTATTCTTGGTGCCTTGACCTGGATTCGAACCAGGGACCTACGCCTTATCAAGACGGTGCTACTACCAGCTGAGCTATCAAGGCCAATTTGGTGCCCCCCAAGAGACTCGAACTCTCACGCCTTGCGGCGCTGGAACCTAAATCCAGTGCGTCTACCAATTTCGCCAAAGGGGCAATGATGTTTGGCTCCTCGACGTGGGCTCGAACCACGGACATCTTGATTAACAGTCAAGCGCAACTACCAACTGTGCTATCGAGGAATAAAATTCAACAGTATATATTATATATGCGATATAAATTTGCTGTCAAGTATTTTAGAACACACTAGTGATTCGACCTAGTAAATGGGCCCGCCACAATAGTTTATCGTTCTATCGGCCGAGTTATTCGTCTAATGTGCTCTAAAATACCTTCTTATTAAGAAGATATGTTAGGGTTGTACCCTAACCAGTTATCTGTACTTTGCTGTTATCGCCAGCATTTCATCCAACTGTCCGCCCATTTGTCACATTTTATATGGCGTTGTGTGCTGGCTCGCGTTGCCTTATCACGCCGAAAATTAACAATAGTCAATTTTCTTTTTACATAAACAAAAACCCCAGGGTGTTTAATCCTGGGGTCCTTAGAGTGGTTGTAGTGTTGTTTTTACGCTACAATGTCCCCCTGGACCCCGATCTTAATCTCCGGTGTACGATCATTATGATTTCCAGTAACCATACACCAAGAGGCAGACATCGCCTGTCTCTGTTTGGCATAAAAGTTTACTGATGATGATAAAATCGTGTTCATGATGTTTTGTATTATATGTTATTTATACTTTGTTGTCAAGAAGTTTTGATTATGTTGTAAAAATACAACAAATTAAAATTTGGTGCGCCTAGCCGGAATCGAACCAGCATGACCGAAGTCGGGAGATTTTAAGTCTCCTGTGTCTACCTATTTCACCATAGGCGCATTTGTTTTGCAATAACTCTATTGTAGCAATATTTCTATTTATTGTCAACAATATTTTGTTGTTATTTTTGGTACCAGCGGAGGGGATCGAACCCTCTCAAGAACGCTAATCTGGCGCTAAAAGTCTTATAAGGACTCTCTGACTTCCAAGTCTCGCTGGTAAAACTGGTGCGCCCACTAGGACTTGAACCTAGGACCAACGGATTATGAGTCCGCTGCTCTAACCAACTGAGCTATAGGCGCGATTTTTCTATTATATGTTATTCTGCATTTATTGTCAATGACAAATTATTTATTGCATCTATCTGCTGAAATCGTAAATCCATCTTAGTAAACATAGAAGTATCTTGTTCGATTAAAATGCATCGACGATTTTTGTTAGATGCAGCAATACCAGTGCTTCCACTGCCCGCAAAAGTATCCAACACCATATCACCAGGTTTGGATAACAATTCAATAAAGTACTCTAACACTTCAGTAGGCTTTTGTGTGGGATGAATTTTATCTTTGCCCAATCCGCCGCTATAGGTAATTGTGTTAGGAATAACACATTCGATCAATCCGTTTGATCTTTTGCGATCAGCCAACATCTTTTTACTATCAGCTAATGCCTTAGCAAACGCCTTGTCGATTGGTATACCTTGAGAGATATATTTGTATACGATACTGCTGACTTTGTCTGCCGCCGCATAACGCTCAACCATAGATCCTTCAGTCGCATCTGCATTAAATGTTCTAGAGCCCTTGGGTTTAATGCCGAACAAAACGTATTCACAGCCACTTACTGGATTTACTCGACGATTGAATGGGACTGCTGCAGGTTTTTTCCAAGTCCATACACGCTTAGACTCAAACCCAGCGTCGTTCATTGCGGTAATGAGATAACTTAAATATCTATCACTGATAAAAATTGCAAAACTTCCGCCCTTACGAAGTTTTGTAAACCACATCCTTGCCCAATCATTTAACTGTTGTTGGAATTCTTCATGACCAACATCGTCCCAGTCGTTATCAAATTCTTCACTGAAATTTTGATTATGGATTGTTGTTTTATTTTTGCCGGTTTCCTTGTCGAGCCAAATTGGATTTGCACCGTTTTTACTGATATTGTAAGGCGGATCTGTCAACAACAAATCAATCGAAGAATCGGGTATTTGATGTGCAATTGTCAAACAATCGCCGTTTAATCTAGTAATCATAAATGTGATTATACAATAATTTGGATTTATTGTCAATATACTATCATAAACCCTGGTAAATTATTACCGGGCATATGACTAGGGGCGTGATATTGGAATTTAAACTTTAAATCGGTGAACGGTTTCGCTGATGCAACTACTCCCCCCTCATCAGTGATATCCAATCTCCCCAAATATGCAGAACTTTGATTGACTACATTGGTCATCATTTTTGCATATTCTTCTGCATCAGGTCCTTTGGTCACTGCATTTAACGTGCCAACACCCAATGCATAAGTTAATATGTCTGTTGCAGCTTTAACTGGATTAGCTTTGAAACTAGGATATCCTGCTTCTTTTTCGGCGGCCTTGTCTTTTTTCATACCCATATAGAACTGACCGTCGGCAGGTAATCCTACAGGTCTTCCCCAAGGACCAGCAACCATTATTGGATAGATTGCCTTTAAGAAATCTCCGTAGTCTGTTGCACTATTGCCTTTTACTAAGGATTTCACTAAATTTTGAAGTGACGTCCAGTTATCAAATTCTCCGCCAAGGATCTCTACGGCTTTTTTATATTCAGGAATCTTAACAAAATTTGCAGCTTTTACCAACTTATCGACGTTCTTGCCGCCGGCATTAGGATGATATGCTTTAAATAAAGCAAATAGCTTTTCTTGTGTACTATCTTTCTTAATGGTTTTTTCAAAGTTATCCATTAAATCACTAATACTTCTGAAGCTAGTGCCACTACCTGTTAAACTTTTAACACTAAACTTTGTAGAACCAACAATTACATCAACTAAAGGAAAATTGCCCTCGGCCGGAAATTCAATTGATTGATTGCCTTTAGCAAACATTATAGGTGCTAATATTTCTCCAAAGTCTACACTCAATTGATTTCTTGCTCTATCAGTCAAATGTCGATTTACTTCCGGATCTAATGTAGTGTTGCCGCCACTGGCTGCTACATTAACTAAACCCAATAATATTTGCATTAATTCGGGACGAGTTTTTGTTTTTGCTAAGACTGCTTGTTGCGTAGCAGATATTAATTCGTCTTTTGTATATATTTTACCGGCTAACCCTAATGTTGTAGGTGTAAACTCTTTAATGCTTACACTAACGCCAGTCTCATCTGTCTTTGCACCAGAGCTAGCAACAACCAGTGTATAAATTACTGTATTAACTACATTGTCCGCAGTATCATTGCCTTGTGGAGGTTTATTTGCTGATATAGGAGTGGCGCTTGTTTCGAAACTTAGAATATTGTTTCTATATTTGCCGCTGATTGCAGCCTGTTCAGGTTCTATTGGCAGGGAATCTAATCCATGCGATTGAAAATATTGCTTAATCGCTTGTTTCTCTGCTCCGAATATACGAATATAAAATACAGGGCTAATATTTTTTTTCTCCACTGCAAATCTGTAGTCAGGCAGTTGTTCTTGCAAATTTTTTGCAAGAGCCTGTGTTTCTGCGCGGGTCGCATATCGCGCCGCTACATCTAATTCTTCAGATATTGTTATTTCGTTAAATCTCATAATGAATGTCAGTTTAGTTTATTTATTAAAAAACGTCAAGTTTGAAAATCTATTTCCCATATCAGTAGAAACCATAGGTTTTGTGCAATGCAACATAAATATATTAGTAGAAACACTGATATAGGATAAGCACATGACAAAAATTATTAAAAAAATTAAAATGATTATTTCAAAAAGTCAGTCTCTTCAGTCTGACCTAGAACTTTATATTTCTAAACGTCGGCCAACTAACCAAGTAGATGTAGAACGTGCAATTACTGACTTTTATCGCCAAGCAGCAAGAGGCGGATATAATGTATTTCGTTGAAATCTAATGGCATTTTATTTTTCTATCTTGGAAGATTAATCAGAAAAACAAGGACTATAACCATGAAAAATATTAAAGAATTCATTAATGAACTCGTTTATTTTGTACAGCTTTTTAAAAATAATTGGAAGCTAAAATTTACTGATATTTTACGGAACGAGTAAAGCATTAACAAAAAGGGGCAATGCCCCTTTTATTTTCTTTCTATGTCTTCTTCTATACAACTATCCCCGTATTGTATCTCTACTATTTTACAGGGCCAATCGTATGGGTTAATCAATTGATGCCAATGACCGACGGGTATATATACGCTCATGTGTTGTTCTAGTTCTTTTGAGGGCAATGTATAACCATTATTCATCATGCTGTTTAATAGACATTTGCCCTCACTAACTAACCAAAATTCATTACGCTTAAAGTGTCGTTGCATACTTAGACTGCTGTACGGGTCAATAGTCAATTCCTTTACTTTACATCCATCTACTTCGTGTAATACACGATAGTATCCCCATTGACGTTCTGTTTTTGGTGCTTTCCATTCTTGCAATATCCAGCTACTACTATTGGCTTTATTTTCGCCGCCGACGCCGAACATGAAAAGCACACCTTTACAAATCATCTCAGGGATATTCAGTGCGGTTCGATCTCCCCCATTTGCAAAAATAATTTCATCGTTAGGATATTGGGTTTGCATTGCCCGAATAAACTCACAAGCACTGCCGTCGGCATCATCAAAGCCATATGCCGCATCAACTACGTCGATCGAACTAACGATTAGTTGTCGTTCATACAGTGGCATAAAGCTGCGGCCTTTCTTACGCTCAAGCCACTGATCGCTATTAACGCCTACTATAAGTTTATCACCAAGTGCTTTTGCCGCTTTAAAGTAAGCAATATGTCCGCTGTGTAGCGGATCGAATCCGCCTGTTGTAAGTACTATTTTCATAATTTTACAGTGTAATATCTTCCATCCCAGCAGTTCTTAGTCTGCTGATGTGACCTAGCATAAAGTTTTTACTTTCTATGCCTTTCATTAGTCCCAACCATTTATTGCGTACCAGTGCAACTTCATTTATAAGAGTTTCATAATCGATTACTTCATCCTCACCGTCGACATACTTTTCAGCATCTCGACTGGTCAATGCTCGATTATAGTTTTCAAGATATTTTTGAAAATGTTTTTTACGAATTTTCTTAAGTTGAATATTCAAATAATTCAATACTGCTTCAATTTCTTGCAATTGATTAAACCGATGCTCAGTTATACCAGGAAGATCCGAAATACTTCTTTCTAATCGCCCTCGCACACCACAATCGAGTTTAGCTTCCTGTAGTTCATTTTCGTAATAATTAATGAACTCAGGAAGATTACCGATGTCTTGAACTATTTTATGATACCACATTAGTCTTCGTAGTCGTAATTTTCATCATCAGCATCGTCGTCGAAATTACCAGCATATTCGTCATAACTACGTTTAGTATATGTATCGATTGATGCAAACTCTTTTAACGAGTTGTCATCTAGCATATCAACTAACATACTCATGATAGTATCACTGGCTTCTTGCCGATCTTTTGCAGGAATATATTGTTTAAGGGTAGAATATACTTCGCCCAATACATCAACTTCTATAGTCATTGTTCTTCCTCTTGGGGTTCTTCGGCAGTCACGGTCGATTGTCGATGGGGATTTTTGCTGAAATCTTCCATAACCTGATCCAATGTGCCATCTTCATTTCGTTCCCATGCTTTTCGGAATTGTTTGATAATGGTACCGTCTGCTAATGTATATTTAAGACTATTGCCTTCTTTCTGCAATAAACCTTTAGATTCGATCATATCAACTAATCCGCTGTAGGGGTTCATTCCGGTTTCATAAGGGATTTTAATTTGGACTGATTCAAAAGGTTTCGCATATCGTGTTTTCATAATCTTACAAGCGGCACGAATACCTTTAACTTCGCTGACTTTGTTGCCATCTTCATCCTCTTTGAGTTTAAGTTTACGCATTGCAACAACGATAGAGCTTGCATAGATAAAGCCCTGACCACCTGAAATCTTGTCATCAGGATCAAACATATCCTGTGATGCGTAGGTGTGGTTAGTTGCAACGAGTCCGATATTCAAATCACCGATCATATTCACACAGTTACGAACAAGAGCAGTCAGTGCCTTTGGCTTACGTCCCATGTCACCCTTCATATCACCGGCTTCGAACTGATTAACGTCTGTTGGTGTCAACATCATACCCAATGAGTCAAGTACAAACATAACCTTTGGGCGACTATCTTCTGGCAGTGCCTTATACTCTTTAACAAAGTCACTGATCAACTTAGCAACGTCGTCAATCATCGCTACGTTAAGTTTAAGAAGTTTATCTTCGGAAGTATCTACTCCCAAAGCATGTAACCAGGCCTCGTCTAATGCATTTTCTGTATCGACGAGAATAACATAAATTCCCTGTTCTTGTGCATTCTTGACTAAGTTTCCACTACAGATAAATGATTTACCTGCGCCCGATTCACCCGCAAATACTGTTACTTTACCTAACGGTACTCCTTTATTAAAATCGCCGCTGATAAGATAGTTTAGTGCATAATTATTTGTAGAGATCCAAGTGTCTGGATCGCGGAATCCGATACTGATTCCATCGATGCTTTTTGTAATATTTTTTCTAAATTTACTTACATCAAAAGGTTTAGTTGCCATGATTAGTTTCCTTAGTTAATTTTTAATATGTAGAGACAAATAGTTGTCTGTATTCCTATATAGCATTTTACGATATTCAAACAATTTAGTCGATAATCCCCGGAATTTTCGAAAACTAATTGCAATTTCATGTTACATTTACAATAGAAATGTAGGGGACCGTCTCCCCTACAAGACACAAGCTAACAATAATAATTATTGTTTCTGACGGTTACGAATTTGTGCTAAGATGTCCATGGCATTTTTACTGCCGCTGGCTGCAGGGGCAGTTACTGCCGGTGCAGAATCTTCTGTATCAAACGGAGGATTTTCTTCTACTGCTGCTGTAGGTAGTGGAGGTGTGGATTTAGTTACTACAGGAGTCGATGCTGGAGCCGCACCTGCATCACCACGCATATTATTCAACTCGGTATTCATCATACCTGAAGGTTTGTAGTATGCACCCCAACGTTCCATATCGTATGGCTCACCATCTACAGATGCTTCGAACATCTCTTTGATGATCTTCAATTCGACTTCACTTGGTTTCTTAGGCAAAAAGTCTGCCAAGTTATACAAACCAAATCGCTCAATGGCTTGAAGTTCATCAGTAGTCAATGCATTTTCGCGACGTGCCCAAGTACTAGTACTATAGTCGGCGTATCCACCTTTCGAAGTTTTCTTGATGTTGAAATCAAGTCCTGCTTCGTAATCAGTTGGCATATTTTCTAACTCTGGATCCATCAATGCATTTTTAACCAAGTTAAAAATCTGTGGACTAATAACAAAACGACGAATTGGATTCTCTGGGGTTTTGTCGTCACTTAGCGGGTTCTCACGAACGAAGCCTTGGAACAAGTAGCTTTTCTTTTTCCAATATTTACGACCCATTTCCTCGAGTGCAGGATCTTTAAACCAAGTACGCACTTCTGCCAGAACGGGACAAGATTCTTGCCACATTTCAACGCATGGTACTTGTACAAAAGTTGGTTTACTATCCGGTTGACCTTTGATGCCAGCGAATGGCAATTTGATCATTAATCGCTCGACCCAGAAAAAACTATTTTTATCATTTGCGTCAGGGAGGAAACGTACACGAGCGGTAGTTCCTTCTGCGATATTCCAATGGGCGTAAATGCCATTGTCACCGCCTTGAGATCCTTGTGGACCTTTGTTTTCTTGTGCTGCCAATTTGGCGCGAATTTCTGCTAAAGATGTGGCCATAATATTTCTCCTTAAAAAATGCCATAATGTTTTGTGCCTAGATATAAACTTGCACCGTGCAAGTATATAACAATAATATTTAGCCTGTCAAGACAAAAAGTAAATTTTTCTTCCGGCACAGATTTAGTATAGCTGTGCTTTCGGTTAAAATCAAATTATTTGGTTAAACCTGCCAAACGTTTAAGTATGCTGAATGATTCTTCGCTTTCGTGCACTGCTGCACTCATTCTGCTCAAATCCCTATCGTTGGTGCTGGCGCCGTAATTGCTTCTGGGATCCTGGACTGTCATTTTAGGAATTTCCATTTGAGCAGATAATATTACATTTTCTGCACGATCCACTTCTTCTTTACTCTCGAAATAATATACACCATCTTCAACTCGATATTCGAATCCCCATTCATCCAATAGTTCATTTAATTTTTCATCAACGGTATCATCTGTTTCAAATTCAGGATGTTGTGTTGTATAGGGTTCAGGATTGTCTATTTTACTCAATGGGCTACTATTTTCTTCGAGGCTGTTGGCCCAAGCTTCGAATTCTTCGCCTACTTTGTCGCTATGTGATTTGTATGCGCGATGCACGATAGGCAATGCATCCAATAACCGATCATCAAATACACGTTTGACAAATCGTTCTTTTAATGCATCCATATCAAATTCTTCTTCATCTAATACTTCAGGGGTCCACAATGCACGATATTGTTCATATCCTCGTTGACCTCTGACTGTAAATAAATCTCTATGTAGTTTACCATAATGATCTATTGCAGCTTCAACCATCACTTGAGTTTCTACATCGTCAAATTTGCGACCTCGCATATTGCGTACAAAATGCTTTAGCGAATTCATTTCACTAATCAATTTGCTAATATGTTTGCCGAACTCGTCATGAATGGCGCCACCGTTTTTAACGTGACGGGCATATGCGCGGGCCCCATTGACTGTGGTGCCTTCGGGTAGTCTAAAACGTTCTCCAAGGGAATTCTCGACGTAGAAACATTCGATATTACGACTTCTTGCGCCGGGCTTTGTTTCGTCCACAATGGGTTTGCTATGTCTTGCTATGATTCGAACGTTTTCTAATTTTTGATAACTGCTGCGACTAGTACCATAAAATTTGTTTTCATTTAAGTTTACATCGTCTGAAGAGACAACCTCTGCATCTTTATTGGCGTGCTTTAAGTCACGCAAATTTAGCCCGCTTTTTGCAATATCTCTGATATCAAAACTATCAAAACTGTTTTGCATCGAGAAACGGCGTAGACCACGTAAAAACTGGTACCAATTGTTTTTAACTTCTTCGGGCATTTCTGCGTCGATTTCTTTGTCAAAATAAACTTTTAAAGTTTGATTGTCGACCATGCTAATGGTTATGTTTCCGTAATTTTTCCCGTTATCCACATAGTCGAAGTTAAAGAATCTTGCCTTTGTAGGATCTACAGTACTTTTGGCATTTTCGTCGCCGATGTTGATATTCGAAAATCTATTGCGAATTTTATCAAATAAGTTTTCGGCCGTTTTTTCAATTGCTATCATAGTATAGTATTTATAAATTTATGCAAATCCATATGCTGCAAATTAAAGCATAATAAATGGCATAGGGGTTAACAATTCTGATTCGTCTTTTAACTTTTCATCTACATTAGGATCAAAATCACGAATTACGCCGGCCATTCTGACTGCTAATAGCATACTCATGACTAGGTCGTCTGTTTCACCGATCTTTGCTGCAAAACTGCTGCCTGCTGCAACAAACGTTTTTAACTCGCTGATCAGTGGTTTGCTGGCTAAATGTAATTTTTTAGTTTCTATTAGATTCTTAAGTTTGCTGCACGCACTGATTTTTGTTTTATGCGTAGTATTAAATCCTTTTCGATATCTGCGTGTTGCACCAGGTCTCCCCGGTTCGCTTAAAAAGATACCTTTAATGTTTTCTTCTCCGTATTCGTCAATGGCTATTAAAGCTGCTTCGCCCAATGTATTATTCTCTACACTATAATATACATCCGTTTCTGACCCAGTTTCATCTGAAATATATTTCACAATCTCTGCAAGTATTTTTATTTGTTGTTGTACAGGAGTCTTATTATGTTGCCATTCTCCTATTTGCAACATTGATGGCATTTCTAATATTTGTATGGCCGACGGATCTCCCCCTGTACCTAAACTCGGGTCAAGTGCTACACAATATAAATGATTTTTAGATGGTTTTTTATACCAACGCACTTGTCCTTGTTTTAACACTGGATCTATACCGGCCATTTCTGTTAAGAATAAAGGATTGATCAACGTTTCATCATAAATGATGAACTCACATTCAATCTCTCGACGGAATCGTTCTTCTCCTAATTGAGATTTCATGCTCGCAGCCCACGCAGTGTCCCTGTCAGGATGTTCTTGCCATTTACTTCTGTATGCTTTAAATCCATTGACTCCCACTTCAGTTTCATTGCCAAACTCATCTTGCGTTTTATTTGCCTGTCTCCATATTTGTGCAAATTGATCTTCGTCGCTGTTAGGAGTAGAAGTAATGATACATTTACCGCCTGTTGCCAATGTAGGGCTAATAGAAGTCCAAAATTCAGATGCTATTGTTGGTCGCACGAATGCAAACTCGTCACAGTATAATAGTGATATCGACATACCACGACCTGTGTTTTCTGTTGTTGTAGCACTTACTATACGTGACCCGTTGTCGAAATCTACACTGCCTTTATTATAACTAGTAACACCTGCTCTTATAAAGTCAGGCACTGCTTCATATGCATATCGAATGCGTTGCATAATTTCTTGCGAACCTGTATATTTGTGTGCAGCAACCAAAATTGTACTGTCCGCCACAAACATTGCATACCATAACAAATACCCCGCGGCGGTAGTAGATTTACCCGTTTGGCGCGGCATTAAACTAATAGAATATCTATTTTTATGATATGTTTCGATTAGTCTGGTTTGATACGCATACGGCACATATTTCATCCGGCCACGAGTCGGGTGCTGTATGTAAAAATAATTATTTAGGAAATAATCGGGCCCAGTGTCAGGATCTGCACATTTTGCAAATTCAATTACCTGCGCTTCGGTAAAACTTTCAATTTGATTCGGTTTTTTGATTAGGACCGATTCGAGTGGTTTTGCCATTGTTTTAAATTCCAGTTTCGTGTATAATAAATATTTATGTAAACCAATCACAGTGAGATTTCAAAATTTCTGACGTACTTTTATTAAATAGCGACTTTAATCCTATTAGCATTCTGCCATTAAGTGTTATTAGTTGGCAGCACGCTATCAAATTGCATTTCTTGGATCGTATTACCATCTTAGAGGAATACGACAATTGGGAAATACGTAGTGAATATTTAACTATGAAAGTCCCAGCAGTGGCGGTAACCAAGGAATACTTTAAATATAAAAAATCTGCTAAGTTCAGTAGAGCCAATCTTTTCTTACGAGATCTATACCAATGTCAGTATTGCGGAGATACTTTTGATCCAAAAGATCTAACGCTAGACCACGTAAAGCCCAGAAGTCGGGGAGGTCTAACTAATTGGGAAAATTCTGTTACTGCTTGTAAATCTTGTAATTGGAAAAAAGGCGATAAAGATATAAAGCCATTGCGAGCACCATTCAAGCCCGAACTATTTCATTTAATTAACAAATGGAAACAACGGCCAATTACTGTGCGGCATCCAAGTTGGTATGCTTATTTGGGGATAGAGCCGTTTAAATAGGCTTTTCCCCGGTAAGATATGGTCTTGCAAACCAGAGTTTAAACCAGGCCTCTGTGCCTGGTTTAATTTTATGCTCTCGTTGTAATTTGGCTTTTTCTGTTCCAGTATAACTTATGTTATCCGGTTGGCCGATTTTATATTCTTGAATATTTGGGCGATTAGTAATGCCGGCTAGCAATTTAAGTTGTTGTAAATCATCCATTATACACCGTATTTGTTCTTTTTCTTTTTAGATACAGGACTGACTTTATTTACATTGCTTAATTCTTCGCTGCGATTAGAACTTAATCGCTTGACTTTGCCTGCGCCTACCATTTTAGCTGCCGCATTAACAATTTCTAATTCTTCGTCGGTATACGCACTCAATAACGGATCTCCCGCGATCGCTCCTGTTGCAGCTGTAGGGAAATCCGGTGCACCGGCCATGGCCAATCCAAAACGATATCCGGCATATGGATTGCCATTTGATTTATTTTGACTAATTCCAGGGACGCTCATTGCCCCTTTGATGGCCGCCACTTGTTGACTATCTAACTTTTCAAAATTAGCAGGAATATCTCCTTCAGTTAAAATTTCCGAAATCTTCATTTTTTCTTTCCTTCCGCCAGACCCTGCTGTGCTTGTTCAGCGGATCGAATTCGTTGCAATAAATGTTGCATTGGTGATTCTAAACTACGAGCACGACGTTCTGCATCAGTTAAATTCTGATCACGGTCTGCGTATTGCCAATTGCTACCACCTAACGATTCATATTCTTTTTTCATATTATCGTATTCGGCTTTTAGTTTTGGTAATGATGCAATTAAATTCGAAATTTCTTTTTCTCTAGCTAACGCACGACCTCGGTCATCCCTTGCAGCGACACGTTCTAATCCACGACTTCGCTTATCAAATTTTGCTTTTGCTGCAGCACGTTGTTCTGCGCTAGGTGCAAATGCAGCGCCCATGCCTGCTTGTGCTTGTTGCATGCTTGCTTTTTTTCGATAATTGCCCAGGGTGACTTCGTTTATTTTCATTTTTGCACCTTTATACTCTGATATTCTTTATATACATTTTCACGCATTGCTAACGGATTATCGCTAAATCTTGCAGCGCCGTGTTTATGCATAGTTTTCTCTTGCCCGGCAACTTCTCCGTTACCGCCTTTTAATTGAACATCTGTATTAAATACTTCTTCCTCGGGGGTATTTGCTAATTCCTCTTCATTTGGTTCATCAACAGTATCATTAGCTTCAATTACCGGGTACTCTTTTCCATCGACTTCAAATGAATCTTTGTGCTGTGCTTTAGCTTTAGCCAGTTTACCGCTGAATTCGTTGCCCTCTTCCATATCTTCTTCGTCGGCAACCTCAACTTCAACAGGTTGATATACTTGTTGTGGCTGACTATTACCCAATCCTGCCAATTTCAATAACTGTGCTAACTTAACCGCTTCATCACCTTCTGCATTAACGCTAACATTTTGGTGGCCGTCATTGTCCATATTCATGCTAATACTAGTATGTCCTTCTTCGTGGCCGCCCTCACAACCACATTCCATCATACCACATTCTTGACATACCTCTGACTCTTCTTCATTGCCAGTTTCTTCTACCCCGGCTAGTTTTAACATTTCGTCTAGTTCGGTATCATGTTTTGGTTTTTTTCCGGTCTGAGGAAGATTCAATTTCTTTTGCATTTGTTTGATCATCTCTTCGTCGCTGGGATGACCTAACGTATCTAATACTTTCTTACCTGTTTTTTTTGCTAGGTCGGCAACTGTACCTGCAATACCTTCGTCGGCTAAACTACGCTCATATTGATCCGTATAGTTTTCAAATGCACTTTTCTTAGGACGACCACGGCCGCGCTTAACTACCGTTACGTTTTCGCTGTCATCAGTTTCACCTGTCTTAGGATCATACTTACGTGTATAAATCGTGCCACCGGTTGTTGGGTCTGCTTTCTTATCAAACTTTCCAGTGCCTGCATTTGTACGGGATTTGACTGATTTCATCATGTCTTCCCAACCTTCAGAAATTTGTTCTGTAGTCATACCGCTATCGACTAAAGTTTTAACAGCAGCAATGGCTTCTTCTACTTTACCTGCATTGTGTGCCTTCCAAGCGGTGGCATAAGCAATAGATTTTTCTTTTGGTGTTAGTTTACCGTCTTTAGCATATGACTTCTTAATATGTTTAACCATGCGCTCTGCTTTTGCTCCTGGTGGTGCAACTTCTGCCATCTCACCTTCTACCTTTGGCAAATTCTTTAACATAAATGATTTAGCTTGACGCTGTTTTACGTTTTTCATTTGACGCATAAATTCTTGTTCAGGCTCATCACGATTATCTAGATCATCAAAATCATAATCAGCAGCACGATTCATAGCATCATAGGCTTTATTAATAGAACGATTTGCTAGACGATCATAGTTTTTAGCACGGATCTTGTCAACAATACCTTCTTCGACGCCTTGCTCTTCGCCTAGTTTTTTGCCTGCGGCGGCGGCGTGCTGGAATTTTTCTTTGCCGTATTTTTTACGTCCAATACTTGCTGCAACTGCTTCGGGATCTTTTGCCCCGCCTGCTTTAGCTGCGGCAGCGACTTTCTTAAAGCCCATATATTTTTCATTTAACTGACCCTCCACGGTTTCCATATTTTCCGCCAATTTAGATTTGGCTTTTGGTGTTTCTGTTTTAGGCTGTGCGGCTTGTTCGACTGCGTGTAGCTTATTCAAAATATCATACATATTATTCATGATTTAAATCCTATTATTTGACCGGTGAAGGTATCTTGTTTTGTTTACTACCAACAGGGCTTAATTTTCCTTGTGGCATATCTGATGTTGTTTTTGCAGCCTGTGTTTTACCGCCTGCTGCTGTTGGCATATGGTATGCACGAGCATTCATTAATTCTTTCATTAAGTTTTCTACTCGTTCCTCGCCCACTAATCCTTTGGAATCTTCTGCTTTTAATTCTGGTGTGTCTAATACAACATCACCATCCGGATTGCTAACTTCTTTGCCATCCATGATGGCTTCGATTGGGTGATCTGCAGGAGTGACGCGAATAGCAGATGGAGCGCAACAGCCACATTCTGCAATTGCATTACGAATTTGATCATCGTTTGCTGGATAACAAACAGTAATGTCGAACATATTAATTTCGACTGGCCCCATATTCGGAAACATTGGGCTTTCTTGAATTGGTAAACGTTTTGTATCAGTGATGGTTTCTACTTTATACACTCCCAATGATTGTTTAATCTTGGATTTCATTTCGTTAGTCATTTCACAGGCCAAACGAACTTTAAAAGTATAAGTTTTTTTGCTTTCCATCAAGTAAGATTTAAAAGACTTCATAGTGATTCCTATTATAAGATATTTATTCGAATTTGATTATTTTTTCTGTTGTTTCAGAATTTCCGTCAACAGAGTATTACGATCTATTACAGTTCCCTCGCCTTCAATGGGGTTTGGAAGTGCAGTGCCTGATTGTTTTGCCTGCTGATCTAATCGCATCTTTTTCAACTGTAAATCGACCATTTTTAGCTTTTTATCTAGTTTAGCTTGTTTAGCAGTGATAGCGTGACCTAATAACGTACCAGCAGTTTGAAATACCACTCCGCTAAATCGAGCCTCCATGGCCATACCCAAATCCATTAAATCATTGAATTTATCTTTGGCTAATTGTGCTAGCTCGTCCATTTCAGCATCGCTGGATTCCAATCCCCTTACACCCGGCAATGCTTGATCAATCTTGTCTATAGTATCGTCGATGTCTTTAAAAACTTCTTGTTGTTCTGCCAATTGAACACTGGCTTGCTCGGGGGTTAGATCATCCGGCAGATTTTCAGGTAAATTAAATAGTTCGGTAAGTTTTTTAGTCATACCAATATTTATAGTTATTTAGTGCCAGCAAATATTTGATTTTCGTTAATAACTCTAAACTTAAGTCCATTTTGTTGACAAAACGTAGCCGCTGCTTGCCATTTACAGTGGTTTAATACTACCGCAGCTTTGTCCCTTGCACTTTTGGCAGCTTCCATTGTGGTTTCCTTGCTGGGCTTAATTTCTACGATTTCACCGTGTGTCACGCCATCCTTATCTTGATATATTACCAAAAAATCCGGCACATAAATTGTCTTTTTTTTGGTAAAAGGATTTATATAGCTGATATGTATGGCTTCGCTGGCCCATTGTAATATACTAGGATTATCGTCCAGAAATCTCATCATAGTCAATTCCCAAGAACTTCTGTAATGAGGCTTTTTCTTCCCTATGTATTTTTCTGGTTTTTTTGGCTCGTAAAATCCGTTTGCAAACTTGGCCATACAATTACCATATTACAGTTCTTGCTACGTGTCTGTTGGGCAGATGAGTATTTACTATGCCTAATAAACTAGTGGTTACCCTAGAACTATTCAAGTATAATGCCAATGTGCTGTTTAGCATATTTGCAGGCAACAACTTGAACTGTTCTAGTACCTTAAGCGGATCTTCTCTGTTTTTTTGAGCAGTATTAATTACTGTTTGTGCTAATAATTGTGCACTTTCCTTATTACCAGTAACTTGTTCAAACCAGCTTAAAATAGCATCATCGGTGTTAGACGATACTGTGTATGCCGGAGTATAATAATTTGAAAAAAACTCAGTAGTAGAGTTTTGTGCATTAGTATTTAAATTACTAGGTTGTGCTGGGTTATATGTTGTCATAAAATTTAAGCCGAGTAATCCCCGGACCAATCTGAAGCTGTAGTTGTGGCATCAGCTCCGCCACCTGCTACAACTGTATCATTATTTACTGCATTTGGAATTGCAGAATCCTGATTATTGCTGACTACTGCGGTGTCGGGATTGATTCCCGAATTACTGAACACGGTGCTGGTCCAATTGGTTGCTGTAGGTGCTTGCACTTGAGTAAAATTTCCCGATGCATCTTTGAAATATTGAGAACCGTCTTGATATGTTATTGTGCCAGATCCGTCATTTTCGTAAACAGAACTCACAACGTTCTGATTGGGATTGTTTGCATTAAATCCGCCGGTGCCGAACGTAGATCCAACGAAATTGCTGATACTGCCAGTTACACTATTAAATCCTTGGCTTATGCTATTCGCAAAACCATTAGCAATAGGTTGTAAAGTATTATTAATTAATTTACCAGTAACTAATCCTGCAGCACCGCTTATACCTGCTGCCACAGTTTTACCGATTGCACTTTGACCTAAAAATCCGCCAGTCAATCCTTGATATAAAGATTGTCCTGCCAATGCTCCGCCTACTAAACCTGCTGTTCCTGTTAAACTGTTGACTATCTGTGCAGATGTGCCGCCTACTGTTGTAGTAATACCAGTAGTGGGATTTGTGTAGTAGCTTACTCCTCCAGCGAATGTTTGGCCAGTTGACGAAATCAAAGCACCTGTATTTTGCGGCACTGCTGGGTTTTGCAGTACATTTGGATTATATGATGATCCAGGGATCAACCCAACCTGATTACCATTTGCATCTTTTGTTACTACTGTTCCATCATTGTATGTTTGCTGCGATACAACATTTCCTTGAGGGTCCGTAATTGTTTGTGTGCTTTTTAAATTATCTGTCGGGCTATTGGGATTATATGTACCGTTAGCTGTAGTAAAGACCGATGTAGTGCTAATTTGTTTTCCGGTAGGATCAAGTACTGCTACAGTCTGTTGATTTGTAATTGGTTGTCCTGCACTATTAACATAAACATATGAACCGCCGGACCCTTGGACCGTGTATACCGGTGCCTGCCCCTGAGACTGGAAAACACCAGTAACTACTCCTTGTACCCATTGATTTGATACCTGTTGCCCTGTTTGTAACAACCCGCCAGCTGCTGCGCCTGCTATTCCACTTATTACATTTGTTGGGGATGGTAACATACCGAAGTTTGTGGTCGGTACACTAACAGAATTGCTGAATGCACTATTGATTGCTTGACTAACTGCACTAATTCCGATACTACCCAATGTTTGTGCTGCTAAATTTTGAAAATTTGTGCCTTGTAAATTCTTTATTAAATTCGCAATATTATTTGCGGTCGATAATAAATTAGATCCGCTTGAGCCGTCAGGTCTTGCCAAGTCCTTAGTACCACTATTTAATGCACCGAGTAAACCGTTGTCATTATAAATGTTAGTTACGCTGGTGCTAATTGGACTTTGTACATCATCATAATGTATAGTAGCAAAGCCCTCGACATCCAATGGATTTATATAACCTGTTTTGTACTTGACTGTTTCAAACGTAATAGTCATGGTATTCTCTAATAGACCAGTACCGTCGACATTACTATGCTCGCCGTGACGCCAATCTGTTATGATAGGATTTATTAATTCGTATTCAGTAAATCTTTTATTATGTAAACTAAAAAGTTGTATACTTTTAAAAAACGGTATATTACTACCATTTCTAGTAGTGTACCCCCATTTCGAAGTAGGTCTTCCAGCATAAATTCCTGTCTGCTGTTTAAAACCCGAATAAGGATTTGTCAGTGTAGCAGTTGAAGAAAATAAACTATTATCTGTAGAATAATCGCTATCTCGGTAATAATATGTATAGTAATCGTTCCACAGGCCTGTAACGGTATCGGCGGCATCATCATGAAAAGTTATACTAACTGGATCGTATGATATGTGTGTTTGTATAACATTTTTCCTGTTATAAGAATTCAAAGTTTTTGTGTCGATTTTAAATTTTGGTAATTCAACTCTTTTAGCTAGCATGCCTGCTTCTAACTGTTGTAAGCTAGTTTGACTAGATACTGTTGATCCTGATATTGTGTTAGATAATGTAGATAAAAACCCCGCCGGTAAATCGGAATTTATTTGCAGTCTGACGTAATATAAAAATGCCTGTTTAGGCGATAACTTGTAATTATCAGCTAAAAAAAGTTTTGTAGCGTGTTGATAATCGTGTGTCCACTGACCTTGTGTAAGTGGTTTTAAATCGGCATTATACAGAGTAGACATACAAATATTTATCTCAATAAAAAACCCACTCGAAAGTGGGTTTAAGTAGTTAATGCCAATTTAACCAGTAATGGTTGTACCGTTTCCACGTGGAACACTAGTACCAACACCGCCACCAGTTGTTTGCATAGCGTTATCCATGCGAATCGACATAGTAATAGTCATTGGCTCATTATTAGCATAACTTGCTTCGTTGTAGTTAACATCAGTTAAGAAACAACCATATAATTCCCAAGCCTCTAATATTACTGGTTCGTATGCACCGTTCGATCCGTCTAGCATTTCAATTCGTGCAGTGAATTTATAGTCGATACCAGAACTTGCACTAGCTTGTTCCATAAAATCAAACTGCTTTTGTAATTGTTCGCCAACCAAACGACTTACATTGCCGCCTGCGTCATCACGTAATACCACTTGTGCAGCTTGCCATACTGGACGACCTGCCAAGTATACGTGGCTGTTATATACTGGAATATCAATCGCTTCCATTTGAACTTGTGGGCGTGCAAAACTTACAATTTGTTTAGTAAGTTCTGTAGTAGGTGTAGTAACACCAAACTTATCAAAACTTCCTCTAAAACGAAACTGCAATTTTGGCATCAACAAGCCCTGGGCCGAAGCACTTTGGTTTCCGCTCAACGGTACTGTAAATTTTGTTAATGATGAAACTGCCATTTTATTATGCTCCTGTTCCTACTGTTGTTGCAGGTGCTATGTTGCTACTTTGTAACTGACCTGCGGCTACTAACCTAATAGGAATGTAAATAAACTCAACATCCTTGGTCGGTTGTACTGCAATATCTACCCATAATTCGTTACGATCGATACGAGTTGGCGTATTATTGCTGCTATCGCAAACTACTAAGTAATCTGCTACACCTCGTTTAGCAACTAAATCATTCATTATGCCGCTAACTACAGCAGTAACGTTCTTTTGTGTAATCGAATCATTTGGTTCAAATAAGAACGGACGACTCACAATGTTTAATTGTTTTCTAATATAATTTACTAATCGTGCTACGTTAATGCGATCCAAACTACTTGGGTTACCTGCTAATGTCTTTTGACCGTATATTACTAAACCTGCACCTGGCAAGTTAGTTAACGGATTGATTTTATTAGCATACATAACATCGCGTAGTCCCTGGGTAATACCTGCAGAAATAAAAGCGCCTGATGCTCCGTCTACGTAACCGATAGCAGATATGTTATCTACTATACCTCTACGTGTACCTGCCGGTGCTATCCAAGGATAACTTGCATTGTCGCTATTTAAAATTGCTTTTAATACTGCATGACTTGGAGGTACTACAATAATATTTCCAGATAGGTCAGTAGTTTGCCCCGATGGATAATATACCCCAACGTATGGGTCAGTAACTGATAATGCTGTTTCACCTGTTGCATTACTACCAGCGGCATTTGATGCCCAATTTTGAATTGCTGTTTCTGATGCAGGCAATCTGAATGGAGTATCACCGATGACAAATGCTGTATTGCCTTTATCGTTGTTTAACGTTGCCATATAAGGCATCAATTCTGGATAACCAGGACATGCTATTAAATTAAATTGCGTTGCATCTTCTCTCAATGAAGTGCTGCTATCAATTGCTGCTGTTAATGCTGCAATTACAACACCGCGCTGGGCTTTACGACCAAAATTTGGGATTGATTCAGGCTGATATCCAACAACAGATACCCAAGTACTTTCTACGGCAGGTATCACTTGATTTGGATATGCCGACGCTGTAAAGTACATAGACTTAAATTGTTTTACATTAAACCCGCTAGCTCTTGTATTAAACAATAACATTCCGCGTGGATGTAATGTTGGATCTGGCGCATCTAAATCTACATAACTGCTTACAGCTAATTCTGCCATACTAGGCATATCATCTAATGCAGGATCTACGTTGCCGCTAGTTGCCCATCGAGCATCAGCAAAGATAATGCCATTTTGACTTACGCTATCAGTATTGCTAATTGCTACCCATTTGTCAATTCCAGATACACGTTCCCATCTATTAATCTTTGGGAAATTTTCTACATCGCTGGTATCTAGCCATAGATCACCATAAACCAACGCATTCCCGTTATCTTGGGATGCAGGGCTACTAGATCTTACTATAATGCCGTTGGCATTTGTATTTGATAAATTATATCCACGAACATCTGCGGTAACAGTTCTATATCCTGCCCAAGCAGAGCCAGTGTTGATCATAATATCAACACGAGAAGGAGAATTGAAATACCAATTGGTATTGTCAACTGGCTGAGATACAGGCGCCGTAGGCGATGCATAATAGCCTGTCGAACACAGAGGTGCCCAGTTAGATATCAAATATGACATATCATTTGTGGCACTAAGATATGTATTAGTCGATGTAGCATTAATACCAACGTTAGCTAAAGGTGTTCCGGTTATATCCTGTACACCAATATCACCCCCAGTTACATGTGTTATAGTAACTGCACCCGATACCGTAATAGCAGCACTTACATTAGGCATATCTGCTGCAACAATTGCCCTTACTAATCCAGACGGACTAGCTGTAGTTACTGTTATTCTCTTAGATAGAAAATTTCCAGAACCAGTCGAATAATATACATCAAATTGGTCATTAACGCTTGGATTAAGAACCACAGGAGTAGTTGCGGTTGCAACTGTTGGGCCAGCATTTTTTCTATAGAAAAACTGACTTCCTACAGTTGGATACAGATTTAACTCAACTTGAACATCCGCAAACATTGTGCCCACTGGAATGTTTAATCCACCACCAGTGGGATCAAAAATATGAGTAGCAGTCGATGCATTAGATGTGAAAACTGTTAGTTCTACTGGCACCCAACTATTAGTTGGTGCATTAAACTGCTTTACTACTGGTGCATATCCGTTGCCGATTATGCTGGTCTTATGCCACACACTGCCCGTAGGACGGCCTTGGCCTAGTGTGATATCAGTTGTTTCAAAATGCGGTACCTTATAGTACGGACCAACACTTAGAGCAGCACCATAATAAATGCCAGGTTTAATTCCTAAATCTCTCAATGCGAAACCCACATGATCGACAATATTTAATTTGCCATCAACATGAGTACCGTCACTGGTTGCAGTATGGATTGCTGTAATAATCAATTGGGTGGTGCTACTAACCCTAGCAGAAACACCGGTGATCGATGCTGCATTAATATATCCTGCAACTGTTGCTAAACTATCGCCTATATTTAAACCAATAGTTTGGCCGTTTACAGAAATAGTTGCACTTGCAGTGATTACGCCGTCGGTACTAGTAACTGTTCCTGTAACTGTAGGAACACCTTGTTCCCAACCAATATTGCCTACTAGTTGCCACGTATTATCATAACGTTTGCAGAAAATATGATTGTGACCAGTAGTTACTACTGCAACATAAGATCCGATCGTACCAAAAGATGTATCTGGACCTAAATCATCATCTGCGGCATCACCTGTAAATACTCTTTGCTTATCATAATCAACAAATACCGTTTGTTGTTCAAACATCTGAGTAGATGCATTCCACTCAAATATACCGAAATTTGTATCAGCTGTATCAAACCAATATGTGCCGTCAACAGGACCGTTTACTGGACGGATAGATGTACCAGTAAGTTCTGCTAAATCGACATCTGCACGTTGAACATAGATGTTATTACTTACACCTAGCGCACTGTAAGCCGCCAATAAACCATATTCGTTTTGTTCGCCGGCATTGATCGACGATCCTGTCGATGATGTATTAAATATTGGATTGCCGAACGTGTTAACTAAGTCACGTTGGCTTGCAATATTATAAACTGTGCCTGCATTTTCTTTTAATGTGCCGCTAGCATAAGCTGTGCCGCCTGGCGCAACTTTATTTTCTGCTGTGGCTAATAATACGTATGCTGTACTTCCGTTAGTAGATGGAGCATAATTGCTCTGATCTGTTACACTAACTTGTACGCCTGGAGAAACTAATGCCATGTTTCATATCCTCATAAACTATAAAGATATTTATTAAATATCTAAAAAAATACAAGGTTGTGTTGCCCTTTGCAAAGGTTTGGGTAAATATAGCTATGAAAAGACCACTTTGTTTAGTCTGTAATCAAAATTTGGCTGCTGTAAACTATATAAAGAATAGTCAATATCACTACAGAAAAATGTGTGATAGTTGTATTCGAAAAGGTAAAAAGATAAAGGCCGTTCCGGCTTGGTTTAGAGCCGGATATCGAAAAAAGCAAATCTGCGAATGGTGTGGATACAAAGCAAAATACTTAGATAAACAAATGACAGTTTATCATGTTGATGGGAATCTAAAAAATGTTTCGTCTCAAAATCTTAAGACAGTATGCCTTAATTGTCGTATAGAACTTGCACATAGCCATCTGCCATGGAAAGAAAGTCCTATTATACCAGACTTTTGAGCTCGGCGTATAATTCCTCAATTGACCCGTTATTATCAATAATTGCATCAAAATTTGTAGGTGCCCAGCTATACTCGCTTGCATGAATATTAGGATAACATTCTTTCATTAATTGCGGCGCCGATCGTGCAGTATGAAACCAATCGGGATCTCTTCCCCTCGAAATTCTAATCATTTTGCCGCCTGCTTGTCTAATACTATTAATTTCGTTCGGAAAACGACAGTCAGTAATAACAATATTATCCGTTGCATTACGTAGTCTATTTTCCAAGCTAGCAATCCACATATCGTCATGAAACCCGACTCTGATAACTTCTGTCCCCCATAATTGTAAGACTAATCGGGGTGTCAACTCCGGCATTCCCAGTCGTGCGGCCCACCAAGTATCAACGGTTTCTCGCCATTCTCTTGCTTGTGCTGTGCGGCCTTCTAGTAGATCTCTATCCCATCCGAATATATTCGAAACTGCATCTTTAAGAGTACTAGCAAAACTTTCTCTCCGAAACCCGTGAAAATTAACCAAGTAGTCTGCCGCAGTATCTTTGCCTGATCCGATTAACCCAACCAGTCCAATAATTGTTGTCATAAATTACCCTGTGTATGTCAAGTATTTTACACAGATTTAAATTCTTGTCAACAATTAATGAGTTAGTTTATCCAGTAATCCAAGTTAACGGTTGAGAACCATCAACATAGCGTTTCAATTCCTCTTCGAGCTTTTCCATTTCGGCTTGTGCTTCCTGCATCAATGCGGCTCCATTTAACTGTGACCCGCCTTGTGGTCCTGCTACCGAACTAAACTTGCCACGTGCTTGCCCTAAAATGCTCTTAGCAAATGCCAATGAGTATTCTTGTAACCAAGGATATACTTGCGGATCACTCAATAGCATACTGTCTGGTTTTTGGTTATATACCCAAAGCAACACACTTTCAGTACTAATGTTTCCGTCTACCTCGGGACTCCAAACTTTTGTTTGTCGTAAACTATAGCCAGGGGCAACTTCAGTTGCACCCAGACTCTGAGTTGCTATAACTGTTATCACTGTACAAGAACCGTCCACACTTGCTACAGTGTATTGACCGCTATATCCCGCAACCGGACATTGTTCTATATAAATTCTATTGCCTGCCGCTATAGTAACTGGGTTACCTAACGTAAGGGTAATAGTGCTACCTATAGCAGTGCCGTTACTGGTTATTGTACTGATATTTAAATAGGTGTGGCCGTAATCGGGTATTTTACGAAGAACTGTGAGTTTCTTCGTTACTTTATTCCAAGTATAATTCATGTAACCACCAAACATAGTCATAGCTAATTTTTGATAGTCAACGAACAGTTCATAATTTAACAAACCACCAACACGGCCTGCTACCAACATATATGTATTCAAATAACCACTAGCAAATGGTTCAAATTGACTGGCAGTTGTACCTGTAGTACTGCCGATGCCTCTACGGAAAATTTGTCTAACATCCGTTATGTAACTAGGCAAAATATATTCTTGAACTTCGGGCAGTAAATTTAAAAATACATAGCTTTCTTCTGTTGAATTTTGTGCTTTTTGTCTGTACTTTGTCAGTGCTTGTTTAATCGAAAGCTCATAATGTTCTTTGTCTAATTCAACATCAACAATTTGATCACCTAAGCGCAAACGAATATAATCAATCATTTCGTTACGAAGTTGATTAAGTGTGTGAATTTGTGCATTAACCTCTATGGCACTATCTTGGCTGATAGGGCCCGGGCCGCCGAGATTTTCTGTCTCTATAGAGAAACTAGATGTTAACCCTGGTTGTATCTGTAATGATGGCATAAATTATATCCTATTAACCGTATTTAGCTAATAGGATACAATACTCATTCGACTTTTAACAATAGAATATCTGTGTTAATTCGGCCATTCATTTTAATCTCAGTGGCTTTGATGTCTTCGAGGAATTTACGCAATTGTACCTTGCCCGTTTTTGCAAATTCTTTAAGTTTTTCGTCGGGTTTACGTAGCGTTTTGCACACACTTTTGTCTGCGTCAAATCCTGTTATTGTTGTACCTTTGATTCCCAAAGTTTGGTAGCTGGCCGCAACATACTTACCCAATTTGCGAGTTTTGGCATTATAGATCCACAATGCACTTGCGCCCACAACGTCTGCAGGATTTATACTGACAATCTTGAGTTCTTTATTTTCTTTGGCAAATTTCAGTTTAGCAACCAATTTTTCTTTACTGGGTGCTTTTTTAACTCTTGCTTTTTTAGTGGCTTTTTTAACACCACGATATTGTTCGATCGCCGATAACAAGTCCGAGATCCACGAAATACGGCGTTTGAAATCAGCGGTCTTATAATGGGAATATGCCTCTTTAAGTTGACTATCTGTTTTTGCCTGTGCTTGTTCCAGCTCTTCTTTACGTTTACTGTAAAGACTTTCATATTTGCTCAATTGACTTTGAACAATATTTTTGTTGGTGAGCCAGTCATAAAACTTAACAGAGCTCAGGTCATCATACTTTCCTTCAAGTTCTCCAATGAGCTCCGAGGTTTTTTCTGCCAGTCTGTCCTGGATAGTAGGTTTATACACTGCTGGTTCAGCGGCTTCGGCGTGAAGCACTTGCTCGGGCTCCGCTGTTGCAATTGCTTCTAATATGCATTTGTCCAAGAATTCGATATGCCGTGGTCGAAAATGCATCCCGGCTCGATGTGCCATAACGAGGCTACACGCCGTCATAGGAATACTACGGTCCGACGACCGTTCAAATGCACGGATTTCTTCTTTGGAAAACTCCGATGCAGTTTTCATCCACTCGACGACATATTTTTTGGTATCTTTTTGACTGTAATAATAATTGTAGTAATAAAAACTTCGACGAAGTAAGTTATCAAATTGATCCTGTGGCCAATCTTTCGATTCTTCGGGCCACTGAGGCTCTGTCCCAGTGTACTTTTCATCTAAAAAATGGCCGCCCCTGGGCTTGCTTACTTTAGTTTTAATTTTGATTCCAGCTACAACCGCCATAATAATACCCTTTAAGTTGTTTATCTAACCATTATTATAACAGAGGCGGATATTTTTGTCAAATACAAAGGCTATGTGGGTTTTGGAATGTCAGATTCTGACATTACTACTATATTAGTAGCATCCCGGATCGTATTGTCCATTACTTGTTTTAGTTGATCAAATTTTCCCAAATATGCATTCATAGTTTTATGGTAATTAAACATCCAGTCTGTGTTCATCGAATCCAAAGTTTGAGCGCATTCTAAGAAAAAATCGTGTCTGTTGGATAAAAAATCGTTGGTCGAGGAAGTTGTGCGTATATAGCCATCTCCCCATCCCCACCCGTCTATTTTATCGATTCCACTTTTCATCAATATAAACTCATTATCCTTGCAAGGGTAAAATCTATAGGTCTGATGTGTATAATAAAAATCCGGACGGGTTTCTATTACTTGATCATAGACAAAATTGTTGGCTATTTCGTAATCTTTTTTTAGTTGTTGTGCTTTTTTGGCCAAATAAGATAAATGCAAATGTCTCCATAGGCCCCGTGCTTCGCCATTATTAATTTGGGGGGTGGTGAAATCGCTTACTGTTTGTTCATCTACTATTTCGAGTCCTTTTAGTAACGTACCAAAATATACAGAAATATCATCAATCCTTAATTCCTTTGTATCAGGAGATCGTCGAAATGTTGGAGTTACAAAATCAGATTTTTTCCAAGTAACAAAATAATAATCAACCTGTTCTGCCATAGAGCTGAAAAAGTGCATCATATTAGCTCTGCACAATAAAAATGTTCTATAGTGCCCGACTAGCAAAACTGCTATGCGTTTAAATCTATAAGGTTTAACAATTGCTTTTCGATAAAAATCAGTAAAGTTGCTTTCTAATTCATTAATTTTTCTGTTTATTTCTTCTAGTTTTAAAATATTTGAAAAATTTATAGATGCTATATTACTGCGATTTTCTTTTTGTTTAACCAGTAATTCATCGTGCCGAGCGGTTACCTGTCTCTCAGACTCAGTCACTAGTAGTTCTTGTTGTTGCAACTCAAGTGTATATTTGTCGAGCTGTAATCTAATATTGTCTATGGTCAATCGTATAGCAGACAATTCCAATCGGCGTTCACTAAGATCAAGTCTGTCTGCTCGTGATTCTAACTGATCTTTTTCAATTTGTATGCTTTCATTATCTAATTCAGAAGTCTGCCCGTTTGATAGCTGCCATATTTCTAAATTCTGTTTTTGACCGATTAATTCTTCCAGTTCAAGATGCAATTCTTTGGCTTTTTCGGTCAACCCAGGATACCAAAGTGCATTTGTATCAACCACTTTTCGCCTAAAAAATTGTCGTTCATTCATAATGTTATCCTAGTAGCCGGCTAAATGTTAGCCACTGATCGAATGTTTCTATAGCATTTTCCAACGATAGTTCAAGTTGATTTAGTTTGGCAGATTTGATATTTCGTCGACGACATTCCACCATTTCATTGGTTATTTCAAAAATAATATTTTCACAACTTCGGTACAGTTTCAATAAATCCCGCTTATGGTTGTGGTTTTCCGTAGCGCGAATTGCTCGAGCCATTCGATCTAATGTTGTTTGAAGTTCAGTCATCTTTGTATTATATTTAGTATTTAGTTTATTATTTATAGTCAATTTGACTATAAATACAATATATTTGGGACCAGATATGCCAAGATTAAGTATGTGGCGTGACAACCACTCCAATGATTATAAGTTTTTTGACCGTAGAATTTCGGAAGAATTTACCATCGGCGGTACCGGTATTTTACTACACAAATACTTAGGTCCGCAAACAAATACCGCTGCAACTGCATATAGTTTAACATCAGACGCAGTAACTGGAACCAATTCCCTTAGTTTTGCTAACGTTTCATTGATAGAAGTAGGGCAGACTATACAAGGCATTAATATCGATACAAATACCACTATTACTAAAATAAATGTAGCAGCAAACACTGCAACTATCAGTAGTTCGTTAACTGGCAATATTGCCGGCGGCACTCCTGTAAATGTTTATTGGAACGATGCTACTAAACCCAATTATACTACAGATAGCGTATTAAATATTCAAGATTTACTGTTTTTAGAAAATAGAGATAGAAAATATGATACTAGTGTGTATGCGTTAAGAGGAATTTATACCGTAAGTGATAACGATTGGGACTTGACTCAATTTGGTTTAATGTTAAGTACCGATACTATTGTTCTTACCTTTCACTTAAATGATACCGTGGCCTCTATAGGTCGAAAGTTAATGAGCGGAGATGTAATCGAATTACAACACAAAAAAGATTACTTCCCATTAAACGATGATTTGCCAGCTGCATTAAAAAGATTTTATGTTATTCAAGATGTAACATTTGCGGCAGAAGGCTTTAGTCAAACTTGGTGGCCACATTTGATCAGGATCAAAGCCAAACCAATGGTTAATTCACAAGAGTACAAAGATATTCTGAATAGCATTACTACAGTTGGAACTCCGACTGGAACACCAATCGGCCAAGTAATGTCAAACCTTGCCAAGTTAGGCGAAATCAACGATGCTGTATTAGCACAAGCAGAAATTGATGTTCCAGTAAGCGGTACTGATATCAATTCAATATATAATGTTACATTGGACCCTAATGGTTTACCAGGTGATCCAACCGGATCATCGCTGAAAAATCTATCAGTTAATAGCACAAATAAACTGGCCAGAGCAACTACGCCGGATGCAAATATCCCTGCCTATTTGGGCGGTGACGGGTTGGCTCCCGACGGGTATCCTGTAGTACAGAGCACCAGCTTCCCCACAAATCCTAAAATCGGAGACTTCGTGTTACGTACAGATTTTGTCCCTAATAGATTATTTCGATTCGATGGTGCACGTTGGAATAAAATAGAAGATAGTGTCAGAACAAATACTACTCCGGGACCAGCTAATGCAACCCAACACGGTAGATTTTATAATGACAATAGTACATTTACTGACTTGGAAGGACAAACGCAGCCAACAAGACAAAGCCTTAGCAAAGCACTTAAACCCAAAGCAGATAATTAACAGGACAACCAATGGCTTATCAATCTTTTTTTTATGATCAACAAATACGTAGATACATTATCCAATTTATCAGGATACTAAGCAATCTACAAGTGGAATTTGGCAAGGATCGAAACGGGGTAACTGCTTTACAACGTGTACCGGTCGTCTACGGTGACAGCAGTCGCCAAGTTGCAAGTATTATTCAAAACGGCAGTGAAAACTATATGAACAGTTTGCCGGCCATGGCCGTTTATATAGGCGGGTTCGAGTACGACCGAGGCCGAGTTATGAATCCCACATATGTAGATAAGCTGAATCTCCGAGAAAGAATATATGATCAGCAAACCGGAGAATATGGCACTACCCAGGGCGATACATATACAGTCGAACGATTAATGCCAGTCCCTTATAAATTAACATTGAAGGTAGATGTTTGGACTAGTAATACCGAACAAAAATTACAAATTTTAGAACAACTCTGCACATTATTCAACCCAGCACTGGAAATTCAAAGCACAGATAATTATGTCGACTGGACTAGTATCACTTATATTTTACTGACTGGTGTCAATTGGAGTAGTAAACCTGTTCCTACCGGTACTGATTCTCCTCAAGTTGAAACTGCATCACTGACGTTCGAGCTACCGATGTTTTTAAGTGCTCCGGCCTTGGTTAAAAAATTAGGAGTCATACAAAAAATTGTGGCCAATTTGTACGATGCTAACGGAGATATCAACAATGCAATCTACAATGAAGGTAATTTATTATCCCGCCAATATTTTACTGTATTGAATTATGGTATAATACTATTAGAAAATAGAATCAAATTGGTGCCTACAACCAATCACGTAATAGATAGATTGGGTGAACAAATCGTCAAAGAAGTAACCGAAGATATAAAAAATAACGTGTCTGTTGCCTTAACAGATACCGTGGGATTAGAACCAGGTATGTTTATTAGGGGCCTATCTATTACCGGTGCTGGCAATATCACTACTTCGATTGGTAGCACCATTGTTAATGGTATTCAAACTAACTTTTTATCCGATTTAACCCCGAATGTAGTATTATATCATGACGGAAATAGAGTTGGCACTGTAAGTTCTATTTCTAGTAATACCGAACTAATATTAACTGCAAATAGTCTAATAGATGTAACAACCTCAAATACGTTTACTTACACAGACCATTTTACAACGTATACAGGAAATGTAACTATATCAAATATTTCCGGTGATGTTGTTCGATCTACTGGTCGTATTACTGCAAATATCGGAGATAAAATTGCATTTACCAGCTATCCCGAACAACTAGGTGATGATCCGCAGTGGCGAAATGTAATAAATGTTTACGGTAATCTAGTCAACGGTTCTAGTAGAATTAGCGTGGAATTAGATTCCGGCGCAGAAATAGTAGGCACAGTGGCATATAATCCGTACGATGCAACTGTATTGTTATGGAATCCTGATTTGGATACTATTCCAACAAATACCTTAGACCCGATTAATGCCATCATTGATCCAATGTCTAGCAGACCTAATAGAGATTTACAAAATCTAGTAGAAGGTACCAGATACCTGTTGGTCAATGACTATATAACAGCCGCAGGCGAACAGCCAATTTATAACTGGATGGGGGTTGACAATACTCCGCTGATAGCGTATGCTAACGATATTATTCAATATCATGGCAATCACTGGATCGTTGCGTTTAAAAGCGATAGCGAACCAACTACGCAATACGTTACAAATATGACCACTGGTATCCAATATAAATGGGACGGAAGTCAGTGGACTAAGAGTTATGAGGGGTTTTACCCTGCAGGAAAATGGCAACTAATACTATAAACCAAGGGTGTGGCAGTTTAATTTACTGTACATCTACCCATCGATATCTATTTTTATTACGTAACAACGGCAAAACTAAAAACACGTGGGGGCTTGTTGGTGGCAAAATCGAAGCCGGAGAATCGATTCAAGACGGCTTAATCAGAGAGATTCGAGAAGAATTGGGCGGAGAAATTCGTGATGCTAAAATAATACCCATAGAAAAGTATACTAGTGATAATAATAAATTCGTATACCACACATTCCTAATTAAAGTGGAGCATGAATTTATTCCGTACTTAAACAATGAACATAAAGGCTACTGTTGGGTTCCGTTAGATGACTATCCGAAACCGTTACATCCCGGTGTTTATAAAACAATAAAAATAGAACGTAACAGATCGAATATTATTCAAGAAACATCAGTTGATTGAGACGACTGTTTAGTAAAAAATAATTGTATACTAATTCTAGGTTCAGGTGCAGCTAAAGTAACCATTGTGGTTGAATGCCAGACTGGCGGTTTGAACCAAGCCATACTATTATGATAAGGGAATATCCACCCCTGTTTTCCGGGCATTTCAGGATCATCATATAAAAATAATCCTCCCCAGTTCCAATTCCAATTTCGATTTAAATAAATGGTGCTACTTAATCGATTTGTATCTTCTGGTGCATCATGATGCCAGTTAATTTGACTGCCGGGCGGCCATATATGCATAAACACCGTTAAATTATCCATGTTGCCAAAATCTTCATGGACTTCATTTGCATATTTTTCCCAAAAATAGTTTTTATATTGGTCTAATGGTAAAACAAAGACTCCGCTGTATGCCCCAGTCTCGAGTCCTTCTCCCCATCTACCCATATAATTAATTTCGAAACTAGCTGAACCTTTTTTACTGGCTAGGTAGTCATGAAATTCGTTTACTTTGTCCGACTCTAAAAAATTATATCTATTATAAATCATGTTTTTTATTTACCACTGGGTGCTGATAAAGAATAACTGAAATAATCTACCGTCATTTATATCTGTACCAAAATAATCTAAACTACTATGAAAGATATTTCCTCTATACATTGCTAATCGATTATACTTATTACCTATTTTATCAACTAAGTCCCACTTTGTCATGTCCTGGGATTCGTATAATCGATCTCCCATTTCGTCTGATGTCAATGCGCCCGTTGCTTTGTGGCGAAATAATCCTGTGCCCCCTGTTACAGGTGCATCGGGAGTTAAGTAGCAAACTGCGGCCCACGTATTATGATGGTCACTATGTATCCAGCTACGATCCTGTGCAGTAGTTAACTGAAAGCTACCAGTGAAACCATCCGTGTCGTGCCAATTGGTTACTTCTCCGCCGTGATTCCAGAGGATAGTTTGAATAGCATCTTTAAGACTTTGATCTAAGAAACTTTTAGTTCTACTACCCGGATAGTTGCCCGAAATGGTGAATTCTTGTGCTATTGCAAAATTCCTAACTTGATCAGGATTGCTATAAAAATCATCTACTACGATTACATTAGTTTTCATTGAAAAATTTCCCTTCTATTAGACTTTCTATTCTTTGATGTATACTATTTTCCCAGTACGGTCGAGATAAATTATAATTTTCTTCGATGTAAGGTAACATTTTATTGTAATCATCGGGTTGAAGATTGTCGAATATTTTTTCTAATTCTTCAATCGTATTGAATTGCAATATTCCATTTATATTAAAATATTTATCTATATTTGTACACCCGTAATATATTGGAACTGTTTTTGTTGCAAAACAATCTAATAATTTTTCGCTGTACATATTTGGCATTACTTGGTTCTCAGTGACGATATGGAATTTAGCATTAGTAAAGAATGAATTTTTATCAGCAACCCGAGGAGGACTACGATGCCAATACCAGTCAAATGGTCCTATATTTGTTTTTTTTCCAAAACGATCCATGATCATAAAACGCATCCGATGTTCTTTAGTCCATATTTTACTACTCATCAAAAATGTTATTTGATCTTTTTTGTCTAATATTAAACCACTATCAACCCACGTGCCTACTGGACAAAATTCTTGGCTATTAGGTAGTGTTAAAATCCTGGGATCGTATGCTAATATCAAATCGTAGTTTGTGTGGTGTTGTTGCACCATTTGCCAAAAGTCTAAATATAATGCAGGAGGTTCGCACTGAACTAATACATTGATATCTGCTGTGGCATCTGCATAAACATTATCAAAACAAATACTTACTTTCTTAGGAAATAATTTTGTAAACCCGTGATTAAAGTGGCCGCTATAGCCGGGCAAATATCCAATTTGGTTAATGACCCACATATTATCCTGCTGTTTTTATAATTCTACTAACTTGTTTAATTGTATTGCTAAACACAATCGCAGCATTGCTGAAATTACTATCCCTACAAACTAATCCGCCGCACCGCGCAAGAGTCATTGCTTCCATAAAACTTTCTTGCCAATATTTCTTTCGAAAGAACATATCATATTCCCAACCCCACTGCGTTATGCCTGTTATTTGTTCAGTAGGTAATCTTAGTAAATTAGGATAATAACAAATTATACTACGATATCTGTTCTCCATCTTAACAAGACTCTCTACATTATCTGTAGATACATATAGACGTTCGTATATCCCAGTCTCAAGTTCTTTATCAATGGCCTTACAGTAATCTTCATAAGTCACTGTACCATAATTTGTTTGGGCCGCCATGGTAGTCATTCTGACATGAGCGCCCAATACTTTTTCATTTATACGAACCAATTTACATAAGTCATCTACTCGTGTTGTTATTTCGTTTTGTATATGAATTTTATTCAACACTCTTTTATAATCCGCTAACCGTGGACTGTTTTCAATAGAATCTAATCCGCTATACGTTTTACCAATAGGTAAAAATCCCCCGTCAACGTAACTGGAATCTATTTTCTGATCCAATACATAATTCATTATATGTTCGTATGGTTTTTCGATTCCGTACATCTCCATTGTTGAGCGATTACGAACGATATGAGCTACTGCTTCTTGTAAGAATTCGTCGTCATTTGTATGTTCACTGAATGGGCTTAATCGAAGTACCACATTATCAAACTCTATATCCGCTAGGGGGATAATTCCGGATTGTAAAAAACGGCTAAATGGACCGCCGCCAGGCATTGTAAAAATATAATTACGCATTTTTAGTTATCGAATATTTGTCAAAGATATCACTGATAGCATCGATATAGAAAATATCATTACTTTGACCGAATGTTAGGTTAAAATATTTAGTTGCTGTAGAGTCTATCGGAACTTTTGCCGATGGGCGATAATAATCATTATTATTGTTTATCTGCTCGGCAGGGAAACCTAACATCGATAAAATTTGATTACCCATGTGAAATACCAAATCAGTCGTAGGATGGTTGGTGCTATCAAAAAGATTTGTTTTAGTAAAATTATCTGCAATATAATCAACAACTTTAATATCAGTAATTAGCTCCTTCAGCTTGAGATACTTGATGTCCGCATCAAATCGTTGTTTATACAAAAAATCAATTTGATTATTAAGATACTGCTGGATAATTTGATTTTTAGTTAGACCGCGATCAATTAAATCGGTGATGGGTTTTTGGTTGCCTACTATCGATCGTAATGGTTGATTGAAATTATCTGAACTATCTATGGTTGTAGTTACTAGTATAGGCCAAAAAGATTTTACTAATATATATGGAATAGTTATGGATTTAGCAGAAGATTTTAGAAACGGTTGAATACTTTTTGTAGAATTACCACCGTACTCGTCCCCAAGTGGCTGATGTATAAAAAGATCTGCCTTTTTTAAATTTGCGAGATGATCCGACCAAGTCAAAAACGATCTGTTAGCTCTTATTAAATCATAATTCTGTACTACATCTACTATTTGATATTCATTAGTAAACTGCGTCGACTGCATAAGGACGTCATAGATCATTCTTCCTTGGCAAGTAGCATATATCAACGCAATTTTTTTCTGAGTCATAATTTATAGTGTGTTCATCCAATGATCGATCATTTCGTCAATCATTGATTCAAATGTGTATTTTGGTTTCCAATTTAATTGTTGGCGAATATCAGTGCTGTCGCCACGAAGATATCTAAGTTCTTCTGGTCGCATGAATTTTTCATTCTGGACTACATAGTCCTCATAATTCATACCCAATGACTTGAAGGTATATTCACATAATTCTCTCACCGTGTGACTTTCACCAGTGGCCACTACCCAATCCCTTGCTTCGGCATTATTTGTAATTGCATGGATGGCACGAACATAATCATAGCTATGACCCCAATCTCGGCTGCTATCCATATTACCTAATTCTAATGTATTTGTTAACCCTTTTTTAATTTCAACCGCAGTTTTAACAACTTTATTAGTAACAAAATTGGTGCCTCGACGCGGGCTTTCATGATTGAACAAAATACCATTACAAGCATGAAGTTTATAAGCGGCACGATAATGTCTTGTTAAATTAAAAGCCGCTAGTTTACTGATTCCATACGGGCTTACTGGCACCATCGGAGTAGTTAATCGTTGTGTTTGATCTGGATCGATACTGTTACCAAACATTTCGCTGGAACTGGCTTGATAATATTTTGCTTCAGGGCATAGTTGCCTGTAATAATCAAGCATATACAAAACACCCATGGTATTTGTTTGTAGGGCAAATGCAGGCATATCAAAGCTGATACGAACATGACTCATTGCACCCAAGTTATAAATCTCGTCCGGTTTCACTTTAGAAATAACTTCGTGTAAACTCAGCGGATCCGTTAAGTCTCCGTAATGTCGAGTAATATCCTCATTAATTTTTTCTAGTCTAGAACTTTGATTTTCGGGCACACTGTGTCTGCGAACAATGCCGTGAACTTCATACCCGAGTTCTAGTAGATATTCTGATAGATAACTACCATCTTGTCCGGTAATACCTGTTATTAGTGCTTTTTTTGTCATTTTATTTCTTCCATAATTTCTTTTGACTCAGATCTGAATAATTTTCATATCCGCCACAATCTGGTGTATCTTCTGCTACTTGGTCCATTAATATAATACCCCGAGCTGCATCCTCCGGGGTCATATACATATGCCAACCACAAATGTCTGTATCATCATCCCATTGGCTTACTGCCATATCTCTGCCGTCATATCTGGCCTTAACTAACCAATCGTAAGCATCTTTGTCGTCTGTTAGTATCATTCCGCCTCGTCCGATTGGGATACGTTTTTTGATTTGGAAACTGACCACATGAAATCCGCCGGCATACATTCCTTTTTTCCAACGTGTTGCTGCATCCCATATAGGATAAGGTTTAAGTTGATATATACCCGACCATTGTTCATCTCTGAATGTAGGATTACAGCCTGCGTGGCGTATATTCATTGGAACACTCTGATATGTTTGTTTAGGAATCTCTACGTCTCCTGTAGCATTCAAATACTTTAAACTCAAAAATAAACCGTTAGTGCAACAATCAACACTTATTCCATATTTTGCACCTGCGAATTCGGCCACTTTCTGTTCAAATATTTCAACTACATCGCGAGGGTCATTCCAATTATATCCTAACTGTTTAACTAAATCAAGTTCTGGGCGTTGAAATTCTTTCGGTAATTTGCCCGATGGCCAACTATTAAATGGGTTTGTTGTCATAATGATATCCTAGTTTTTCTGCGTATTCATATGATTTGTAAGAATCGCGAGTCTTAATTGGTTTTGCTGGATTACCGACATATATGGTCCAGGGCATTGTGTCTTCTTTAAGTAAGCTGTTAGCGCCTAGAACACTACCTTCGGCCATTGTGACTCCTGGCAGTATTACACTGTTAGCTAATGCTCCGCTAAATCTTCTTAAAGTAATTGCGGCAAGATGTTGCTGTTCTTTATACTCATCCGGTATGAGTGGTCCTACTAGGCCCTGCCCAACGAATGTTTCACTTCCGCATACATACTTACTTCCAACGCTCATAAAACAAAAATCTTCTACAATCAGTCCTGTAGTTTTCCCGCCTATAACAGCAACGTGAGGACTAACGTGTACATAATCACCTATTGTCAGCTGAGTGGTACAATAAAAAAAACTGTCTATTGCTACTCGATTACCAATTTTAATTAATTCGGGTCTTCGAAATTCTGCACTTGGGCTGATATAAACATCACTGCCAACTATCATAAAAATGCCTTGTCCATTGCCTGGCCTTGGTATGGCCCTGTTTTATATTCGTAAACTACGGTATCATCTTCAAGAATCAAATAAGTATGACCGCCTTCGAAGGTCATGCTACAATCACCTTGATTAATAATTACTTTTTCAAGTAAGGCTCCGTTGGTGTCAAATAAACTACATTCCACACTGCCTTTTATAACTACCCAAGATTCTTGAGCAATGACTTGGGGTCTTGGTGCAGGTTTCCAGATGTGCTGATGTGGTTTAAAAGTTTTTCCTTTTTCCATTCTCAATGTTGCCAATTGGATAAATTGATCTTCTGGGGCAACTTCGGTCCTGTCACTGATTTCTTCATATCTGTGAACAATGTGTAATAATTTTTGAGGGTCAATTTTACTGTAAATTTTATACATGATAAAAATCCATATGTTTAAGTTTTTGTAACCAAGTATCAAATTGTTTATGCACTACTTCGTCACTGAATTTACTCTCTGCCCACTCTCTGCAAGCACGAGGATTTATATTTTTTATGTTGTTTCCTGCTTCTAGAAAAGTTTTAAAGTCTTTGCATCGATAACCGGTGACACCTTGTTGTACAGTATCAACAAATCCGCCCCAATCTGTGGTTATCACTGGCGTCCCCGATAGCATAGCTTCTACTACAATATTCCCAAACGGTTCTATATAATGTGTTGCGGCAATCAAACAACTTGCTTTTTTTAACAGTTCTTTTCTTTGTTCAACGTTAACATAACCAACACATTCTACGTGAGCAGGAATGCTTGCATACCCCAAGTCTTGAAGACTGCCGGGTCCTGCAATTACTAATTTTTTACCTAATTTTTCTGTAATTTGAATTGCCAAATGTATGCCTTTATCTTGGCTTATTCTGCCCAAATAAACAAAATAATCCTCTTTGTCATCACAGAATTCAAACTCATTCACCGTGAACGCATTAGGAATCACTGCGTCCCACCAACTGGGTTGCAACATTTGTTGGTAAAGTCCATTGTAGTAATGCATTTGGCTATAACTAGTAAATCCCTTGTATGGTGCAAACACACACTCTAATAGATAACCTATACTAGGTTCCACTATTTTTAAATCCATGTGCTCTTTTACTGCTGCTTGATGACTTATTCCATAAAAGCAAAGAACCATATCACCGGGTTGTTTAACTTTATGTAATCGATCACTGACCCTATTGCAAAACAGTTGAGTATATGCAGGGTGTTCTTTCATCATTGCACCTTCATGAGGTGGCGGTAATTCTTTGTTAGTTATTGCCGAAAAGTGCTCACAATCCACTTCGCTACTTTCATGACCGTAATGAATCATATTATAGTCATATTGCTTCATATTTTCAATGAATTTGCTTACTGCGATATTAAATGGCTCCATCCTATATTTAGGATTAGTTATGCCGTAAGGGTTTGCTAATATATGTAAAGTCTGTGTCATACTATTTGATTATAGTACTATTTACTCTATAATTCAATTGGATTTTTGAATTTCTTGTTACCTATATGTTCGAATTTTTAATCAAAAAAAAGTAACGCTACCGAAGTAGCGTTACTTAGAGCTTATGTTATGTTAGATAACAATCCAACTTTGGATTATAGTCTACCAATAACAACCTCGATGATGCCTGTTGTGCCGTTAAAGTCCTCTAGGGCTTTACCGATTACAGTACCAATCTTTGGATTAGCTTCAGCACGGGCCATTCCGTTACCAGCTGCAACCATCATATCACCTTTGCGTACTGTGCCTGTTACAAAACATGGTACACGACCGTGTAATGCAACATCAGCTACGTACTCTGCATCCAACTCACTGTTCATTAAGTAAGATGGATTTGTAGTGATAACCCCTGCTACAGTTGTTACCATATCTTCAGCCGCTAATGTAACTTCATTAGTACCTCCGAAGCAAACTACTGTACCTGGTTGATAACGAGCATCTGCTACATAACGCTCTGCCAAGTCAGCGTAACGAGCGTTAACTGCTGTAACGTTTAATACGTTTGTACTTGGATTATAGTAGAAGCTACTAGCACCGTAAGCAGTTTGGTTAGAACCAGTCGCGCTTACAAATACTGGATAGTAGTTTGCGTTTGTAGTTGTTGCTGTTGCGTTGATAATAGTGCTTGGACCTGCTGGACCTTGTGCACCAGTTGCACCTGTTGGACCTTGTGGACCTTGTGGACCTGTTGGACCTTGTGCACCTGTTGCACCTGTTGCACCTGTTGCACCTGTTGCACCTGTCGGACCTTGTGGACCTTGTGGACCAGTTGAACCTTGTGCACCTGTTGCACCTGTTGGACCTTGTGGACCTTGTGGACCAGTTGGACCTTGTGCACCTGTTGCACCTGTTGCACCTGTCGGACCTTGTGGACCTTGTGGACCAGTTGAACCTTGTGCACCTGTTGCACCTGTTGGACCTTGTGGACCTTGTGGACCAGTTGAACCTTGTGCACCTGTTGCACCTGTTGCACCTGTTGGACCTTGCGGACCTTGTGGACCAGTTGAACCTTGTGCACCTGTTGCACCTGTTGGACCTTGTGGACCTTGTGGACCAGTTGAACCTTGTGCACCTGTTGGACCTGTTGCACCTGTTGCACCTGTTGGACCTTGTGGACCTTGTGGACCAGTTGAACCTTGTGCACCAGTTGCACCTGTTGGACCTTGTGGACCTTGTGGACCTTGTGGACCAGTTGCACCAGTTGAACCAGTTGCACCAGTTGCACCAGTTAGACCTTGTGGACCTTGTGGACCTTGTGGACCAGTTGAACCTTGTGCACCAGTTGCACCTGTTGGACCTTGTGGACCTTGTGGACCTTGTGGACCTGTTGCACCTTGTGCACCTGTTGGACCTGTGCTACCTGTTGCACCCTGTGGACCTTGTGGACCTTGTGGACCTTGTGGACCTGTTGCACCTGTTGCACCTGTTGGGCCTTGTAGACCTGTTGCGCCAGTTGCACCCTGTGGACCTTGTGGACCTTGTGGTCCTTGTGGTCCTGTTGCACCAATTGGACCTTGCGGACCTGTACTACCTGTGTTACCAGTTGGACCCTGTGGACCTTGTGGACCTTGTGGACCAGTTGAACCTTGTGCACCTGTTGGACCTTGTGGACCTTGTGGACCAGTTGAACCTTGTGCACCTTGTGGACCTTGTGGACCTTGTGGACCTGTGCTACCAGTTGCACCTGTAGGACCTTGTGGACCTTGTGGACCAGTTGAACCTTGTGCACCTGTTGCACCTGTTGCACCTGTTGGACCTTGTGGACCTTGTGGACCAGTTGAACCTTGTGCACCTGTTGCACCTGTTGGACCTTGTGGTCCTTGTGGACCTTGTGGACCTGTGCTACCTGTTGCACCTTGTGCACCTGTTGGACCTTGTGGACCTTGTGGACCAGTTGAACCTTGTGCACCTGTTGGACCTTGTGGACCTGTACTACCTGTTGGACCTTGTGGTCCTTGTGGACCTTGTGGACCTGTGCTACCTGTTGCACCTTGTGCACCTGTTGGACCTTGTGGACCTTGTGGACCAGTTGCACCTGTATTACCAGTTATACCCTGTGGGCCTTGTGGACCTTGTGGACCTTGTGGACCTTGTGGACCAGTTGAACCTGTATTACCAGTTATACCCTGTGGGCCCTGTGGACCTTGTGGACCTTGTGGACCTTGTGGACCTGTTGCACCTTGTGCACCTGTTGGACCTTGTGGACCTGTTGCGCCAGTTGGACCTTGTGGACCTTGTGGACCTTGTGGACCAGTTGAACCTTGTGCACCTGTTGGACCTTGTGGACCTTGCGGACCAGTTGAACCTGTATTACCAGTTATACCCTGTGGGCCTTGTGGACCTTGTGGACCTTGTGGACCTTGTGGACCAGTTGCACCTGTATTACCAGTTATACCCTGTGGGCCCTGTGGACCTTGTGGACCTTGTGGACCTTGTGGACCTGTTGCACCTTGTGCACCTGTTGGACCTTGTGGACCTGTTGCGCCAGTTGGACCTTGTGGACCTTGTGGACCTTGTGGACCTGTTGCACCTTGTGCACCTGTTGGACCTTGTGGACCTGTTGCGCCAGTTGGACCTTGTGGACCTTGTGGACCTTGTGGACCAGTTGAACCTTGTGCACCTGTTGGACCTTGTGGACCTTGCGGACCAGTTGAACCTTGTGGACCTTGTGGACCTTGTGGACCAGTTGAACCTTGTGCACCTGTTGGACCTTGTGGTCCTTGTGGACCTTGTGGACCAGTTGAACCTTGTGCACCTGTTGGACCTTGTGGACCTTGTGGACCTTGTGGACCTGTGCTACCTGTTGCACCTTGTGCACCTGTTGGACCTTGTGGACCTTGTGGACCAGTTGAACCTTGTGCACCAGTTGCACCTGTTGGACCTTGTGGACCTTGTGGACCAGTTGAACCTTGTGCACCTGTTGGACCTTGTGGACCTTGTGGACCAGTTGAACCTTGTGCACCTGTTGGACCTTGTGGGCCAGTTGAACCTTGTGCACCTGTTGGACCTTGTGGACCTTGTGGACCTGTTGCGCCAGTTGGACCTTGTGGACCTTGTGGACCAGTTGCACCTGTATTACCAGTTACACCCTGTGGACCTTGTGGACCTTGTGGACCTTGTGGACCTGTTGCACCTTGTGCACCAATTGGGCCTTGTGGACCTTGTGGACCAGTTGCACCTTGTGCACCAATTGGGCCTTGTGGACCAGTTGCACCTTGTGCACCTGTTGGACCTTGTGGACCAGTTGCACCTGTTGGGCCCTGTGGACCTTGCGGACCTGTCGAGCCTTGTGCACCAGTTGCACCAGTTGCACCTTGTGCACCTGTTGGGCCTTGTGGACCTTGTGGACCTGTATTACCCTGTGGGCCAGTTGGACCTTGTGGACCAACAACACCTTGTGGACCTTGTGGACCTTGTGGACCTGTATTACCCTGTGGGCCAGTTGGACCTTGTGGACCAACAACACCTTGTGGGCCCTGTGGACCTTGTGGACCTGTGTTACCAATCGGGCCTTGTGCGCCTTGTGCGCCTGTGTTACCCTGTGGGCCCTGTGGGCCTTGTGGACCTGTGTTACCAATTGGACCTTGCGGACCAGTAGCACCTGTTGGACCTTGCGGACCAGTAGCACCTGTCACACCCTGTGGACCTTGTGGACCTTGTGGACCTTGTGGACCAATTGCTTGGATTTGACTATATGTTGCACCGTCATTGGTAAATTCCCAATGCTTTGCAGATTCATTCCAACGTAATTGTACCGCAGCATCGTCGCCGCGCATTACTCGGATGCCTGCGTTCATTGTTGGGGTACCTGTAGTGAAATCGCTGTTCAAATCAACAATATTATCTGCGACACTTAATGTAGTAGAATGAACTGTAGTTGTTGTACCGTTAACAGTTACGTTACCACTGATAACCAAATCGTCATTAACAACAACACGACCTGAACCAGGTGCAGTTAATGTTAAGTCAATATTTGCACTACTTGTAAGCTGATTGGTATGAATTCCTGTACTAAATGTAATAGGATTGCCATCGGTTGATGTGAAATTTTGACCACCTTCTAACTGCAATGTACCTGCAATTTGAACCGTTGTGCCGGTTGATCCTAACTGTAATACGCCTGTTCCCGATGTAGAAATACGTATATTTTGGTCAAGATCGGCAGTAAAGTTCATTGTCGAATCTGTACTATGAAGAACTTCAACTCCATTAACATATAAAGAACCGGGACCCACATATACATCTTTCCACTGATGTGATAAGCTACCTAAGCTGTAAGTAACGTTTGCACTTGGTATAATGTTACCATCAAAGTTTGACATATATACTTTCGTTGCACCGTTTGCCCCAGCATTAACAGTATTAATTGCGGCTGCTAAACTGCTTTCAGCAGCTTCAGCACGACTTGTTTCTGCAACAATATTAGTTGCATTTGTTGCAATCGAGCTTGCTAAACTACTTTCTGCACGTTCAGCACGTGTAACTTCTGTGGAAACTGCAGCACCTAAACTACTTTCAGCAGCTTGTGCACGACTTGTTTCTACTGCTACATCAGCGGTAATAGCTGTACTTAAATTGCTTTCAGCGGCTTGTGCACGGCTTGTTTCTACTGCTACTGCGGCAGTAATAGCACCTGCTAAACTACTTTCAGCAGCTTGTGCACGACTTGTTTCTACTGCTACATCAGCGGTAATAGCTGTACTTAAATTGCTTTCAGCGGCTTGTGCACGGCTTGTTTCTACTGCTACTGCGGCAGTAATAGCACCTGCTAAACTGCTTTCAGCGGCGTGTGCACGACTTGTTTCTACTGCTACATCAGCCGTGATAGCTGTACCTAAACTACTTTCAGCGGCTTGTGCACGACTTGCCTCTACTGCCACTGCGGCAGTAATAGCACCTGCTAAACTGCTTTCAGCTGCTTCGGCGCGACTTGTTTCCGCTAAAACATCAGCACTGAATGCAAGACTGTTATTATTAACAGTTAATGTGCCAGATGCATCGCGTAATGTAAGTGTACCAATACCAACGCTGGAAGCCGCATTAATGGCAGGTGCAAAAACCGAAGTAACTGCAAAGAAAATTGCAGTACCTGTAGTTGCTTGTGTTAATTCGATCTTTGCTGTATTGTTGTCAACTATTACAATGTTTGCAACCAATAAGTTATGATGTGAATCATAAACAAAATATGCAAAGTTTGTAGTGTCGAAATTATGTGTAACGGTCCATTCTGTACTTGCTGTACCCTGGGTATGGACATAAGCAGTTTGCTTACTTCCAATTGGAACCCAAGTAAAAGTACCTGATCCGCTCACCAATTCGGCCCACAAGTATAGTTGCCCTTCTTTCAGCACCATTGTATATGGTGCGGGATCCGCAGGAAAGCCTGAAGCGTTAACTTCGAATACGATGTTACCGTTCATTGCTAAGTCTGACAGAACTCTAACTTGTTCGTTAGCCATTTTTTTTATACTCCTAATAAGTTTTCATTTTGTTCTACGGTATTAAATCTTTCAATAGGATTAGCTCCTGTGAAGATTACATTACCTTCTAACGCTTTGTTAATTAACATCACTAAGTGATATTGAAAAGTAATGAACTCTGCTTTTTCAGCGTCGGTCACATCGGTTCTCAATTTGAACTCAGCAATGTTATTCTCAACTTTTTCCAACCAGTAATAAATGTGATGATTTACTGTACGAGATGTCATAATATTACCGCCCTTCCTCTTGCCAATAATTCTGCTCTTTCAAATAGCATTTTCATATATGCTAAATTTCTTTTGAATTCTCTTTTATCATTGATATTATGAAAGTCTGCTGTATCAGCATTATCTTTCAAAACAGCCAAACACACTTCGACCTGCGCCAATGCACTATCAAAATTACTTAGTCCGTTTATCCAAATGTAAGGTAAATTTTTCATTTCGTTTAGTGTGGGGGATTTCTCCCCCACGTTCTCCTTATTTATTTTAAGTTGTTAACTTCAGTCATAATCTTCGGATTATAAACCTGCCATACTTACGACGGACACCTTAATATTGCGAGCTTCTGTTAAGAACAATGTTAAGCGGTTAGAAGAAGTTTCTTCTACGCTTACAATATCGTTTCTCCAAGAACCATCGTCACGCTGTACTAAGATTGTGAACGTCACAAACGTTGCCCCCAAGTTATGGTTGATAACGTGTGTTGTAGCAGCAGTTACTGACTGATATGTATAAATTAACGCATCGTAGTCAGAACGGATCTTAGCTTCTGCGGCTGTTGCACGATAAACTTCCGAACTCAATGCAGTGCTGCTTGCTAACAAGTTGATTTCGCCTTGTAAGCTAGATTCAGCTGCTTGAGCACGTGAAACTTCACTTGCTAAGTCCGAAGAAACTACCCTGATTGCAGAACTTAAACTGCTTTCAGCACCCTGTGCACGTGTTACCTCAACACCTAAGTTGTTTACTACAGAAGTAATGTTGTTCTGTAATGTATACTCAGCTGCTTGAGCACGTGTAACTTCGTTATTAACGTTAGTTTGTACTGTTGCGATACTATTAGCTAAACTTGTTTCAGCTGTAGTTGCACGGTTAACTTCAGTTGTTAAATCGCTTGCTACGCCAGCAATATACCCTGCTAAACTGCTTTCGGCACTTTCAGCACGTGTTACTTCAGTGTCTAACTTAGACTGTACTGTTGCAACACTATTTGCTAAACTGCTTTCTGCTGTTTGAGCACGTGTAACTTCTGCGTTAATTGCGGAAGTATTATTGCTGATTAAACCAGCTAAACTTGTCTCGGCAGCTTTTGCGCGAGCAACTTCATTGCTGATATTTGTAGCATTTGTACTAATATCATATGTATTTGTTAATACATTTGCAGCAATGCTGTTTTCAGCGGATGTTGCACGACTTTGTTCAGCAGCAATCGAACTAGATAACGAACTTTCAGCGGCTTGTGCGCGGGCAATTTCGTCTGCCAATAATCTACTCGAACCAGTATACAACTCATTGATTGCACTAACGATATTACTGTGAGCAGTTGTATCTAATAATGCTAAATCACCAATCTGAGACTGTAATGTACCTTCAGCTGTTGTGGCACGTGTTACTTCGTGATCAATGTTATTTTGTAATGTTGCTTCTGCGGCTTCTGCGCGAGTAGCTTCATTATTTACATTGGTCTGAACAGTAGAAATATCAGCAGCTAAACTTGTTTCTTCGGCTTTAGCACGAACAACCTCAGTTGCTAAATCAGCAGCTACACCGGACATCGAACTTGCTAAACTACTTTCAGCAGCTTTAGCACGAACAACTTCAGTATTTAAGTTAGTTTGAACTGTTGCAATAGCACCAGCTAAACTACTTTCTGCACGTTCAGCACGTGTTACTTCAGTATCTAAGTTAGATTGAACTGTTGCAACGCTATTTGCTAAACTGCTTTCTGCTGTTTCGGCACGTGTAACTTCGTTATTAATTGCAGTTGTATTACTTGCAATTAAACCAGCTAAACTTGTCTCAGCAGCATTTGCGCGGCTTACTTCAGCAGCTACTGTACCAGCGATACTTGCTTCTGCAGTTTGAGCACGTGTTACTTCTGCACTAATTGCGGCAGCATTTGAGCTATCACCAGCAATACGAGCAGTTGTTTCTGTGCTTAACTCACCAGCTAAACTTGTTTCCTCGGCTTTAGCACGAACAACTTCAGTTGCTAAATCAGCAGATACACGGGAAATCGAACTTGCTAAACTGCTTTCAGCAGCTTCTGCACGAACAACTTCAGCACTTACTGTACCAGCAATACTTGTTTCAGCAGATTCTGCGCGAGCAGTTTCATTACTGATAGCTGTTACATTTAATGCAATAGCAGCAGCCATCGATGCATCGTCAATAGCATTTTGTGCTTTCATTGCATAGTAATCTGTGCTTAATGCACTTAAATCACCAGCAATACTTGCTTCTGCGCCAGTTGCACGTGTTACTTCTGCGCTTACGCTAGATGCAATACTTGCTTCTGCATTCTGAGCACGTGAAACTTCTGCGCTAATTGCAGCAGCATTTGAGCTTTCAGCAGCTTCTGCACGAACAACTTCAGCACTTACTGTACCGGCAATACTTGCTTCTGCAGCTTTGGCGCGGCTTACTTCGGCATCAATATTGTTTTGCAATGTTGTTTCCGCAGCTTCTGCACGAGCAGTTTCATTACTGATAGCTGTGTTAGTTGCAGCAACATTAGCAGAAATTGCTTGTTCAGCAGTTTGAGCACGTGTTACTTCAGCACTTAACTCACCAGCAATACTTGTTTCGGCAGCTTTAGCGCGAACAACTTCAGCAGTTACTGTACCAGCAATACTTGCCTCTGCAGCAGTTGCACGATTTACTTCTGCACCAATTGCAGCAGTATTTGAGCTTTCTGCGGCTTTAGCGCGAACAACTTCAGCAGCTAATGCTGATGCATTTGAGCTGTCACCAGCAATACGAGCGTTAGTTTCTACAACTAAATCACCAGCAATGCTTGTTTCAGCAGCTTTAGCACGAACAACTTCAGCACTTAACTCACTGGCAATACTTGTTTCGGCTGCTTTAGCACGAACAATTTCAGCGCCTAAGTCACCAGCAATACTTACTTCAGCGGCTGTTGCACGGCTTACTTCAGCAGTTACTGTACCAGCAATACTTACTTCAGCGGCTGTTGCACGGCTTACTTCAGCAGTTACTGTACCAGCAATGCTTGCTTCTGCGTGTTGAGCACGTGTTACTTCAGCAGCTAAGGCTGTTGCATTTGAGCTGTCACCAGCGATACGAGCGTTAGTTTCTACAACTAAATCACCAGCAATGCTTGTTTCAGCAGCTTTAGCACGAACAACTTCAGCACTTAACTCACCGGCAATACTTGCCTCGGCACCAGTTGCACGTGTTACTTCTGCGCTTACGCTAGATGCAATACTTGCTTCTGCATTTTGAGCACGAGTTGCTTCCGCAGCAGTTGCAGCAGCATTTGAGCGTTCTGCGGCCATAGCACGTGTAACTTCTGCAGCCAATGCTGTTGCATTTGAGCTATCACCAGCAATACGAGCGTTAGTTTCTACAACTAAATCACCAGCAATACTTGCTTCTGCGCCAGTTGCACGTGTCACTTCAGCACTTAGGTTTGCATCAATGCTTGTTTCGGCTGCTTTAGCACGAACAACTTCTGCACTTAAGTCACCAGCAATGCTTGTTTCAGCGGCTGTTGCACGGCTTACTTCAGCAGTTACTGTACCAGCAATGCTTGCTTCTGCGTGTTGAGCACGTGTAACTTCTGCACTTACGTTAGATGCAATGCTTGCTTCTGCAGCTGTTGCACGTGTAACTTCTGCAGCCAATGCTGTTGCATTTGAGCTATCACCAGCAATACGAGCGTTAGTTTCTACAACTAAATCACCAGCAATACTTGCTTCTGCGCCAGTTGCACGAACAACTTCGGCACTTAAGTTACTTGCGATGGAATGTTCTGCAGATTGAGCTCTAAATACTTCAGTACTTAGATCGCTTGCAATGATTGCTTCTGCACTGGTAGCACGTGTAACTTCTGCGCTAATTGCAGCAGCATTTGAGCTTTCTGCAGCAGTTGCACGACTTACTTCAGCAGTTACTGTACCAGCAATGCTTGTCTCAGCAGCTTTAGCGCGGCTTACTTCTGATGTTAAATCGCTTGCAATGCTTACTTCTGCAGCAGTTGCACGACTTACTTCAGCAGTTACTGTACCAGCAATGCTTGTTTCAGCAGCCTTAGCACGAACAACTTCAGCACTTAAGTCACCAGCAATACTTGTTTCGGCGGCTTTGGCACGAACAACTTCAGCACTTAAGTTACTTGCAATACTTGTTTCTGCAGTATGAGCACGTGTTGCTTCTGCACTGATTGCAGCAGCATTTGAGCTTTCTGCGGCCATAGCACGTGTAACTTCTGCAGCCAATGCTGTTGCATTTGAGCTGTCACCTGCGATACGAGCGTTGGTTTCGATTACTAAATCGCTTGCAATGCTTGCTTCTGCACCAGTTGCACGACTTACTTCAGCAGTTACTGTACCAGCAATACTTGTTTCGGCGGCTTTGGCACGAACAACTTCAGCACCTAAGTCACCAGCAATGCTTACTTCTGCAGCAGTTGCACGACTTACTTCAGCAGTTACTGTACCAGCAATGCTTGTCTCAGCAGCTTTAGCGCGGCTTACTTCTGATGTTAAATCGCTTGCAATACTTGTTTCTGCGGTATGAGCACGTGTTGCTTCTGCGCTAATTGCAGCAGCATTTGAGCTGTCACCTGCGATACGAGCGTTGGTTTCGATTACTAAATCGCTTGCAATACTTGCTTCTGCAGCTTTGGCGCGGCTTACTTCAGCAGTTACTGTACCGGCAATGCTTACTTCTGCAGCAGTTGCACGACTTACTTCAGCAGTTACTGTACCAGCAATGCTTGTCTCAGCAGCTTTAGCGCGGCTTACTTCTGATGTTAAATCGCTTGCAATGCTTGATTCAGCAATTTGAGCACGATTAGCTTCTGCGATAATTGCAGTATTTAAGCTGCTTTCCGCTGTCTGAGCACGTGTTACTTCAGCAGCTAATGCTGTTGCATTTGAGCTGTCACCTGCGATACGAGCGTTGGTTTCTACAACTAAATCGCCTACAATGCTTGCTTCTGCAGCTTTGGCGCGAGCAATCTCGACTGCTAATCCTGTATCGTGTTCTAATGTGTAGATACGAGCATCTAAGCTGCTTTCTACATTTTCAGCACGAGCAACTTCAGTATTTAAGTTAGTTTGAACGGTTGCGATAGCACCAGCTAAACTACTTTCGGCGCCTGTAGCACGTGTAACTTCTGCACTTAAACCAGCGGCAATACTGCTTTCTGCAGCTTTGGCACGTGTAACTTCTGCGGCAATACTGTTAGCTAAACTTGTAGATAAGTTACTAATTGCACCAGCAAAACTACTGTCGGCAGCATTGAAGTAAGATACAATTTCAGTCAAGCTGTCTATTGCAGCAGGGTCTGTGTTGCTTACGATAAAGTCAATACGCTTGCTTAAACTTAATTCAGCAGCAGTTGCACGACTTACTTCAGCAGTTACTGTACCAGCAATGCTTGTTTCTGCGGCTTTAGCACGTGTTACTTCTGCACTTAAGTCACCAGCAATACTTGCTTCTGCAGCAGTTGCACGACTTACTTCAGCAGTTACTGTACCAGCAATGCTTGTTTCTGCGGATTTAGCACGTGTTACTTCTGTTGTTAAATCGCTTGCGATACTTGTTTCTGCGGTATGAGCACGTGTTGCTTCTGCACTGATTGCAGCAGCATTTGAGCTTTCTGCAGCCATTGCGCGAGTAACTTCTGCGGCCAATGCTGTTGCATTTGAGCTGTCGCCAGCGATGCGGGCATTTGTTTCTACAACTAAATCACTAGCAATGCTTGTCTCAGCAGCTTTAGCGCGGCTTACTTCTGATGTTAAATCGCCTACAATGCTTGCTTCTGCAGCAGTTGCACGACTTACTTCAGCAGTTACTGTACCAGCAATGCTTGTTTCTGCGGCTTTAGCACGTGTTACTTCGGCACTTAAATCACTTGCGATACTTGTTTCTGCATTTTGAGCACGTGTTGCTTCTGCACTGATTGCAGCATTTAAACTACTTTCAGCAGTCCGGGCACGTGTAACTTCTGCAGCCAATGCTGTTGCATTTGAGCTGTCACCAGCAATGCGGGCATTTGTTTCTACAACTAAATCACCTGCGATGCTTGCTTCTGCACCAGTTGCGCGAATAACTTCTGCACTAATTGCAGCAGCATTTGAGCTTTCTGCAGCTTTAGCACGTGTTACTTCAGCACTTAAATCACCAGCAATACTTGCTTCTGCGCCAGTTGCACGTGTTACTTCTGCGCTTACGCTAGATGCAATACTTGCTTCTGCATTCTGAGCACGTGTAACTTCTGCGCTAATTGCAGCAGCATTTGAGCTTTCTGCGGCTTTAGCACGTGTAACTTCTGCAGCCAATGCTGTTGCATTTGAGCTGTCACCAGCAATACGAGCGTTAGTTTCTACAACTAAATCGCCTACAATGCTTGCTTCTGCAGCAGTTGCACGACTTACTTCAGCAGTTACTGTACCAGCAATGCTTGTTTCTGCGGCTTTAGCACGTGTTACTTCGGCACTTAAATCACTTGCGATACTTGTTTCTGCATTTTGAGCACGTGTTGCTTCTGCACTGATTGCAGCAGCATTTGAGCTATCACCAGCGATGCGGGCTGTTATCTCTGTGCTTAAATTGCTAGCAATACTTGCTTCTGCATTTTGAGCACGTGTTGCTTCTGCGGCCAATGCGGCAGCATTTGAGCTATCACCGGCGATACGAGCGTTGGTTTCTACAACTAAATCGCCTACAATGCTTGCTTCTGCAGCAGTTGCACGACTTACTTCAGCAGTTACTGTACCAGCAATACTTGCCTCAGCACCAGTTGCACGTGTTACTTCAGCTCTTAGGTTTGCAGCAATGCTTGCTTCTGCAGCTGTTGCACGTGTAACTTCAGCACTAATTGCAGCGGTATTCGAACCTTCTGCGGCTTTAGCACGTGTTACTTCAGCACTTAAGTCACCAGCAATACTTGCTTCAGCAGCAGTTGCACGGTTTACTTCAGCAGCTACTGTACCAGCGATACTTGCTTCTGCGCCAGTTGCACGTGTTACTTCTGCGCTTACGCTAGATGCAATACTTGCTTCTGCATTCTGAGCACGTGTAACTTCTGCGCTAATTGCAGCAGCATTTGAGCTTTCTGCGGCTTTAGCGCGAACAACTTCAGCAGCTAATGCTGATGCATTTGAGCTATCGCCTGCGATACGAGCGGCAGCTTCAGCATCAATATTACTTTGTAATGTTGTTTCTGCGGCTTTAGCACGTGTTACTTCAGCACTTAAATCACCAGCAATACTTGTTTCGGCAGCTTTAGCGCGAACAACTTCAGCAGTTACTGTACCAGCAATACTTGCCTCTGCACCAGTTGCACGATTTACTTCAGCAGTTACTGTACCAGCAATGCTTGCTTCTGCGCCAGTTGCACGAACAACTTCAGCAGTTACTGCACCAGAAATGCTTACTTCAGCGGCTGTTGCGCGGCTTACTTCTGCACTGATTGCAGCGGCATTTGAGCTTTCTGCAGCTTTAGCACGTGTTACTTCAGCACTTAAATCACCAGCAATGCTTGCTTCTGCGCCAGTTGCACGAACAACTTCAGCACTTAAGTTGCTTGCAATACTTGCTTCTGCAGCTTTAGCACGTGTAACTTCTGCAGCTAATGCTGATGCATTTGAGCTGTCGCCAGCAATACGAGCTGCTGTTTCTGTACTTAAATCACTTGCAATACTTGCTTCTGCAGCTTTGGCACGTGTAACTTCTGCAGCTAATGCTGATGCATTTGAGCTGTCGCCAGCAATACGAGCTGCTGTTTCTGTACTTAAATCACTTGCAATACTTGCTTCTGCGCCAGTTGCACGTGTCACTTCAGCACTTAGGTTTGCATCAATGCTTGTTTCGGCTGCTTTAGCACGAGCAACTTCAGCAGTTACTGTACCAGCAATACTTGCCTCAGCACCAGTTGCACGAACAACTTCAGCACTTAAATCACTTGCAATACTTGTTTCGGCTTGTTCAGCGCGACGTGTTTCGTTGGCAATATTTGTAGCATTTAGTGCAACGTTTGCAGATATTAAACCTTCTGCTGTTGTAGCACGATTTACTTCGTTACTAATATCTGTTGCATTTGTAGCAATTAATGCAGCTAAACTTGTTTCTTCTGTCGAAGCACGATTTACTTCTGTTGTTAAGTTACTTGCTACAGTATTGATACTTACACCTAAACTGCCTTCGGCTGCGTATGCACGGCTTACTTCTGCGGCTAATGCAGCAGCGTTTGAGCTATCACCAGCAATACGAGCTGCTGTTTCTGTGCTTAAGTCTCTAGCAATGCTTGTTTCAGCTGCTTTAGCGCGGCTTACTTCAGAGCTTAAATCACTTGCAACACTAGACTCAGCTGCTTTGGCGCGAGCAACTTCAGCGGCTAAATCACCAGCCAAACTGCTTTCTGCTGTCTCGGCACGTGCAACTTCGTTATTAATTGCAGTTGTATTACTTGTAATTAAACCAGCTAAACTTGTTTCGGCAGTATGTGCACGTGCAACTTCTGTTGCCAAGTCAGCGGCTACGCCGGCTAAACTTGTAGAAATTACGCCTTCGGCTGCTTTAGCACGATTTACTTCTGATGTTAAATCAGCAGCAATATTACTTTCAGCGGCTTCTGCACGACTTTGTTCTGCATTAATTGCATGTGTGACGTCGGTATTGATGTTATCAATACGTGTACTTAAACTACCTTCTGCGCTAGTTGCACGAGCTACTTCGCTTGCTAAATCTGCTGCAACACTAGATAAACTAGAGCTAATTGCAGATTCTTCAGCCGATGCACGAGCAGTTTCGTTAGAAATTGCGGTTGCATTTGAAGCAATAGCAGCAGCCATCGATGCATCATCAATGGTATTTTGTGCTTTCATTGCATAGTAATCTGTACTTAATGCACTTAAATCACCAGCAATACTTGCTTCTGCGCCAGTTGCGCGGCTTACTTCTTTGTTTACATTGTTTTGTACTGTTGCGATAGAACCAGCTAAACTACGTTCGGCAGTTTCTGCACGTGTAGTTTCTGTATCTAAGTTAGACTGAACAGTATAGATATTTGTTTGCAATGTTGTTTCTGCGTGTTCTGCGCGAGCAGTTTCATTGCTAATATCTGTTGCATTTGTATTAATTTGTGCTTGTAAGCTAGAATCTTCAGTAATACGAGCATTTGTCTCTGTTACCAAATCAGCAGCTACAGTAGCAATAGCGGCAGCATTTGTACTGTCACCTGCGATACGAGCACTAGTTTCTGTGTTTAAATTGCTAGCAACGGTAGCAATATAACCATCTAAGCTGCTTTCTGCTGTTTGAGCGCGAGTAACTTCTGTTGCCAAGTCAGCGGCTACGCCGGCTAAACTTGTAGAAATTACGCCTTCGGCTGCTTTAGCACGAGCGACTTCAGCATCAACACTAGTTTGTACTGTTGCAATAGCACCAGACAAACTTGTCTCTGCCAATTTAGCACGATGTACTTCTGTTGTTAAATCGTTAGCAACACCAATAGTAGCACTAGCCAAGCTGCTTTCAGCTGTCTGTGCACGTGATGTTTCTGCTGTTAAGTTATTAGAAACTGTTGCGATATAACCATCTAAACTACTTTCTGCAGCTTCTGCGCGAGCAGTTTCGTTGCTTAAGTCGGTATTTAAATTGTCAATATGTGTTTGTAATGTTGTCTCAGCAGCTTGAGCACGACTTACTTCATTTGCAATGTTAGTTGCATTTGTATTAATTTGTGTTTGTAGGCTGGCTTCAACACTAGTTGCACGATTAACTTCAGAAGCTAAATCGCTTGCAACACTGCTAATACTTGTACCCAATGCTGATTCAGCATTTTGAGCACGTGTTTTTTCAGTAGCAATGCTAGCTGCTAAACTTGTCTGAGCAGATGCTAAATCACTAGCAATACTCGATTCAGCTGCTTGTGCACGGCTTACTTCTGTATTCAATGCAGTTTGGTCTGCTTTTAATGCAATAGCTGCGGCATTTGAGCTGTCACCAGCGATACGAGCAGTAGTTTCTGTGCTGATTGCACTTTGTAAACTTGTTACTGCGGTATTTAATGCACTTGCTAAACTGCTATCACCAGCAATGCGGTTTGCAGTTTCTGTAGCTAAATCACCAGCTAAACTGCTGTCGCCAGCAACACGAGCTGTTGTTTCAGTACTGATTGCACTAGTTAAACTACTAACAGCCGACGTCAAGTTTGCTTGTACAGAAGTAATCATTCCTGTAATTGTAGTTGCAAAATGCGGGTCGTCGTTTAATGCTCTAGCTAGTTCATTTAATGTGTTCAATAAATTTGGTGCGCTATCTACTAATTTGGCAATCTGAGCATCAGTATAGTGTTCTGCATCTAACAACGCTTGTGCAACGTCTGCGGATACAATGAAATCTACAATGATAACCTGACTTAAACCATTTAAAGTTGAATAACGCAATTTCTTGTCCGTGGTATTAAACCAAATGCGGCCTGGTTGAACTGAACTTGGATCGCTGGCTAAACTTTCAACGATCAAATTCTCTGCCCAACCGTTATCCGCTAGTGTAATACCATGAATAATCGGGAATTGTGCCATTTTTAAATGTTAACTTTCTTAAAATTTATTAATACTTGTAATACAGGAGAATGTATTACAAATAAAAAAAACCTGGTGCATATTAAACTGATTTTAATACACAGCAGATCTACTTCTCTACGCTTCTCATCTCATATCTAAGTATTTACCGTTTTTTATGAGAAATAATAGCGTAGCATTAAATTTTGAATGTTTTATTTTAAGAAATTATGGTCTTTTTATAAATTGTTTTAAGGTTAAAAGTTCTCGGTCAACTAATAAGGCTTCGCTGTTACTATGAAATATTCTCCATTCTGTTTCCGATTTATCGGTTTCAAAAACAAATGAGTCGACGCTAACATTAACTAGTTTGCATCCTTTTGCTTTAAGGTATGCAGCTAAATGTAGTTCTTTTACTGAAATTTTTATTGTTGTCATTGTTTTTACCCGAAAAATACCGTTACCCAGCCCGCTGTTGCCGCGGTTAAATTAATATTAAAACTATTCTCATCGATTATTTGTACAGGCACGATCATTTTGTGTCCTGCTTCATTGAACACCGATTCAACGAAATATTTTGTTCCTCTATTATGTACTACTGTCCATACGCTCGACATAGTAAATGTAAATGTTTGAACAGGTTTATTAGTTAAGTCCGCATAACTACCCGACGTAGCAACTGTTGATAAATCAGCGATGTTGGATTTTAATGATAGATTTGCGGTCAGATCAGTTAAGAACGCAGGATCATTACCGATTGCAGATGCTAATTCGTTTAATGTATTTAATAAATTAGGAGCACCATCGACTAAGTTAGTAATCGCATTATTAATTGCCGTATTAACATAAGTTATGTTAGCGTATTCGGCATCATTTATAAATGTACTTACTGTTGTCGGTACATTAACCAAATCAGTATAGCTACCAGTAAATGCTACCTTTGCAAGACTAGAAGTTAATGCTGTTAAATTAGTCTGTAATTCGGCTTGAGCCGATATTATAGTAGTCGATAAACTTGTTTCTACATTTGATAGATTAGCACTTAAACTGGTTATAGTTGCAGAAATATTTGCTTCTGCATTTGTAGCTCTATTAACTTCGTTTTGTAATTCATTACTTATTGTAGTAATGAAGTGCGGATCATTACCGATTGCATTAGCTAATTCTTGCAGTGTGTCTAGGGTAGACGGGGCGCCAGTGGTGATGGACTGTATTTGTTGCAGTGCTGAATCTAATAGCGCAGCATTTGCAACCGTAGCAGGCAGTCCCAATCCGCCGATATATACATAACCTTCGACAAATATTACTTTTCCTGCGGTAAGCGCAGAAGGTACAGTTGTATCCGAAAATTCTAAAATGCCGCTTTGATAATCAAAGAACCAACTATCATTATTACCAGATCCGTCCGGATATAACCGTGTACCGGTTACTGATGGATTTACTGCACCGGGATCGTCAACATAAACTTTTAGCTGATATTGTGGTCCAAACTCTACTCCGATCCAGTTTGATTTACCTGTTAACCAAGCTCTATTAGTTCGTACTGTTAAGTCTGCTTTGGTTTTGATAGCCGATAACCCGGTATAAACATCAATGATTGATGTTTTAGTAATCGGAGGTACAAATGGAATATCACCTGAGTTAACCCAAATGTTATCGCCACGTACTAATAATGGACTAGGATACTGTTCATTACTGGGGCTCTTATATTGACTAGCGTCGGTGCTTGCTACCCCGTAACCAATTTTCTTATATAAGTAGTCTAACTTTTGAGAATCAGAAATAGCCATTAATGTGTTGCCGTTTCAATACTTATTGATGTTACAGACTGTCCGTTGATTAATTTTACTCTGACAAAAATTTCATTGGTTGCTGTATTTGATGAACTTTCTGTGCCAAATGTTGCAGTATGACTTGAGTTTGTAACTAAGGTATTCAAACTTACTGTACCGCCTATTGCACAACCGTTACTCCCGTTCCCTGGATTATTTGTACCGGGCAATCCAGAACCGTTATATGCTACTCCCATATCTAACCAACCGTTTAAGCTGGATGTTGAATCAATTTGACTTCCGGGCAATGCTACCCATAACCCTGCAATATTTCCAGAATATTTAACATCAAATTTACTTACACCTATTCGAGTAAATTTGAAAGTAAAATATTGTGCTCCGTCACGGCCAGAACTTAAATCCGGTCCTATTGGAAGATATCCTACGGAGTAATTCGTTTGATCGTGGGTCAATACTGCGGCAACTACAGTTGCATCATATGATTGCAATGTTGTATGTTGACTATCGAACACAGTATTAGCTGTAATAATCGGAGTATCTGAATTGCCTGGATTGACTATGCGAACTCCGTTGCCGCTTCCGGATCCGGCTCCGTTAACTGGAATACTAGTCTCTTCAATTTGATTAGTTGTTCCAGTTTTATATAAAATAGTTACACCCGGATCAAATGTATGTGATCCCATTGCATAACTGTTCTGAGCGGTTAAACTTGGGCCAGCAGTTCCCGCCCCAAACCCGCTTGCTACCGTTACAGTGGTTGAAATATATGCGCTACCTGTTGCTACATATAAATTTCTTTCCAACGGAGTTGTAATCCCGGCAGTAGTATATGTAATACTTGTCGGCACCGATAGTGCCCCGGCTCCGGCTCCTGTGATAAATGTATCCGATGTTGGATACATATCCCCGCTTAGTTTGTTAACATTCCCAGAAATTGTAAACTGACTTGCATTTGTTAAATGCGGTATTGAACTAGAATAGCTAGCAACATTTGCAGTTAGTGCTATGCTGGTATTTGACCAAGTAGGTGCTCCTGGATTACTATTATCATAATACCAATGTACAGTATTTGTATTTGATCCTGCTGTGTCTGTTATATATAACTCGTTCCATCCTGCGTTGACTACACCTGCCGCCGATGCACTAAAACTGTGCCAAAAACCTGCGGCAACATTACTTAATACATTATGATAATCTTGATTATCTGCAATTACCAAATTACCATAAGTACCGTTACTAGATCCCGTTAATATTACGTTACCCGCATCGTATCCGTTTAGCACCGCAGTCACTGTTCCAGTATCACCTGGACCCACATTAGCCACGGGTGTAGTTGCATATGATTTTGAACGACTGACAAGATTAACTAATGTGCCGCCTGCGACCGAGTATCCTTTGGAAGCAGTATTGTCAGTTTGAGTGAAATTAGTCATTCTGTAACCGGTTAATCCGTTGACAGAAATATTTTGGTTGTTTGGAAATGCTGGAGGTTTTGGTGGTACAAGTTTACCTAGCACTGCATTTAATTGTGCAATCCCATCTGTTATCGATGTAGTTGCCGATAATGCAGCCGCATTGCTTATTAATTGTCCGATAGTATTGTTTCCTAATGTAGTTGCATTGCCCCAAATATCTATAGGTGCGGCGTTTACTACTCTACCCTTAGTATCTATGGTAAGACCTGGTACCTGACCGTGTGTACCGTACAATCCAGCATGTACTCCAGTATCGTGCAAACTAGTATCCACCACATATCCGTTTGCATCAATTACAATATTTCCTGAATTATTATTAATAAAATTTTGTGCACTTACATTAGAAGTAATAACACCTGCATTACCTGCAGCATTTAAAATAGTTGTTTGACCGTTTGTTGTCAAACTTAATTCTCCGGGTGCACTCGAAGTTAATTTAGTGCCTGACAAATATATAGAATTACCACTTAAATATAAATCTCTGAATGCGCGGTCTAAACTACCTAAATCATAAACTTCATGTGCTGTTGGTATAATACTGCCTGATACATTTGTATTTGCGCCAACATTTAAATTTGCGGTAGTTGTTACTGTATTAAACGTTGGGTTTTCAGCCGATCCTATTCCTAGATCAACGTTAAATGTGCGCTGACTGCCAGAAATTATTAAATTGCCCGTTACATTATCATAAGTTACATTAGTCAGTCCAGATAAATTGTTTATTTGATTTTGTAAGTTAGCTTCAATGTTAGCTGTTATGGCATCTACATTTACTAAATTAGTAATTTGACTTTGTAAACTCGATTCGACTGTTTGCATTAATGCTTCAGTATTACCTAATGCATTAATTTGGGCTTGTAAACTCGAATCCACCGCGGTTCTTGATGCGGCTTCCGCGGCCAAACTTGACTGTAAAAGCGTTACTTCACTTGCCAATGCCTCAGCTATACTTGATTCTGCAGCTGTTGCTCTACTTGTTTCGCTTGCCAGATCAGTAGTTATGCTGGAGATCGAAATTGCTAAACTGCTTTCAGCAGCAGTCGCACGAGCAACTTCATTGGATAAGTCACTAGTAATAGTTGCCTCCGCAGCAAGTGCACGGCTTACTTCGGCAGTTACATCGATTGCAATGCTCGATTCGGCGGCTTGTGCCCGTGATGTTTCAACATTAACTGTACTGGCGATGCTTACTTCAGCGGCTGTTGCTCTACTTGTTTCACTTGCTAAATCAGCAGCAATAGCAGTGCTTAATGTAGTGATTTGACTTTGTAAATTGGATTCAACCGTTGATGTAATTGCATCTACGTTTACTAAATTAGTTATTTGACTTTGTAAACTTGCCTCAACTGTTTGCATCAATGCATCGGTATTGCCTAGTGCATTGATTTGAGCTTGTAGATTGGCCTCTGCCGCTTCTGCTCTGGAAATTTCATCTGCTAGTCCGGAACTACTAGCCAATCTAACTGTAAATTCTGTGCCAGCACTAGTAGATAATGTTAAATTACTAGAAATGGGATCGTATATTAAATTGTCAACACCTGCTACTGCTGTGGTGCTAATTGATGTAATTAAGCCTTTGCTATCGACTGTTACAACAGGAACCGAACTGGCATTTCCGTAAGTACCAGTAATTACTCCGTTATTTGGTAATAGTAAATCTGATGTGATATTACCATTACTATCAACTACCAAGTTACCATTTACATATATTCCGCCATTTAAATTTGCGGAATTATTAACAGTTAAACTGTTAAATGTAGGAGTTTCACTACGGCCCACCCCTATATCAACAATATACGCTGACCCGTTACTCGATAGTAGTGTTAAATTGCCCGAACCACTATCATAGCTAAGATTACTTACACCCCCAATCGGGACCCCGTTTATTAATAAACTTCCGTTGTTGTATGTAATGTTACCGCCATCTAATATGAGGCTTTGTGCAACAATACCATTGGATTCGAATTGAGTGCTGCCAAAAACTGGTACACCGTTTGAATAGTAATATCCGTTTGCGAATATGTCGTAATTTATTCGAACATTACCATACGACCAAATGTCATGAGTAGTTAAATTTCCCGTGTTAAAGACAACATTACTTATCATAGTACCGACATTAATGTTGGCACCACCGCTTAATTTTAGACCGTCCCCTAAAAAGGTGTATATTTCTTGTAAATTATCGTTTACTTTAATAAACGCATCATACACCGAATCCCCTGTATTAGAATCCGGACTATCACCTAAATTAATTAACTGAAGCGTCATTCTGTTGTCTCTTCTCTTCTCATCACTACCATATCCGTTATGAGTTTGGTAATATTAGTATATTTAGTCAAATAAAATCATTGTTCGGAAAGATTCCGAACAATGATAGTTATTTTAGTCTCTTCCTACTACTACTATGATCATACCAGTCGGTACTTCTGCTGTAGCAGTAAAATCTTCAATACTCTTGCCAATAATTGTTCCTGCAGCAGGGGAATTATTTACCATTGCGAATCCATTTTCTGCACTTACTAATAAATCACCTTTTCTGACAGATCCTATTACTTTTACCGGAACTCTTCCTTGTAATGCTATAGCCACCGGATAATCTGCTACTAAGTTAGAATTCATTAGATAGGCCGGTTCTGCCGAAACTACCCCAGCGACTCTTGTATCATTGTTCTTAGTAGATACAGTGACTTCTTGATTTCCACCAAATACTAATATTGTACCATAAGAATATTCATTATCAGCTGCATATGCTTCTGCAACGTCGGCATATAGAGCATTAACTGCGGTTACAGTTAACTTATTAGTACTTGGATTATAGTAGAACCCACTATTACTATATGCTGTCGCGTCTACGCCTTGAGATGCTACAAATATTGGATAATAGTTTGCATTTGTTGTTTGATTTGCCGCATTAATAGTAGTGCTAGGCCCTGTTGGACCTTGTGGACCTTGTGGACCAGTTGAACCTTGTGCACCTGTTGGGCCTTGTGGGCCAGTTGAACCTTGTGCACCTGTTGGACCTTGTGGACCTTGTGGACCAGTTGAACCTTGTGCGCCGGTTGGCCCCTGTGGGCCCTGTGGGCCCTGCGGACCTGTACTACCTGTCGATCCTGTACTACCAGCCGGACCTTGTGGGCCTTGTGGACCTGTTGAACCAGTTGTGCCTTGTGGT